CACATTTTTCCTGGTCTTTGGGCTGTACTAATGATGATAAAATTTCAGATGACATATCTTTATTAATTAACAATAATATTGTGATTACTGAAAAAATGGATGGAAGTAATACGTCTTTAGAAAAAGAAGGGTGTTTTGCTCGTACACATTCTGGTCCGCCAAACCATGCATCTTTTGATGGATTAAAAGCATTACATGCAAGTGTTAAATATAAAATTCCTGAAGGGATACAATTATTTGGTGAATGGACTTTAGCTTTGCATTCAATAGCATATTCTAAATTACCACATTATTTTCTTTTATTTAATGTTAGAGATTTAAATAGTGATAAATGGCTTTCTTGGGGAGAGGTAGAGTTATGGGCAGAAGAAATTGAAGTACCAACTGTTCCTGTCTTATTCAAAGGAATATGTGATTCAGAAATCAATTTACAAAAATTAACCGAGCAATTTATGAAAGAACCTTCCTTATGTGGCGGATTAAGAGAAGGTATAGTAGCTCGTGTAGAAAATGAATTTTCTAATAATTCATTTGCAAAATCTATTGCAAAAAATGTTAGAAAGGGACATGTTCAAACCTCTGAGCACTGGAAAGACCAGGAAATCATTAAGAATAAATTGATTTGATTTTATGGTAACTTGACATGATAATATAAATAATTATTATGTGGATATCCAGATATTGCGATAGAGGGGCAAACGAAGGAAAATCAAATGAGTATGCGTATATTTCACTTTTTAAGATTGGAAGATGCGTCAGGCGTAAGTGGTTGTGGTAGAGTAGCCGAAGGTGTGGTATTTTCAAATGGCAAAGTGGTAATTGAATGGTTAAGTAGCCACGCTAGCACTAACTGCTATGATAGTATCGAAGATGTAGAATTAATTCATGGTCATGAAGGTAAAACAAAAATCGTCTTTGAAGATTCAGGGGACGTAAAAGGGAATGGAAATTAAAGAAAGAACTATAATTATAGGAGATATCCACGGTTGCTTAGAAGAATTTAATTTACTTTTAAATAAATTAAATTACAACGTTTTAAATGATAGAGTTGTTTTATTAGGAGATCTTTTGGATCGAGGACCAGATCCTGTCGGAGTTGTTAGAAGAGCGCGTCAACTTAACTTAGAATGTATTATGGGAAACCATGAACATAAATTCTTAAAGTGGTACAAAACTTTTGGCACTAAGGTAGACGTTTATGATAAGAAATCTTACTACCAAGATTTTTGTCAAGAAGATGTAGATTACATTTTTAAAATGCCAATCTATATTAATCTTGGCGAAGTCGTTGCAGTACATGGTGGAGCTAAACCTGGCACCCCCATAGAAAAACAATCTAAAGACGAGCTGTTATATCTAAGGTATACCGATAAGGATATGAAATTTTTATCCTTAAAAAAGATACATAAATTAGGTAAAGAAGCAGCTGGAGCGCATTTCTGGACAGAATTCTGGAAAGGTCCAGAGTCTATTGTGTACGGACATAATGTTCACTCATATGACAAGCCTTTAATTGAAGAGGTTATCCCGGGTGTATTTTGTTATGGATTAGATACTGGTTGCTGTTTTGGAGGCAATTTAAGTTGTCTTATTCTAGAAACTAAAGAAATAGTTCAAGTTAAAGCTAAACAAGTATATTATAAATCAGATTTTGATTAAGGATTATAATGAGAAAGAACAAAAGCTTAAAAGGCTTAGATGAGCAATTCATACAAATTGATTATATTACTAAAAAACTTGAATTTGTAAAAGAAAAAATTCCAGATGTTCAAGCCAAACCTTATGGAGATTTAATTTCATTAAATCCTAAATTTGTTTCTGCCTCAGTTAATCAAACTTATACCGGAATAGAATTCAGAAAAAGTTATGATACATTATATGTTTCACCTTATTTATTATTAGATTTTACTTATAATGGAAAAACCGAAATCATCAGAATTCATTCTAGTCCAGGCTCTAGTCGATTAGCATATGTTAGTAGATATCATACCAAAGATATTAATGGTAATTTTAAAACAATAGAAAGACAAATTAATTTTTCTAAAATTCAAGTTAATTTTAAGAACAATAATTTTAACATTGATATGCTTAACGATTGTAGAATAAAGATTTTAGAGTTTATTGATAAGTATCCAAGCTATAAAATTAATGCAAAGCATCTTGATGAAAAAATAAAAAAGCTAATGGCTTTCAGATAAAGGAAAAAATGAAGTTTCTTGTATGTAAGATTTGTATGGGTGAGTGTGATATTATTGGAAATGAACGATCTGTATTTAAAAAAATTAAATGTAAAAAGTGCGGCTTCTCTAATGGAGAAAAGAAACAACCAGAAATTGTTATTCTAAAGAGGCGCCCGATCAGCGAATGATATATCTATTATGACAAGGAACATATGAAATATTTAACTTTAGGATCGTGTTTAAAACAAGAAGAAGCGTATATGATTGACTTTGTGAAATTCCATCGTCATGTTGGCGTTGAACACTTCGTATTTTTTGATCGAGAGTATTCTCCATTAACAAAGCTTTTGGGTGGAGAACCTGACATTGAAATTGTTCATTTTCCAGATATTCCTCAAAATGTTCATGCTGAAGGTTGGGCAAAGTTAATTGAGCATAACCAAGGAAAAACTAAATGGTTAGCTTTAATTGACGCCGATCAAGTCTTAGTTCCAGTTAAAAATGATGATATTAAAGAAACTTTAAAGAGCTATGAAAGCTATGCTAGTTTACAATGTAACTGGCATACCTTTGGATCTTCTGGAAGAATTGAAAAAGGAGAAGGATCTCTGTACGAAAGATTCTTAATGAGAGCTAAAAGTCAAGAAGGAATAAATAATCACACACAATTTATTTGTCAGCCTGACAGAACATTAACATTAAGAACTCATGACCCACATCACCCTAGATTAGCTCAACACGAAGTTTCTGTTAATACTAATCATGGACTAGTACATAATAGTGCTTTTAACATTCCTCCACTTCATGATACAATGTATGTTGCACACTATATTAGCAAGTCAAAAGAAGAATGGACTTTTAAAAATTCAAAAGGAAGGGCTGATATTTTTGGAGAAAAGATGCCCTTTGATTTGTTTGATGAGCATGATAGGTTCTGCAATGCAGAAAAAGAGGATAGAGTTTTAGAACTTTGGAATACTGCTAATAAAATATAATACATATAAGAGATTTATTTTTCTCTTAAGGATACTATATGATTTACATTGCCCATCGTGGTAACATTAATGGTCCAAATCTTTCAAAAGAAAACCATCCAGATTATTTAAAAGAAGCTCTTAAACTTGGATATCAAGCTGAGCTTGACGTATGGTTCATTAACAATAAATTTATATTAGGTCATGATAAACCTCAATATGAAGTAGATAAGCACTTTTTATCTAACAACAAATTTTGGGTTCACGCCAAAAATATTGAAACATTACATGTGTTAGCAAGCTCAGGTAATTTAATACATTATTTCTTTCATAATACAGATGATGCTACACTTACATCCAAAGGATGGATTTGGACTTATCCAAATAGACTTGTGGGTCATTCTAAGAGTATTGCTGTAATGCCAGAAATTTCAAAAATTATTCCAAGTAATTTGTATTATTCTGGTGGTATCTGCACTGACTATCCTGAAAAATATAAATTAAACGGAATTGTAAAATAATTTATTAAATTTATAATTTTGTTTTGTACATATTATGCCATCAAATAAAGAAATTTATGGAGATAATATGTCGAGTGATTTAATTATTAATGATAGCGTTGTAGTTGGCTTACAAAATGTTCCAGTCTCTGATGAAACTCCAACTGATGGCTATGTATTAACTTATGATAGTTCAGGAGACGGATATTGGGGGCCAAAACCAATTCCAGCATCTAGTGGACTTAGAAAAGAATATTTTACCTCAAATGATACTTGGACATGTCCAGAAGGAGTAACTAATATATTGGTTATTGCGGCTGGAGGTGGCGGCGGCGGAGGTGGCGGCGGAAGTAGTCAAGGATTTACTGCAAAAGCATTCGGCGGAGGTGGTGGAGGAGGATCTATACAGCAAGTAAGTAATTTACAAGTTACTCCAGGATTAACTTATGATATTATTATTGGGGCTGGCGGCACACCTTCTGCTGGTGCTATTGGTGGAAATGCTTCTGCTGGTTCTTCGGGCGGAGAAACTCAGATTCAATTAAGTAGTATTATTTTATTTTCTGCAACTGGGGCGGGGGGCGGAGGCGGTGGAGGAAGATTTGATTCTGCTGGAGGTTTAGGTGGATGTAATTTTCCTCATATAATGGGTCGAGGAATTCAAATTTCATTCATGTCAGCTGGTGGGGGAGCAGGTGGAACACCAGAATCAGTAAGTGGTAATCCAGGGGAAATTAATTTTATAAGTTTATATAGTCCTGGTGCTGGTGGAGCTTCAACAGCATCTGGAACACAAAGTGGGGGTGGAGGTGGTGGTGCAGGTCCTCAAGGAGATGGTGCCAATGGTGGTGATGGTGGTAATTTTGCAGATTCTGCATTAAACAATACTGGAGCTGGAGGTGGAGGTGGCGGCGGAAATGCTACTGTGCAAGGTGGAATAGGTGGTTATGGTGGCTCGGGCTATCTTTACATTATGTATTAATTGATATAGTAAAAACATGAAAATAGCACTATGTATATCCGGATTATTAAGAACTTATAATAAAAATATTATTAATCTTAAAAAATATTTTTTATCAAAATATAATCCAGATATTTATATACATACTTGGTCAGAAATTGATCGTGGCGTTAAAACAAATTTAAATAAATTTGAAAGCAAAATAAAAGAAATATATAATCCTAAAAAATTAATAATAGAAGATCCTATTAACTTTAATAATCAAAATAAAGTTGGAAATACATCATATGATATTAATGGAGTATTTTCAATGTATAATTCAATATTTAAATCAATAAATATGGTTGAAGAAAATTATGATCTTATTATTAGATTTAGGGGCGATATTTTATTAAAAAATAATTGGAATTTATTAGATCATTATGATAAAGTTATTATTCCATTATATGGAAATTTTTCAGGATACAATGATCAAATAGCATATGGTTCAATGAATGATATGAAAAAATATTCTAATTGTTTTAATAAAATAATAGATTATTGTAAAAATAATGTTGAGTTTTGTCCAGAAGTTTTATTAAAACATCATTTTTTTACTGAAAATTTAATTGTTGCTCGGCAAGATATTGATTATGATATTATTTGGTACAATGGACATGTTCATAATATGAAACAAAAAGAAATTGATTTTGGACTCATTAAGTCTTAACTACTAATTTTATTAGATAAATATTATGGTTAATTCAGATAATAAATATAGTAAAATGCAAAAAAATCAATATGATCATGAAGCTAAACAATGGTCTCTCAGTAATAGAGATCCAGTTGTAGGGGTATTTGATCATCATAATAATTGGAAAGATTATGATGATTTTCTTTTTAAAAATATAGATACTAAAAATAAAATCGCATTAGATTTTGGTTGTGGTCCAGGCAGAAATATTGTTAAATTTAATGATAGATTTAAACAAATTGATGGAGTAGATATTTCTGATTTTAACTTAAAAAATGTTAAAGTGTGGTGCGAAAATAATAATAAATCTGTTCCTAATTTATATCATAATAATGGAACAGATTTATCTATAATACCATCTGAACTTTATGATATTGTTTTTAGCACTATAGTTATGCAACATATTTGTGTTTATGAAATACGATTTAATTTATTTAAAGAATATTTTAGAGTTTTAAAAAATAATGGTTATATTTGTTTTCAAATGGGATTTGGAAACAGTCATCCAAATAGTGTTAATTATTATGATAATTTTTATGATGCTAATGGTACTAACAGTGCCTGTGATGTAAGGGTAGAAGATCCTGGTCAATTAAAATCAGATTTAGAAAAAATTGGATTTATAGATTTTGATTATGATATTAGACCAGTTGGACCTGGTGATAGACATACGAATTGGATATTTTTTAGAGCCAAAAAATCGTGATATATATTGTTTGTTGCAATTAATTTTTTAAAGGTACAATGAATTATTGTTTAGAAAACCTTCCTTGGATTGAAGATCCAAATTATAAAAATAACCCATATTATCTAACATTATCATCTGATTATCAGTCAAAAATTGACAATTATGTTAATAATGGATTTTTAATATTAGAAAATACTAATATTATTAATAATATAGATTTTAAATCTTTAGAGAAATCTATCAGACTAAAATATGATTGGAAAACTAATAGAGTACAAGATGCCCATTTATTTTGTGAACAATCTAAACAAATTGCTTGTAATAAAATAATTTTAGAAACTTTAAAAATTATTTATAATAGAACTCCAGTACCATTTCAAACATTAAATTTTATAACAGGAACACAACAAGCCACACATAGTGATTTTATTCATTTTAATACTATTCCATATCATTATATGTGTGGTGTTTGGGTAGCACTTGAAGACGTATCTTTAAAACAAGGACCATTACATTATTATGTAGGATCCCATAAACATGAAGCTATGGAGTATGAAAAATTAATTATTGACACAAATGGGGACAGATATTTAGATACTTCTTATTTTAGTAAAAGCTATCATGAATATGAAAATAAAATTGATAAAATTGCTAAACAATTTCTTAGAAAAGAATTAGAAATTAAAAAGGGTGATTGTTTAATTTGGGCGTCTAATTTATTACATGGTGGTTCAAAAATAGAAAACCATACCTTAACAAGATGGAGTCAAGTAACTCATTATTTATTTGATAATGTTATTCCTATAACTCCAATGTTAAGTAATCCAAGTAAAAATGAATGGATGATTAGAAATCCTAATAATATTTTAACTGGAAAACCAATGAATAGAAATTATAATGGTATAAAAATTGATCTGCCTAAAGATCCAGGAAAACATATTTTAAATATAAAGGTATAAATGTATTATTTAACTGTAGTAACTTGTATTAAACAAGAAGACGATTATATTGATGATTTTATAAAAATTCATGAAAAATTAGGTGTAGAATCTTTTATTTTTTATGATAGGGATGGAGATAATTTAACTAATAAATTTAAAGATAAAAAAAATGTCACTGTAGTTAAATATCCTGAACCAAATAGACATCATCATTCCCATGCCTATACAGTTAAAAATTTTCAAGGTCATTCTAAATGGATGGCTTTTATTGATTGTGATCAAGTATTATTTTCACCAACTAATACTGATTTAAAAATTACTATGCAACAATATGAAAAATTTGCGCAAATGCAACCAGTATGGGAAACATTTGGTGACTCTTGGTTAGAAAAAAAAGAACCAGGATCAGTTTATACACGTTTTACTAAACGTGCAAAAAGCGAGTCTGGTATTAATAATCATACACAATCTATATGTGATATAAGTAAAATGCAACCAATTGTTCCTCCAGATCCACATCGTTTAATTCCTAAAATTGGAGAAATTTCTGTTGATGAAAATTGTATTAAGATAGGAGATCATAATGGAACTATTTCATTACATGAAAAACATACTCAAAATAAAATTTTTGTAGCTCATTATATTTTAAAAAGCAAAGAAGAGTTTACTATTAAAAATAATAAATTAAGAGCAGATACTGGCACAAGAATGGATCCAGAATTATTTTATATTCAACAAAAATATTGTAATGAAGTAGATGACTTTAGAATTAAAGATTTTTGGAATCTAGGATAAAGGATTGCATGACTATTAAAGCTATTATGATGGACTTTGATGGAACGTTATGCCAATTAGTTGAGGCTCACTATATTTCATTAAATCAAGCTATTACAGAAATAGCTGGAATGCAATATACTATCACCAGAGAAGAACAGAACAAAACATTCAATGGTTTGTCAACTAAAACTAAATTAAAAATGCTTGTTGAATCAAAAGGTCTTTTACAAGAATATGTCAAGCCTATTAATGATTTAAAACAAAAATATACCGTTGAATATATAGAAAATAAAATTTCAGAAAACTTAACTCTAAAAAAAGACTTACAAAAACTAAAATCTGAAGGTTATTTAATTTATTGCGTATCTAATGCCATGTATCAAACGGTAGAATTAGGTTTAAAAAAATTGGGAATTTTTGATATTTTTGATCATATTGTTGGAAATGACAGTGTTAAAAGACAAAAACCTGCCCCAGATATTTATTTACAAAGTTTCTTACATGCATCGCTTGATCCTAAAGAGTGTCTAATTATAGAAGACAGTGGTCATGGCAGAGAATCAGCTCAACGTTCAGGGGCTTATGTTTGTACAGTAGATTGTGAAAAAGATACTACCTATGAACATATTAAAAATGTAATAAATAGTTTGCCAACCAAGAAACATAAATGGATTGATAATAAATTAAATATTGTACTGCCTATGGCTGGTGCAGGCAGTCGTTTTAGTTTAATGGGATTTGAATTACCTAAACCATTAATAAATGTTAATGGTAAACCAATGATTCAACAAGTTGTTGAAAATATGAATGTTGAAGCTAACTTTATATTTATTGTCCAAAAGTCTCATTATCAACAATATAATCTTGGTTATCTTCTTCCACTTATTGCCCCTAATTGTAAAATAGTTCAATTGGATGGAATGACAGAAGGAGCAGCTTGTTCTGTTCTAAAAGCCAAAAAATTTATTAATAATGATAATCATTTGTTTATAATTAACTCTGATCAATATTTAGAATGGGATAGCATTGATTTTTTTAATAAGATGTTAGTATCGAAGGCGGATGGCGGCATCATAAATTTTAAAAAAGAGAATGATCCTAAGTGGAGCTATGTTAAATTAAATGAAGATAACTTTATTATTGATGTTCAAGAGAAAAATCCAATTAGCAATTTAGCTACTATTGGAGGGTATTATTTTAATAAGGGAGAAGATTTTGTTTCTGCCGCCGAAGAAATGATTGTAAATCAAGATAAAACAAATAATGAATATTATTTGGCTCCAACTTATAATTACTTAATTAAACATAACAAGAAAATAATTTCATATGAAATACCAACATCTTCTTTTTGGGGATTAGGTACACCAGAAGATTATCAATTGTTTTTAGATAATTACAAAGGTTAATAACTCATGGCGGGAGTTAATCAATTAGATTGGAATCAGAAACGTATAAAAGCAATTCTTGATTTTTATGGTCATGAGTTTATGGCACACAAAAAAGTATTAGATCTTGGTTGTGGTCATGGTGACCTTGGAGGAGTTCTTTATCGTTTGGGTGCTGATATTACTTGTGTAGATGCACGCCAAGATTTCCTTAAGGTCGTTTCAAAAAAATTTGAAGGTATAAAAGTTGTAAAAGCTGATTTAGATTCTAATTGGCCATTTTATGGTAAAAAATTTGATTTAATCTTAGATTTAGGTTTATTGTGTCATTTGCGAGACTATGAGGCGCATTTGAAGGCAGTTTGTCAATCAACATCTCATCTAGTCTTAGAAACGGCTGTCTGTGACTCTAGTGACCCCTTTAAATGCATTCCGGTCTATGAGAACAAGAATATTGCGGACCTATCTATAAATGGCTTAGGAAGCCGTCCTAGTGCCGCTGCCATCGAAAGAATTCTTAATGAAGCAGGAATGTCTTTTAAAAGAATTGATGGCTCTAAATATAACTCTAAACCTTATTCTTATGACTGGCAAGAAAAAAATGATGATTCTTTAGATTTAAATAAAAGAAGACTTTGGTTTGCCTCAAAATCTACTAATGCTTCCAAATTTAATTTACCAAACAGTATTACTAAAGCTCCACCTCCTGCCCCAGTTAAAGGTTATGTGCCAACCTTAAAAGATACTAATATACCAGTTAGACATGTTTATCCAATAAATGCTAGTCCAAAACAAATTAATCCTGGTGGCAAAATATTAAAAGTTGCTATTTGTATTTCTGGTCATCTACGTACATTTGAAAATAATTATCAAAGTCTTAAAGATAATATTTTATCTAAATATGATTGCGATGTTTTTATTCACACTTGGGATATTTTAGGATCATCCTATAGATTCACTGATAGTAAATTACATCTTTTAAATACAGCTAAGTATATTGAAAAAATAGAATCTTTTTATAATCCTAAAAAACTTATAATAGAGCCATTTAAATATTTTGAATTAAATAATTTAATGAAACAGCGTGCTGTTCCTGGAAGAGATGCGGGCGGAACTATAAGTATGTATTATAAAATTGAAGCTTGTAATAATTTAAAAAAAGATTATGAAAAAGAAAATAATATAATTTATGATTGTGTTATTAGATTTAGAAGTGACTTACATATTGAACAACCTTTACCTTTAGATGCTAATACTAATTTAACTTGTCTTCATGTACCATTACATGGTAATTTCGGCGGAATTAATGATCAATTAGCTTATGGTAGTTCAAGTGTTATGGATACATACTCTTCATTATATTCTAATTTAGAAAATTTATTGCAAGCAGGAGCCAATTTAAATCCAGAAAAATTATTGCTCGCCCATATCAATTATAATAACTTACCTATAGTTAAAGATTATATTAAATATAATATTAGAAGAGCCAATGGAATGGTTCAAGATAATATGATGTTAGAAAGAGTATTGGGGTTTGTTAAATGAAAGTAGCATTATGTTTATCTGGTCATTTAAGAAAATTTGATCAAACATACCCTTCATTGCAAAAATATTTTTTAGATAGATATGATTGTGATATTTTTATTCATACTTGGGACAAATTAGGGTATCAGTCTAATTTTAGAAAAGATCAAATAATTAATAATACTAATGATCGAATTAATGATATTAACTTTCTTTTTAAACCAAAGAAAATAATAGTAGAGCACTCTAGCTTTATAGATGAACTTCGCAAAGAGGCTAACATTTATGCTCCTCATCTAGTTACTCAACCAAAGCCGGCTCATCACATGGCATCTATGTTTTATAAAATATATGCTTGCAATGAACTTAGAAAACACTATCAATTAGAAACTAATGTAGAATATGATTGGGTTGTTCGTTCACGTACTGATTTACTATTTCATGGTAATGTAACTATTCCTGAACATGATATAGAAAATAAAATATTTATGCCTCGGTCGACCTTTCACTCTCATTGGTATAATGACCAATTTGCCATTGCTTCTCCAAATAATATGGATGTTTATTCTTCCGCCTTTTTTGATATTCCTGAGTATTTTCATATAAGAGAAGAGTATTATCCTGAAAAATTCATGATGTGGTCTTTAAATAAGAAAGATTTCACAGCAGAATGGTGTGATGGTCACTTTAGTATTTTGAGATAAATCTATACATATCTTTATATTTTTACATGAAGACTACTGCCAAACTTGCTATTTTAAAAAAGCTTGCTCAAGCTGCCACTAATCAGATGGCGACTGATGAGGTTAATAAAAATAAATCGGTGGCGGGCGCACCCCCTTCCTTTACTGCATCTAGTGCTTATCCTAGCTTAGTAATTGGCTTTAATACTAAAAACGTTCCATGGATTAATGGACTATCAAATGTCTTGAATGACGCACTCTATTATACTAGTAATGGACAGGTTAATTTACAGTGGATGAAAACTAATAATTTTGGCGCCGGCATCTCACAGATACCCTCTCAAGATTTAAAAAACATAATGGCTTTCTGTAAGTTAATGTACACATATGTTTATACTAATTTGGGACAAGAATTTAAACAAGCTCTTACATCAGAACAAATTGCTGAAAAAATTAATTATATTAAATCTCAACCATCTTTAAATAATTTGCCCTCATCTAACACAAGCGGGCAATTAACTACAAAATTAGGTGGAAATTTAAAAACAATTATTCAAAATTACTTATTGCAAATAAAATAAAGCAGTTATAGTTAAAGTAGAATGTCTAGCCTCACCTTAAAAGACCGAATAGAGTCTTATCAAAAAACTACAAATTATACTTTAATTGCTAAGGTTCCAATTATTATTAATATAAATGGAAAGAATTTTTCTAAATTAACATCTTTATTAGATAAGCCTTATGATAATAAATTTGCTGAATGTATTTTTAATACTTCATTAAGAATATGTAATGAAGTTGAAGGTGTAGTTTTTGCCTATCAACATAGTGATGAAATCACTTTAATACTTAGAAATGATCAAAACAATGATACTGAAGCTTGGTTTGACAATAACATTCAAAAAATATGTTCAGTAACATCAGCTATTGCTACTATGCATTTCAATGATTGTGCTAGTACTATTAAGTTAAACACATTAGGTGATCCGATTTTTATATCTCAGGTTTTTCCTGTACCCACTGTTGGTGAAGCTATTAATACAATGGTTTATAAGCAACAACATAGCTTTTTGAGTTCTCTTCATCAAGCCTGTCTATATGAATTATTAAAGAAACATGATAAAAATACAATTAGAGAGATGTTATCAGGATTAGGAGCAGACGAAAAAATTGAACTCTTAAAACAAGAATCTAATATTGATTTTAATGACTATCCATCCGCTTTCAAAAGAGGGACAGCTTACTATAAAGTCCCTAAAGTAGTTGATGGTAAAATGAAGGCTAAGTGGTTTTTAAACTCTGAGCTTCCTATTTTTACTAGAGATCAATCATTTTTAAGTAATATATTAAAAAATGGTATGGATATTTTTAGAGAAGGTGGACTGTAATTTTTAAAATAAAAACCATTGACAGTCAGTTTGTCGTGGTTATAATATACGCATAACAAAATATGTTATACATGCCCTGGTAGCTCAGTTGGTAGAGCAGTGCTCTTGTAAGGCACAGGTCACCGGTTCAAATCCTGGTCCAGGGCTCCACAGATATTGAAGAAAACACCTTATACATTTTTAAGAGAAAAAGGGCAGGTGGTAATGTTCTCTTGTTACTCCATCAATATCTTAGTAAGCTACAGTAATTCAGTGATAGAATCCCTACTTGGTAGGTAGGTTGTCGTGAGTTTGATTCTCACCTGTAGCTCCAACTATTAGGATTAATATGGATTATGTTTGTTCAAATTGCGGACATATTTGTGGTAAAGACACTCGCATGGGTGTTGATTACTATTTAATATGTAGTTGTGGTAATAATAGTGTTTGGATTGATGATGGTAGAGGTGGATATAATTCTTATTTGAATGGTGCTCATCCAATACCAGCAAATCAATTTAAAAGCAGAAGTTAAATTCTGTTGTTACGAATATGTGGGCGAATGGATTCGACATGGAAAAGATTTGTCGAAATGATGCAAGCTAAGGATGATTGCAACCTTATAAAAAGCAATTAAACGTCCAAATGCAAACGATAATAGCATTGCTCAAGCAGCCTAAGGGCACACTTGATACTTCCAGATGAGATATTTTTGGTAATCAAAGAAGTATAAACCCACTAAAGATAGTGTTGGATAACTCTATATAGTTCAACATGAAATTAATGTAGATAGCCCGTGAGAGCGAATTCTTTCAACGTTGTTAGTGACGTTAACATTAACTAAGCTTGTGAATGAATTTCGATAATGACGTTTTGTGGACCAGGGCTTCGATACCCTGCGCCTACACCAATTTATTAGGAAATTATGTATTATGAAAATGGTAGTTTGGTTAGAACCATTAGTTAATTGGTTTTGGGATAATAGAGACAGGATCCTTAAAGACGTTAATGATAATGTGCTTTTAGTCGGAGACCATTATGGGTTTCAAGTTTATTATCCAGAGTTTGGTGGAATGCCAGATGAAATTAGTCAACATTTAACAGACTATCATTTGACAATTATAAATGCAAATGCAGTTTTTATGTTGGGAGATTATCCTGAACAAGAAAAATTCAAAGCTAAATTTGTTGCAGTATTAACTAATTCTACAGTAACTTTATCCTAAGATTTTTTTAAATTTATCAAAAAAGGAATCACTTACGGGTGGAGCTGGATCAACCTCAATAACTGGAGCTACTGGTAGTGATTTAATAGCAACTTCAAACGTACTATCCTTCATATATTTTGAATAATAAAAATTCATTAACTTAATATAATCTGCTTCAGGTGCAGTATAGTATCCTTTTAGTTTTAACAAATGAGCAAAGGCTGCTGGATTACCTGAATCGACTGCAGTCCATGCACTTTTAAAATTTTTATTTTTTAATGTATCAAGATGAAAGCTAATGCCTTCAGCTAAAGTTGGAAAAGATCTAAACCAAGTGGCTGGATCTGGTGGATTAAATATTTTCTTTACTCCACCAATAATCTCCCAAACATTTGCTAACATCATATATTCTTTGCCTGCATCAAGATTAGGATCTTTATTAGGTACAAATTTAACGTTACCAACATTATTGTTCCACATTGAAACTGTTCCGCCAGTCTCTAATGCATTTTGAGAATATAAAACCCCAATAGATTCTTTTTTTGGAACTGATCCAAATTGTTTAAACCAGCCCTCAACGAATCCTTTAATCATTTGTTGTTGATTATATGTTGTTCTTACGGCTGTAACTAATTTTGCTGTCATAATATTCTCCTACTCTTATATAAGATAATAATGGTAAACATCAATATTATAAAAAATATATAATAATTTTACATGAAATGGCCATTAAAAAATAAACAGCCCTCTATACCTGATCTTGGATCTGTCGGAGACTTTGCCTTCAAAAGATCTTTTTATTATCATCCTGGAATAGATCTTTATTGTTCATCAGGAGAAGAAGTTCAATCTATTGAAGATGGAGTTGTTGTTCATATTGAACACTTTACTGGAGCTGAAGCCGAGCCTCCAAGTCCTTGGTGGTTAGATACTTGGTCAATCTTAATTGAAGGAAATTCTGGCGTAGTAGGTTATTGCGAATTAAAACCATTGCCACACATAATTAAAAATTATAAAGTGACCGAAGGCGAAGTTATAGCACACATTGTTCCGGTTTTAAAAAAAGATAAAGGCAATGGTACTACTATGCTGCATTTAGAGCAGTATACGATAGGTACAAGACATCATGTTACTTGGAAGCATGATGAGCCTAAGCCAGAAGAACTATTGGACCCAAGAACCTTTTTAGAAAAACTGAAGGGCACATAATGGATTTATATTGGATTGATTTAGAAACAACTGGACTTAAACCTGAAATAGATAAAATATTAGAAGTTGCAGTTTATAAAGCAACTCTAGAAGATCCTTTTAACATTAATTTTGTATATCAAAATGTTTTAAAATTTAGCCAAGATGAATCTTTAGATCCTTTTGTAAGAGAAATGCATACTAAAAATGGTTTGCTTAAAGAGTGCTTAGAAAGCACTGCAACTATTGAAGATGTTCAAGAGGATTTATTAAAATTAATTCCTACTGCTGTAAATAGAAAAAGCATGCCAATCTATGCTGGTAGCGCAATTCATTTTGATGCTGGGTTTATTAAACAATATATGGCACCACTTCATGATAGATTTTCTCATCGTCACTATGATGTATCTTCAGTGAAGTTATTTTGCCAAAGTTTAGGTATGCCTGAATTTAAAAAAGCTGAAGCTCATAGAGCTAAAGATGATATTATTGAATCAGTTTCTCATGCAAAAGAATGTGCAGCATGGCTGAAGACGTTATAAAAAATGGTGTGTTTGAATATGCAAATGGATTCAAATGGTATAAAAATAATGTTTTACATCGAGTAGATGGACCTGCCATTGAATATTCTAATGGTGATGAAGAATGGTATTTTGAAGGAAAATTACATAGAATTAATGGACCTGCTTATATCTCACAAAGTGGAAAATATAAAGAATGGTATGAATATGGATTAATTCACAGGTTAGATGGACCTGCAGTTATTTTTATAACTGGAGCTGTCGCTTGGTTTTATAAAGGTAAAAATATTGAGTGTTCTTCTCAAAAAGAATTTGAAAAAATTTTAGGGCTTAAAGCTTTTATGTAATAACGGTATATATAATTAGGAGTTAAAATGTTATAGAGTCAATTAATTTTAGATATGCAGAGCTGTTTGCAAACAGAAAATCAAACCATTTACCAACATGGAATTTCTGTAAAAGAGCACTATTTTGAATTATTATTTATGTTAAAAAACAATGTGGAATTGTCAGGCTGGAGATTACCTGAATGGTTTTTTCAATTTCGCGAACAAATATTAAATAACTTATTATCTGAAAGTATTATTGAAGAATATACAATCTATCATGATTGTGGAAAAATTTATTGTTTAGAAATAGATAGTCTTGGTAAGAAACATTTTCCTAATCATGCAGAAAAATCTTATGAAGTTTGGTTGAGCGTGGGTGGTAATTTACAAGCCGCTCAACTAATGAAAATGGATATGCTTATTCATAAAATGAAAGCAATAGATGTAGATAATTTTATTAAGTATCCAGAGGCTATTACTTTGTTAATAGTAGGATTAGCCGAAATTCATTCTAATTCTAAAATGTTTGGTGGTTGCACATCTGAATCATTTAAAATTAAATGGAATCAAATTAACAAGCGAGGCAAAGCTATTTGTCAGAAATTATTTATTAAATGAAAACTAAAAAATTAATTGAGTTATTAATGAAAGAAGATCCGTCAGGTGAGGCTGAATGTTGTATTGGTAACAATGATATACATTTTGTAGAAATTGTTCCAGCTTATTATGATGGAAGATTAGAAATACTTAATCGAGATGAAAGCCTTCCATACTATAATATAGTGGGCGGAAAAATTACTTCCAGAGGAATGAAAATATTTATTAATCCACTAAGTTTGGCTGATGTATTATTAGAAGATCCAGAAGTGCCTATTGATTTATCAGAATGCCAAGATAATGGAAATAGGTATGCTGAAGCTGTTGAAAAATGGCGTGAACATGGTCGTAAATTTGTGTCAAAAATGAAGGAAATAAAAAATGTCGTAGATTCAACAAAATGATAAGTTATACGTAATTACTAGAAATGATTTGAATTTTGGTCAACAAGCATCACAACTATGTCATGCTTTAAGACAATTCTCAAATGATCATCCTGAAATAGATAAAGAATGGTTTAATAATTCAAATTATATTTGTCTATTAGCTGTAGCTTCTGAAAGTGATTTAATTAATTTAATTAATAAATCAGAAGAATTAGAGTTAAAATATTCAAAATTTTTAGAACCAGATTTAAATAATTCTCTTACTGCAATTTGTATAGAGCCCGGCAAATTAACTAAAAAATTAGTTAATAATTTAAAGTTAGCATTTAAGTAATTTATATTACTGTAACGGCATATTTATATGCCTGGTACAGCAACAATATCTTGGATAAAAAATTCAGTACAAATAGGACCAACTGATCCTTTGTCTATTATAACTAGTAGATCAGCCTTTTTCTATTTAATTGCGGATCTTGGAGTTACAGTTGTAACAGGTGCATCGTTATGGGCAGATCAAAGTGGAAATGGAAATAATGCTGTTCAAGCTAACACCGGCTTACAACCAGCTTATAATATTGCAGATTCTAATTTTGGTTCACGAAATAGTCTAACTAGTAGTAATAATGCTGCTATGACAATGACTTGGGATCCACCAGTACCTGGTACCACGCCAGTGTGGTTCTGGGTAATTTTGCGTCAACGTTCAAGCTTATCAGGTAGATACATTATGGCTGGTGGTAATGGTATTTTAGCGATTTCACAAGCATCAGGTGGAGTCAATATTCGACAAAGCAACACAACTCAAGTTAACGTAAATGGTGGAGCAACAATTGGAGTTGCCACTCGTGTAGAAACATCATTTACTAATAGCACTTCTGATTACGTAAAAGCTGGATCTACATCCGTTACTGGAGCTAATGCTGGTAATTCCGATGCTCCATCTTTCGTTTTATTCGCTAGATCAAATGCATCAACAACAAGTTCTGATGTAGATATTGCGGCTGTTGGAGCCTGGAATGGAGAACCCACATCAGGTGAAAAAGCTGCTTTAGATGCATGGGTTACATCTTATTATGGTGCTGGAGTTCAAGTTTAATTTTTCATTAAAAAATAAATTATAGTTGTTATAGATTTTATGTGGCAGTAGCTCAATTAAAATGAAATATCTCATATTAACGTGATATGATAAATAATTTATGACCGAGCACTTCTTAGTTAAAGAAGAGGATGTAAGTGCGAATCTTACCTGCCGCCTCAACTATTCTCCTGTAAGTCTCAGTGGTCTAAAGCTATCTACTCTAAATAGATGATTGTAGGTTCAAATCCTACCTAGAGAGCTATTTTAATGATTTTTTATTCTCTTTCTAACAGCATTATCACTAACTCCTAGTTTTTTCCCAACCGCTAAATAACTACTTTCTTCTACCATTTTGATTAAATTTTTAGTTGATGGCCATGAAATTTTAGTAGGTTGTAATTTTAGATAACAATCTAAACATTTAGTTGTGTTTTTTTGTTGAACAAGCTCTTCACAATTTTCACACTTACTATAATAATAAATAATTGTTTCCTTTGCTTTATTTTTATTTATATTACGACCAGCAAATGTTTCTGTTTGGGAGTGACAATTTGGACACAATAATCGTAAGTTTTCTAAACGGTTGTCATTCCAAATGCCATTAATATGATCTAATTGTAATATTAAATCTTTGTCCTTCCAACTAGAAATTCCACAGTTATAACATTCATATTTTAACAAATTTGTCTTTAATAATTTTATTTTAAGTGAAGCAGTATTAGAGAACATACTATCTTCTACAAGAATATCTGCAAGAGGTATACTTTTTTTAGTTTGATGTGAAGCTCCACGTAAATGAGATTGTCCTAAAAAATGATTTATATCTATATTGTATAATTTTACTTTCTTATGGAAAGACTTATAGTTACCTGTAGTAACACTCATTTCCATAAATTTTAAAGCGCCAGCGATACTAATTGATTTTTTTACAGCTTCTTTTAATTTTTCTTCAGTCATTTTTTTCATTATATCTCCTATTATATAGTAATATTATGTTATAGTATTGATAGTGAGTTCGAAATATGCGTCTATAGCTCAAAAGTAGAGCGACCAATTCTAAACTGGTAGGTTGGGATGGCAGAATTCCCTAGACGCACCACAAATGAAGTTAACTATTGATCTTGTTCCATCTACCTGCTGGTTTTCCAACATACGTTCAGAAGTAACTCAAACACAATGGGATATAATTCGCCAGAAAGTATATTCAGAAGCTTATTACGTTTGTCAAATTTGTGGTGATGTTGGTAAAAAACACCCTGTAGAATGTCACGAAATTTGGGAATATGATGATAAAAATTTAATTCAAATTTTAGTCGGAATGATCGCCTTGTGCCCGGACTGTCATATGGTTAAACATATTGGGCTCGCAAATATCCAAAATAAAAGCGAACACGCCTTACGTCATTTAATGAAAATTAATTCTTGGTCAAAGAAAACGGCTGAGAAATATATTGAGGATATTTTTATTAAATGGGTTGAACGTTCCACAAAACAATGGAAACTGGATATTTCTATATTAAAAAATTATGGAGTAGATGTTAATGCACCCAAAATTAGAAGAAAAAATAAATCAAGCAAAACAAGAAGAAAATAAGAAAATTTCTGAAAAATTACGTGCAAAAGCGCTTGAACGTGATCGAAAAAATAAACAGATACAAACTAAAATTCCTGAAGCTAAAGTTTGGGTTGAAAGCACTTTATTTGATTTAATTGCAAAAGAAGATATAAAAATAGATAATAATATTAAAAGAGATATTTATAATAAACATATTAAAGAGATTTTTTTAGGATCTTCAATTATTCCAAATAATATCCCTGTGGAATCAATTGTGATAGCTATTAAAGAAGTTGACGGATTAAGAGTGAGGGAACAATATAATCCTCCTGACTACCATCCTAATGATGAGAGTCATACTTGTTTAATACCTGCAGATTATTCTTATTATGTACAATGGTAATTAATGTGGCATATTTACTCGTTTTAATAACTTAAAATAGCAAAATTATGCTAAAACAGCTATCTTTATAATTATAAATTGATTATCTTTAAAAGCATAGACTTTATTGACATATCTATAGATGGTGAAATGCACATTGAGGCATAGCATGCAATTAAACGATTAACAAAATTAATAGCAATCACCTAATATCCTTAAGGAGTTTCTATGGTTTCCCTTTTAATCGCGCTAGTTGTAATAGGTGTTCTTTTATATTTACTTAATGTTCTTGTTCCAATGGATTCTAGAATTAAAACAGTAATCAATGCTATAGTTTTTCTTATAGTATTTTTATATGTACTTCAAGCATTTGGAGTCATACACTCGCACAATTTACCATTACTTAGATAACTTTATAATAAAGGCAAATGCAAACAAATAATCAATATAAAATTCGTATAAATAATCAAATTCGTGTTCCTCAGGTTAGAGTTATTTTAGAAGATGGAACATCCCCAGGAATTATGTCTATTCGCGATGCTCTTAAAATGGCAATAGATCAAGGTTTGGATTTAGTGGAAGTAAATCCAAAGGGAATTCCGCCAGTTTGTAAAATTATAGATTATGGTAAGTTTAAATATGATGAGAAGAAAAAGCTTTCAGAAGCTAAAAAAAATCAGAAAATTCAAGAATTAAAAGAAATTACTTTTAGACCTAATACAGATGAAAATGATTTAAATCATAAACTTGATTCTGCTAAAGGATTTTTGTTAGAAGGTCATAAAGTAAAATTCACTATCAGATTTCGCGGACGTGAAATTGTTCATCCTGAGGTTGGAGCTGATAAACTTAATTGGATCATTGATCAGTTAAAAGATTTAATTGTTGCTTCTCCTAATATTTCTCTTGAAGGTAAATTTATGTATTTACTTGTATCTCCAACTAAAAAGAATGGTTGATATATACTAAAATATGAAAGTTACATCCGGAATTATTTTGGCTGGTGGTACTGGGTCGAGATTAGCTCCTTTAAATTCCTTATTTAATAAGCATTTAGTTCCAGTTTATAATAAATTTATTATAGATTATCCTTTAGATACTTTAAAAAATTTAGGAGTAACAGACTTAACAATAGTACTTGGTGGTGCCCATTTTAGTCAAGTGGTATCTCATGTTAAAGATGGAAGTCATTTAGGAATGACAGTTAATTATGTATATCAAGATAAGCCAATGGGAATTGCACAAGCCGTAAATTTATGTAAAAAATTTATGGGTAATGATTTTATGGTAATTCTTGGAGATAATATTTTTGAGAAACCTATAAAATTAAATCCAGAACAATTGGAAGGCGCTCAAATTGTTTTGCATAATCATACAGAATTACATCGTTTTGGTGTCGCAAGCATCTATAATAATGAAGTAAAATTATTGGTGGAAAAGCCCAATCCTATAATTTTAGATCGTGCATATGATCATTATGCTGTTACAGGATGTTATAAGTTTGATAGTAATTTCTTTAAATATTTTGCAAATTTACAACCAAGTGCGCGTGGTGAATATGAGATCGTAGATATTATTAAAAAATATTTAGAAGATGGAAAACTTCACTATACATTTGTTGATGGTATGTGGAGTGATGCGGGCACACATGAATCTATTAATTTTGTAAATAATTTTTATTATAATAAAGATTCCGAATCGTTTTAATCATAATTTAAATTATAATTCTATATTGAGGTAATATGAAAATTTTGACTTTAGGCACAGGTTTTGTAAGCGATCATTTGCCCTATCCAGTAATTTCTGATAGACTTACAGCATCTGAAACTCAGATTAGCGCACTTTTAGATAAGTACACACCAGATGTTTTAATTAATTGTATTGGTCGTACAGGTATGCCAAATGTTGATTGGTGTGAAAATAACAAAGAATCTACTGCATTAGCCAATACAATTATTCCCACTATATTTGCAACTGAATGTGCAAAAAGAAATATACACTTCATTCACATTGGTTCTGGATGTATATTTTATGGTAATTCACCTCATATGGTGTATGGACAATCACAGATTGCACCTTATAATTACTTCTCTCAATGTACGGGTTGGGAAGAAGAAGATTTTGCTAACCCTGAATCATATTACTCAAAAACAAAATTTTCTGCAGATTTACTTTTAGGAAAGATGTCTAACGTCTCTATCTTAAGAGTGCGTATGCCGATTTCAGAAAAAAACAACTCTCGAAATTTACTTAACAAATTAAGACAATATTCTAAGGTTATTGATATACCAAACTCAATGACTTTCATGGATGATTTTGTTAAGTGTATAGATTGGGCAGCTAAAAATAGTAAAACGGGAATTTATCATGTAACTAATCCTGGAACTTTAACAGCGGCTCAAATCATGAACGAATATAAAAAGTATGTACCAGAACATCAATTTTCAATAATTGATGAGAATACATTAGGATCTTTAACAATTGCTAAAAGGTCTAATTGTTTATTGAACTCAAATAAATTAAAAGCTGCTGGATTTACCATGACACCAGCCATAGAAGCTTTAAAAATTTGTATGAATAATTATGTGAAAAATATTTAATTGGAGATTATATGTCTAACAAAAACATTACTATTGATTTGAAGTCTAGAAAAGATGTTGATGGTGAAGTATTTTACGTAGGTAAAGTTGAGGCGCCCGTTTTTATTGATTGCTCTAAAGGAGTTGTCTTTTTAATTTTTATTTCTGATAAAGGAGATGAACAATTGCAAATAGCTCCAATGGATAGTAAAAATTTAGATGATGGTAAATAAAAATGCATTTTGAAAATTTGTGGGAGAAATGTGAAGAATTACATAAGGAAGCAGGAACAACAATTTCTACTTCCTTAATGGAATTAGATTTAAAATTTAGTCTTTATAAAAAAATTGATGTCCAAGGTTTACCAAGTGAAGAGGCTGAAAAAATAAAATCTCGCGTTTTAGGCGAGATTTTATTAACTATTACAAACATATCTTTAGTTGACAATATCAACGTATTTAAAGCGCTTTCTGAAGCACTTCAATTTAGAAGTATTGAGCATTATACTGAAAAGTATAAGTGATTAAGCTACTTGTTTAACTGCATAACTTGCACCTGGAAGCATATTTCTGCTTGCCAAGTTTTCTACTGTTTTTTGAACAGCTTTAAATCCAGCATCAGAAGCTTTGCCTGGAGCAAATCTTACTTTAACTTCGCCGTCAAAAGTTCCATCATGAGATGGATGAACTTCTAAAACAGAAATAAGAGCCTTAACTTGTGGAGGTAATGCCCCTAAAATTGTTTCTGCTTCATGTTTATTAGCAGAAACAGGAGTTGGCATTTCATTTGCTGGAGCATTTACTGCTTGAGCAAGTTTGCTAATAATTTTTTGTTGATTTTCAGCAATTCTTAATAATTTCTTAAGTACTTCTTTGTCACTCATATGGATATCCTCAATTAAAGGGGTAAGGTTTGAACATCTAAATCAATTGATTTAGATTTAAGATTAGGATCTATTTGAATCTTAGCTGTTAAAAAATCTTTCAATTTATTAACAACACTCTCTGATAATGGCGTTTTAGTGGCAGGAGATAATTGAATAGTTATATAATAACTATTGCTATCAATTTGCTCTAAAGAAAATTGTTCTTTAGCTATTATTCCATTATTTACTAGCCACAAAGCGATGCTATTTTTAATAAATTTCTTTATATACTCTATATCATTAGATAATTGAGCTATTGAAATTATGGATTTTTGTTGATTTTTTGCGATTTTTAATAATTTACTTAACAATTTTTTGTTGTTCATATTACCCTTTTATTACTTGTTGTAAAAGATAAATCGCTTCTTCTCTTTTACTAGATATTGACATAATCATATCATCTAATCCTAATGTCATTTTATCTTCATCTTCAAAACAATTATAAGCATCCCTGGACAATTTAATAAAATCTTTCTCGGCAGACAAGGACATCTCCACTGGAGAGCCTTCAAGATTATTATATTTTGATAGCACTTTACCTAAAAGGTCATTTTGGAATTCATAGTCAAGACATTCGTCACCCAGAATACCTAAGAATTTTTCTGCAGCTAAATCAAGATTTTCTAAAACTGATTTATAAAGTCTTTCAAATAATAAATGATCTCCATAAAAGTTAGCGCCTTTGGTGTTCCAATGATTATTTTGATGTATAATAGCTAAACTTTTTAATGTAGCAATATACAAGGCTGCAACTTTATTACATTTATTCATATTTTTCTCTTAAAAGAATTTTCAAAAAGATATGTTTTTATTAGTATCTTATATTAAAATTGTTTTTTTTAAGCCATATTGATCTATTTCCTGCGCATAAGTATTTAATACATTTTCATAAATATTACCTATTTGAGCAGAATAATTATAAAAAACGGGCTTTTCATTAGTTAAAGGATTATTACTGATAATATATCCAAAACCACCACCATAAAACTGATGCCATGGTTTCTTTTCAATATTTGAAACAAAACTAATTTCTAAACTGTCATTAAAATTAGTTTTGTTTATTTGTGGAGTTATTCCTCCATTAATTACAATTAATCTAGTTTGATTAATAAATTCAACTATAATGGCATTAGGTTGAGATATAATCCAATTATTAATAGTAGTTGAAAGATTACTACTCAGTACTTTTAAATCATAACTTCCTATAACATAATGATATTTTGAATTATTAAATAATTTAATTCTAAATTCTAATTCTTCTGCTTTTTTAAATGGGTAAAGAATGTTTCCAGCAATTATAATTAAATTATAATTATGCTCAATTTTTTTAATATCTTCAAGTTTATTGATTTTATCATAAATTGAGCCTACAACTAATATTTTATGATTAAAGTTTTTAATAGTTAGGGCAGTCATTAGCCAAGCATATAACTAACCAAAAATTGATTTTATTATTAATTGTAAAAAATAAAGTGAACTTTTTCTCGACACTCACCGAGGGGATCTATAGGGGAGTAGTGTTATATAGGAACCCATGAAGAAACCTAAGATAGTAAAACCATTCTTCTTTAAGGATCATTTACATCAAGAAATATGTGATCAGTTAAATATAGATCACCCAATTAATCTTAAGTATAATCAAAAATTAGTAAATAGAATTTATGCTAGATATCCTTTAATATCAAAAACAGAATTAAGTACTATTGTTAAATTTATTTTTGAATCCATTAGAGATTTAATGGTTTTAGGTAAAGTTTTAAATTTTAACAATTTATTTTTTGATACAAAATTTCATTTTTTTACATATCGTAAAAATAAACGCATATTACCTGCTTTAAAAGTAAAAATTTCTACGCCACCCCCAATGAGGAAACATGATTAATTTTGATGAAGATAATGAGCCTTATGAAGAAATTAAATTAAACATTGATTTAATTAAAAGTAAAATACCAACACATAGTTCTAAAAAATTATGTGAAATGATTGTTACAGGAAGATATTTTGGATTTAATGAAGATATTGATGTTTATTGTATGGAAGAATTAGCTAAAAGAAGAATAAATGGAGATTTATTTGAATTTGAATCTTATATTGATGAAGCTTACAAAGAATTGCCTACTTTAGATTTTTCTTTAGCAGGATTTGATATTAGACAGGTATTAAATCAAGTTATAGGTAATAAAAAATGAATTTAGAATTAACTAAACAAATAATAAGACATATTTATGCCAGTTTAAAAATTATACCTTCAGATTTTATTAACTATGATAATAGTAAATCTGCTTTAAGTAAAGATTTTTTACTGAAAGAAACGCTTGATTTAAATGATAGTACTGATTTATACCAAAATAAAATTTGGGGATGTACATCTAGTACTGGAAATAAATCATTAAATTTGTTAGTTGCAAATTGTTCTATTGATAAAAATATATTAGAATACTGTTTAATATTTCAACTTGAAGATGCTCCATCTTATGGATTATATTTAGTATCTACTGAAGGTTATAATTCTGATGCAATGATTGCTTGTACATTAAATGGTACAAATTGGATGGAATGTAATACTTATTTACAAGCCACATTTTTAGCAGGTATGGAACAAATAAAAGATTCTAATTTAGATTGGGTTAAATCAACTAAGCCGGAAGATCAAATAAATTTACTTAAATCTTTTTTAAGATTTCATAATTCAGTTTACGGAGAAATAAATGAGGGGTAAAAAAGTAGATAATGACTTTTTAAGTTCTTTTATTGCAGAATGTGCTTCCTTAGGAAAAGGTTCGGCTAAAGAAATTGTTGCAAGTGCAAAAGATTTGATTTCAGAAATTGATAATAAAATTAAAGAAGTGGAAACGCTTAAAATTAAAAGATCTAAATTATTAGATGTTATTAATATGTTTGATATTAAAAATAAAAATAATGAAAATGAAATTAAGTCTCTTCCATATTTTAATATTAAAAATCAAAATATATGTAAATTTATTTGCGATTCCTTGCAATTATCTGGTTTAAAAATAGATTCAATAAAATCAACCATTCATTCTTCCGATGATATTTTATTTTGTATAAAACAATTATTAGAGCATAAAATAATATACAGAACTGGAGATTGTCTGTTACGAGGAAATAAATTTAATGAATACTTACAAACAATAACAGGAAATAATTAATGTTCGTTGGAATTATAGATAAATCAATTTGTATTAAGGAAAGAGAATCCAGTTCTATTAATCATTATTCTATGTGTGGTAAAAAATATAAGAAAAATAAATTTAATATAATTTCTTTCAATCAAAAAAATGAAAAGTTTTGCAAGCAATGTATTTTTATTTATGAAAGTATTTATGGGCAAAATGATAGTAATTTTACTTATACTTATAATCAACAAAATATAATATTAAATCAAGAACATTATAAAATTTATAATAAAGGTAAAAGGCACCTTAAGAATTTAAAAATAATTAAAACATATTGTCAAGGAAGAGTAAGTAAATGAAAGATATTAACAATATTAGTAGAAGAGATTTATGGAAATATGTTAATAAAAAATTAAATAAATCTCTTCACTTTTATCATATTGGATCTGTTATTACAATTTTAATTGATGAAATGATAAAAGATTTAAAAAATGGCAACAAAATAAAGATTTTTAATTTTGGAATTTTATCTTTAGAAGAAACTAAACCAAGAAAATATCATGATGTTAGATATAATAAAATCATGCTTTCATCAGGCGCACGTATTTTAAAATTTTCACTAGCACCATTGATAAGAAAAAAATTATGTAATTCGCTAGACATTGACAAAACTTTTAAGGATGATTAGATGTTTAATAAGCGGGATAAGCGTGTAAAACCTATTTTTTTTGTTTGTGCCGGAATCTCAACAAATAATGAATTACAAACAAAATCTATTCAGGCTTTAAATCTTGACGAAGCTATTAGTTTATTTACTAGCCAGTTTGGATATAAACCAAAAGATGTTTATGGACCTTTCCATAAAAAGAAAACTCAAGTATTAGTAAACACTACAGAATTAATTTTCTCAACTGTTTATAAAACAGCTGAATACAATGGTTGGATTGTAAGCGCAAATATTTTAAAGAAACCAACAGATCATGCACACCTGCTTTTTAAAAGTAGAATAGATGGTCAAAATGTGCTAAAACCACAAGGAATTATAGTTGTTCCAATTTATGATTTGAGGTTATTAAATGCTGAATAAAACATTTTTAAAAAAAGTAAGTGAAAAATTAGTTAATGAAAGAAAAAATTTATTATCTAAAACTCAAATAGATCAAGATATAGAATCTATAGATTTAGATGGTGATGAAACAGATGAAATTCAAGGTGCAATGTTAATTGAAATGCAGAATAGAATTGCAACGAGACATGCTGAAAAAATTGCCCGCATTGATAATGCTATTTTAAGAATCAAAGAGTTAACATATGGTATATGTGAGGATTGTACTGAAAATATTCCTGAAAAAAGATTAGAAGCAAATCCTTACTTTTTAACATGTATTTCGTGCGCTGAAGATAGGGAGTTACAGGAAAAACATAAGAGGTCATAATCTTGAACACAATCATAACAGAAACTACTGAGCACGGTGAAGTTCCAATTGATATTTATCAAAAATTGTCTAATGATAGAATTTTATTTCTAACAGATTTTATAGATGATAGGGTAGCTTCTGATATTTCAGCTACCCTTTTATTAAAGGATGGAGAAGATTCTAAAAATAAAATAACTATGTTTATTAATTCTGAAGGGGGTGATATTAGAAGTGTATTTATGATTTATGATACAATGCAAATGATACAAGCACCAATAGAAGTAGTTTGTTTTGGCTCAGCTATGAATGAAGCAGTAATTTTATTAGCTGGAGGAACTTCAGGAATGAGATATGCGACAAAAAATGCTATCATTTCTGCAGGACAATTGACTTCTCAGTGGGCTAAAAGATCTAATTTATTAGATGCAAAGAAAACATTAATTCAAGTTACTAGAGATAACAAAAGAATGATGGATATTCTTGCAAAACATTGTAAACAGCCAATAAAGAAAATTTCTGCAGATTTTGATAGAATTGTATTTATGGATCCACTTAAAGCTGTTAAGTATGGATTTATTGATCGTGTTATAAAACCTAATAAAAAATAAGGACTTTATGAAAAAATTAGATGATCATTCTGTTAAAGAGCCCGAAGCTCCATCCCATGGATATTTTGAAACTTATGTTAAAGCATCTAAAAGTAGAGTAATATTTTTTTCTGATGTAGTTACAAAAAAAAGTGCTGCTGATTTAGCAGCAATGTTATTATATTATGATAATATGAGTCATGAAGAACCAATATATTTATATATAAATTCTCCTGGTGGAGATGCTTCGGGCTTAGTTTGTATTTATGATATTATGCAAATGATTAATGCTCCAGTAAAAACAATATGTATGGGTAGAGCATATTCTGCTGGAGCGGTTTTATTAGCAGCAGGAACTGGTGGAAGATTTGCGTTTAAAAATTCAGAAATAATGGTTCATGGAATTCAATGTATTTTTCCTCTTCCAGGAGAAGATATTGCATCTTCTAAGAATTATTTTTCTTTCTTAAAAGATAATGATGATAATATTATGAAAATTTTAGCCAATCATACAGGTCATCCTCTAGCTAAAATTAAAAAAGATTTTGAACAAGATGTTTGGCTGTCGCCAAAAGAAGCTTTAGATTATGGTATTATTGATGATATTATTTAATAATATCAATAATTACCTATTCTTTAGTAATGAATAAAACGGCTAGAAAACCATCCTCAGACCCTATTCAAGAAAAATTGAGACAATCTAAATCTCAATGGAATAAGGATGTGTCTACTTTTATTACAGATTTAATTAATCTTAAGAAGACAATGAATGGTTGGCCATCTAAATTTCATATGGAAAGATCCTTTATTAAAGATCCAATTCCATCAGATCCACATTCTATTTTAGGAGTTTTAGCTTCTGATTTTCAAGAATTAGCTCAATCTGGCAACTCTATTATTCAACAACAAATAGAGTATTCTAAAGCTAGAAAAAAGAAACAACCTAAAACTACTAATGTATCAACACCATCCATTTCAACATCTCCTGCTTCAAACTTAACTCAACAGCTATCTGCTAGTTTAGATTATAATTTAACGGTAGAAGGATCTAATTCGGTAACTAGGTTTTTCTCTAGGCTTAAAGGTCCTTGGTTTGGCTCGTCACCTGAAGTTAGAGCTAGAAAATATCGTTTAGCTATGTTAAGAGCAACCGCTCTTTTGGAAAAAGATTTAGAAAAATTTGAAATTCAAATTTTAGGATCTTCTGGAGAAAGTATTTTCGTTGCAAGTAAATTGTTATTTCAAATTGATAACCATTTAAAATTTGTACTTGAATCACTTAATGCCCTTAAGTCATTGGAAAATGAAAGCGTGTCTTCAGCACAACCAATGGAAGAAAACATTCCAGTAGCTTCTTCTGAAGTAGATCGTGCAACTGCTGCTATTACAGATTTTCGCAAAAACTTTGCCAATTTTGATGACTTAGATGGAACTTTAGTTAAACAATTTTCATCTTTAATTTTAAAATTCTTATCTGATGATAGTGTAAAAGAGGCGCTAGCCCCAGAAATTAATAGGTCTTATCAATTATTATTAACCGACATTAATAATAAAAGAGGTACTTCGGCAGCTACTTTATCTGAAGTTCTAATGAAAACTAAAAGCGCTATGCAGGTAGTTGCCCAAAATTTACTTGATAAATGGGTAGGTAAGCTTAATCATAAACTAAATCCATTTGATAAAACTTCAGCTATCAGATTAGACATCAGTAAATTAGCTAAAGAATCTCGTACTATACTTAATCAATTAATGAATTCTTTAGAAAAAGGATTAAATCCAGAAGACGTTAAATCATCTTTGTCAGAAATAAATAACAAGATGATTATGATTAAATCTCTAATGAGACCGTTAGAGGCTACTATTAAAGGAAAGTTGTTTGATAAAACTTTCGTAGATCTATTGGGTGACAATAAACTAACAGATTATGAATCTAAACTTGACAAGAAGCAAAAAGAGCAACTTGAAAAGATGATTCAAACCAAGCAATTTAGAGACCTAACTAATATGTATTCAAGGAAATAAAGTGAAATCAGGTTATGTTTTTATTAACAATAATGTGTTTCACTCTTTACTTGCTGAATCAGAACAAGAGCAAGAGCATGGACTTATGCATGAATCTTGGCCACCACCAATAATGTCTTTTATTTATAAATACCCTAAGATAAATAAATTTTGGATGCACCAGACACCAAGCCCTTTAGATATAGTATTTTGTCGTAATGGCAAAGTAATTGATATTTGTTATGGAGAGCCTTTATCTACAAAAATTATTGGACCCAATGATTTATCTGATCTAATAATAGAATTTCCTCATGGCACTGTAGCATCAACTGATATTAAAATTGGTCAAGATGTTGGGCTTGTGTCTTCTTTAAATTTTAAAAAATAAAAGTCGAGAGAATCCGTTTAGATTGTAAAAAAATACGGACCCCTTGCGCCCCTATTTAATAAATTTATACTATTTAACATCTCATGGAAGAAATTAATTTATTCAATAAAATCTTAACTAGTTTTAAGATTAAAGCCTCATGTGTTCATTTTAATAAAGTAGATAATTATTTTTACTATGATATTAAGTTAAACCCAAGCGCTAAAGTAAAAGATTTGATAAAGTATATAGAAGAAATTTCTTTAATTTTACGTACCCCTTGTAAACCTTCTTTAAAAGTTATTCATAATGAAGGTGTTGTAAGATTGGAGTTTGCACAGCCTAGAAAAGATATTTTAAATTTATTTGATTATTTTACAAATAAAAATATTCCAAAAGGAGATTTAATTTGTTTATTAGGGCAAACAGTTGATGGAAAAAGAATGTGGATGGATTTATCTCAAAATCCACACATGATTATTTCTGGAACAACTGGTTCGGGTAAAAGTAGTTTATTGCATAATATTATTGCTAATTTATTTAATTATAATAATGCTCAATTATTTTTAATGGATCCTAAAAATATTGAATTTTCAGAATATGATAAAAGGATTAAATCTAAAGTTCAAGTATCATACACATATGAAGAATGTATTTTTATGTTAGATAATTTATTAGAGATAATGGATTCTAGATACAATATGTTAAGAAAAGGATTTTTAGCAAGTAAATTACCATATATTGTATTAATAATTGATGAATTTGCAGACTTGATTATGCAAGATAAAGAAGATCAATTTTATAATAAATTATGTAGATTAGCACAAAAATGTCGTGCAGCTAGAATGAATATTATTTTATCAACACAAAGACCTTCTGTTAATATTATTAATGGCACTATTAAAGCTAATTTTCCGGCAAGAATATCTTGTAAAGTTGCAAGTCATGTAGATTCTAAAGTTGTGCTTGACACGAGTGGCGCTGAAAATCTTTTAGGGCGTGGCGATGCCTTAGTAAGAGATAATTTTAGACATCTAGATAGATTTCAAGTTGCTTATACTACCCCCACAGAAGTTTGTAATTATTATGGCGGTTAATAATTTAAAATTTAATATGATGGATGTTGATAATTTAGTAAATAAATTCTTGCTTGACAAGCAGCCAGGAATTGTTAAATTACATAATAATTGGTTTAAAGGAACAGATCAACTTTCTTATAGAGCTTTAGTCGAAGAACTAATTGATGTATTAAAAACTGGATGCATAGCTTTTATTAATAAAAATAATCATGTGGAAGGTTTAGATACCTATCTTTTTTATATTACAAATTCTTTTTGTAAAAAAAGAGCTATTTTAACTGTAAAAAAGAATACAGAATATCTTTGCCCCGGATGTCTATTCTTAGGAAAAGAAAATCACATAACTCTAGAAAAAACATTATCTTGTGTTGAATGCACTATACAGCTTAAAAAAACAACGGATTTAAAGTGGATTACATTTTTTAATACTTTTAAAAAACATTCCAAATTAGGTTGGAGATGTTCTGATTGTCAAAGATTTATTCCTAAACCATTAGATGGATCTGATAATGTAACTTGTCCTTATATTGATTGTTGTTTTATAGGAGAAGGTTCATCCTTAAATAAGATGAATCACCCAAATTCAACTTCTAATATAAAACATTTTTCAATGAATGCTAGTAAAATTCAAGTTCAATATCAAGAAGTTGATGCTTTATCTAAAATAGAAATTGAAGAAGAGTTTAATAATAAACTCAAACTTATTAAAGAAGTAATAGATCAACAAGTAAATTCTGCTCATTGGAGTAGTGTTAATTTTACAATTAAACATAAAATATTTGTATATCAAGCATTTAAGTCTATATTAGAAAAATATCCATTAGAAATGGTACCATATTTATTAGATAACAGTAGGTCAGGAGGATTTCAACATAAAATTTTTCAAGAATATATTTCTATTTTAGAATCAAATCTTCCAATCTCTCTTAAGAAAAAAAAGAATATTTATAATATAACATCTTTGTTAGATGAAAATTTATCCTTATTTGAAGGAATATCTACTTTTAAAGCAATAGTGACAGCTAAAGGTGAAATAAAAAATAATACACAAGAATTTTATATTGGTGGAAGAAAAGCCACTTACACAAAACCATATTATATTGGTAAATTGCTTAATGTTATTATTGAGGATAATAAATATTCTATTTTGCATCAAGTAAAAGAATACAGTTTTTCCAAAATAAAATTAAAAGATGTTTCACCAGGAACAAATGTAATTGTAACTCATTTAAGAGTTCCTCCTCATTATCAAATGGGTGGTATGGTTTACGTTAATAGAGTAAGAAAAAAAATAATAGATAAAGTAAAGATTTTGTTAAATAAAAACAATGAATAGAAAAAATTTTTCTACTAAAATAAAAACATCAACAACATTTCCTACTAGGTCTTTGTGCAAATTTTGTTGTTCTGGACCTGTTTTTTATTCGTTTTATAAAAATGAAAAAATGTATAAGTCTCCAGATCTTTGTTTTAAAAATAAAACAATATACAATGTAAATTATGATCATAATGATGCGATAATTAAATGTCGTCATGCCTCTATTCAAGAGCACTCTTTTATTCTTGATTTGAATAAATTCAATATAAAAATGCATCGCACAAAGGGCGTTAATAATAAAAACAACTATGAAGAATTTTTATTTTGTGATTGTGGTAAGACTGGCTGGAAATTTAATTATAAATCAACAAAGGATAGAAAAGAAATTTCAATGAGACAGTCAAAAAAATTCTTTAATAAAGAATTTAGCTATTAATTTTTTGAAGTCTGTCTTTTACTTGAATTTCAATGTTTTGAAAATTATCAGCTAATTCTTCAAATAGCTTCCATTGTTTATTAATTAAACGATAGCATGAATAGTATGATAATTGTGCGATAGTATCATAATAATCTTTTGAGGCACACTGTAGATGATTGGAAACTAATGTATTACTAAAAAATATCCAATCTCCTATATTTTGATAAATTGAAAAATCATGTTTATATTTTGCCTCAGCATATAATAATGTTACACTATTTTTCGAAAAATCAAATTGACTGGACTTATATTTATCATATATACTGATGATATAAGCTTTAGTATCACGCTGACAGTCTATGTCAGATAATATTTCGTTAAAAAAATTATTAACATTATTATAAACAACAAACATATATTAAATGCATTAATATTGAAAGAGATTTTGGATGAAAACTTTAGTTATTGTTGAGTCGCCAGCCAAAGGGCACAAAATCCAAGAATATCTTGGCAAAGATTTTATTGTAATGGCTAGTAAAGGTCATATTACAGATTTAGCAAAAGGTGGCAAACATGGTCTTGGCGTGGATATTGACAATGATTTTAAGCCTCACTATATTTTATCTGACGATAAACTTGAAGTAATGGATTCTTTATTGGCAGCTTCTAAGAAAGTTGGAAGAATTTTAGTGGCAAGCGACCCCGATCGTGAAGGTGAAGCTATTGCTTGGCATCTATCAGATAGATTATTTGATACTGGCAAACCTATTAAAAGAATGGTTTTTAATAAAATAACCAAAGATTTACTACAAAAAGCAGTTAAAGATGTTAGAGATATAGACATGAATCTTTTTCATGCACAAGAAGCTAGACGTATTTTAGATAGATTGGTTGGATTTAAAGCATCACCTTTCCTTATGAATTTCTTTGGACCAAAGCTTTCTGCTGGTAGAGTTCAATCAGTTGTAACTAAAATTATCATAGATCGTGAGAGAGAAATTGAAAATTTTGTTTCAGAAGATTTTTGGACCTTACAAGTTAAATTAACTGACACTAATGATAGTTCTTTTGTTGCTAAATATATAAATAAAATTGTTGATGTAAATACTGCAGAGAATGTTAAAAAGACTTTAAATAGCAACGAATATGTAATATTACATGTTGTCGCTGAAGAAGAGAAAAAATCTCCACAAGCCCCATTTGTTACATCTACATTACAAAGATTTATGTCAAAGTCTTTTGGGTTTAATGCAGAGAGAACTATGAAAGCAGCACAATCTTTATATGAGAATGGATATATTTCTTATATTAGAACAGACTCAGTAAGAGTCGCAGATGAAGATATTCAAGGAGTTAGAGATTGGTTAAAACAAAATAAGTTTGAAGTTCCTAAAAAACCAAACGCCTATAAGAATAAAGAAGCGGCTCAAGACGCGCACGAGTGTATTCATCCAACAGATCTTTCATTGCTACCAAACGAGGATAATTTTGCAATCATTGATTCCGATGAAAAAGCAGTTTATAAAGCAGTATGGAACTCTTTTGTTGCTAGTCAAATGAATCCCGCAGTATATGATACTTTGGCTGTTATAGCTCACCCTAAAGATGATGTAAAATCAAAAGTAAAAGCTACTGGTAAAGCTCTAAAATCTGAAGGATATTTAAAAATATTCAGTGCCGACGATGACAAAGATAATTCAAAAATAGAAATTCCAAACGTCAAAATTGGTGACATAGTCTATCTTAAAGGTAAGAATGACTTAAAGATGGAAAAAAAGTCTACACAAGCACCACCAAGATTTTCAGAAGATAAATTAATTAAAGAATTAGTTACTAAAAATATTGGTAGACCTGCAACTTATGCTGAACTTCTTTCTAAAATTTGTGCAAGAAATTATGTTGAGAAAAAAGGAAACGTATTTTATGCTACTGATTTAGGTAAAAAAGTTACAGATGTTTTGTCAAAATATTTTTCTTTTATGGATTATGATTATACTGCAAAAATGGAACTTTTATTGGATGAAATTGAAAGTGGTAAAGTGGATCATATTGATATGTTAAAAAAATTCTATCCTAAATTCAAAGATCAATTAGATGCAGCTTATTTAAATCAGGGTGGAACTTTATGTGAAAAATGTGGTTCTCCAATGTCTAACAGAACCTCTAAAACCGGAAGCAAATTTCTAGCATGTTCTTCTTATCCGAAATGCTATAATACTAAGAATGTTTAAATTTAAAGAAAGAATGAGTTTATTTTTAATGAATAAAACTGAAATTTCGCAGTTTCTAACAAATACCACTGTTGAACAACAAGAAAATCTATCAAAAGAATCGTTAAATTCTTTGTTTAGAGTGCCTCAAGATAAGAGAAGTCCTGGAGACTTAGATTTTGAATCTTCTCGTCCTCGCGAGAGCTTTTTAGAATTAATGAAATGGACAGAGGAAAATTTTAAAAAGCATCTAAAAGATACATCAAATATAAATAGATTTGTGCACAATAGAGTAATTATTGACGGTCAGTTTATAGCTTTTGCTAAAGAGAAAAAAGTAAAAATTACTTGTCTGTATAAGGATGCAATTATTTCCTGGAAAACAGATAATAATTTTGAAAAATATTTTGTTCAAGGTGTATTTAAAATTGAATATAAAAATTGTGAATTTATTCATGCCGCTCTTTATCATAAGGGTAATCAGCATGAAGATGAAGTAAGCTTTTTTGTTCTTTGTTCAAATTCCAATTATGATAGTTATGTTGAAATAAGAAATGAATTTGATGATTGGGTGCAACAAAGAGATAGAAGCAATCTTCATATTAGAGTTATTGATGGAGACGATATTCCTTATACTAAAGATCATTCTTGGAATGATTTGTTTTTTCCAGAAGATCTTAAAACAGAATTAAAGTCTGTTGTTGAAGGATTTTTATCAAGTAAAGATTTTTATTTATCTAAAAAGATTCCTTGGAAAAGGGGGATTTTATTGTATGGTAAGCCAGGTAATGGAAAAACTTCTTTAATTAGAACTTTAATATCAGTATATAATTTTAAACCAGTTACGATTACATCTAATGCAAATGATGATACTGTAAGAGAAGCATTTTCTTATTCTGAGAATCAAAGTCCAGCTTTATTGTATTTTGAAGATTTGGATTCTTTATTTCAAAAAGTTGATTTATCTTCTTTTTTGAATTTAATGGATGGTGTCGCATCTAAAAATGGATTATTTATTGTTGCCACCGCCAATGAAATTAAAAAATTAAAATCATCAATTACAGATAGACCGTCAAGATTTGATAGAAAATTTGAAATACCACTACCAAATCAGAAAATGGCTTATATATATCTTAAGAAGTGGTTTGGAAAATTGCTTCCTGATGCCGAGTATAAGAGACTATCCATAGTTTCAGTAAAATATGGATTTTCATATGTCCATCTAAAAGAGCTTTACATCTCCTCTATGTATGAAGTTATTTCTAATAATAGAAAAGCCCCTACTAAAGCTGATGTGAATAAAGTGTTACAGTGTTTAATTAAAGATAAAAATATTTTAGGTAGCGATAAAACGGTCGATACCGAAAAATATTTGACGTGATAACGAAAGTTAAATATAGGTTAGTTGATACGAATGAGTAAAGAAAATTATAGAAGTAAGAAACCCTTCAAAAAGGCATTGAAAGGGGGTGAATCTATTAGCCAAGATAAGTTTGCACACATTCAACCGTTGCAAGCTCGCCCATTAGAAGTTAAGGTGTATAATAATAACTTTGATAAAGCTTTGAAAGCTTTTAGAGCCCTAGTCCAGAAGGAGAGAATACTCTCAGTCTATAAGGATAAACAGACATATGAGAAACCCTCTGATAAACGCAGAAGAAAGCGTAATGAGTCTATCAGAAAAATGAAAGAACTTGAATTTAAGGGACTTAAGTATAAATTCAAAAATGACGCTTTAGATTGATTTGGAGTTTATGAATAAAGGTATAAAAATTTATAAAAATAAGCTGAGAAATAATTCGGAACTTGTTCAGCCATATGTTCCTCAATACCAAATTCTTGGTATTGAGCCGCAAGAATATAGGGGTGGGGATGTTCCAGTAAATACTCCAATAGCAATTCCTTCTGAAGCTGCCAATCGAAATAGACAACCAGGCATCAGAGAGATTGAGATTCCTAAGCAAATTCCATTACCAAATGTTGGTATGGGGCAAACTTGGGCATCACTAGATGGAAATATTTTAGATGATGTTTTTAATCAAGATACTGAAGAGCTTATTGATAATAATGAATTTTATACAGAAAATGCTGTTGGTATTTCACCAAGAATAGATAGGAATCAAGTTATTTCTGATGATTTGTTAAATGTTGTTGAAGATTTAGAGATTGATTCCTATCTTCTTTTGGTTAAAGGTGAACCAATTTGTTCAGGTCCAATAGATCAAATTGAAGATGAAACTAGAGCATTAATTTTTGGAGAGCATAATTTATGTGATGGGGTTCCTGTTCCAGAAGAAGATTTAATTGTTATTAAAAGAATTAAAATTAAAGTTGGAGTATTTTTAGGATAAGGAGAATTTGTGTCAGAACAAAGAAAAGCAACAGATGTTCTTTTATCTGTTGAACAAAAATTAGATGTTCTAATAAATTTAATTAGAAGTAAAGATTTGTCTGATAAAATTTTATCAAATAAACTTAATAAATTATTATCTATTTTATCAGAAAATAAAGCTCCTCCTACATTTACGGCAGAAACAGTAAACACTACTACAACTGTACAAATTAATTCAGAACAATCTTTATCCATGGCAAGTAATCCAAGTGAGAAAGGGTTTTCTAGAACATCAAGACCAGAAACATTTTCTGGTGATAATTCTTATTTACAGAAACCAAATAAAAAAGAACAACATACAAAAATGCCTGTTCAAGTTCCTAAAGGAAATCATGTTGAAATTGTTGTACCACAAGAGGCAATAAATTTAAATAAAAAAATACCAAGTATTATTCCGCCATCCAATATAATTTCTAATCATGGATCTGGTGTAGTTTCTATTGTTCAAAGAGTTGTTGATAAAAATGGAAAATCAGTTTTTCTTGCAGAAGTTGAAATTATAGATGCTTCAAGTATTGAAGTTGTTCAAAAATTAAAAACAAATGGTACTGGTAAATGGATGACATCTTTACCAATTGGTACTTATAATATAATTGTAAGAAAAAGAGATCCTATTACAAAAGATAAAATAGATATACCTCAAAACAATATTATAGTTGATGGCTCAGTTAATCCTTTGGAATTACCTGTTATGATTATTAAGTGAATTCTTTAAGACGATCTGATATAAATTAGATCATGAGTAAAAAGAAATTTCAAGTTATTGTTGCAGATCCTGCTTGGTCATTTTCTGATACACTTAAAATGTCAGATGTAGCACGTGGTGCATTGGCTAATTACAATACTATGACTGTTAATCAAATTAAAGATTTAAAAGTTAAAGAAATAACGTCTCCTGATGGCGCCATTTTGGCTTTATGGGTTCCTTCTTCTTTATTACAAGAAGGTTTAGATGTTATGAAGGCATGGGGATTTAAACATAAACAAACTTATATCTGGGTTAAAACTAAAAAACAGCCACTTATTTCTTTGTTAAAATCTCTTATTAAAGATTTAAAAAAAGAAAAATTAGATATTAAAAATATATTTAAAGGTTTTTCATTAAATGAAACCTTAGCATTTGGCATGGGAAGATTGTTTCGACAAACTCATGAAATATGTTTAATAGGCGTTAGCAATAACAAAATATATAAGCTTTTAAAAAATAAGTCACAACGCTCTGTATCATTAGATCAGAATTTAAAACATTCTAAAAAGCCTGACCATCTTCAAAATTCTTTGGAAATCATGTTTCCAGACGTTGAAAAATTAGAAATCTTTGCTCGCCGTGAGCTTAGTGGTTGGACTTGTATAGGAAATGAAGTCTGTAATGGTGAAGATATTACCGTTTCTCTCGCTAAATTATTATAAATTAGATCCACTTGACCTTTAATTTAAAGGAATTATTAAAATATTATGTCTAAAAAAACGTTATTATTAAGCGCAGGCTATGAAGTTATCTCTTTTATTCCAGAAAGAAAAGTATTTAAACTTTTATTTAAAGATAAAGTTGAAGTCGTTTCTAGTTGGGAAGACAGTATTGCTTGGGGAAAAGAGAAGATAATGCATCCAGCGATTATAAGATTAAAGAATCCAGTCAAAAGACATTACTTTAACTCTAATTTTAGCAGAAAAGCTTTGGTTAAAAGAGATCGTTCAACTTGTCAATATTGTGCTCGTAAATTAACTGCATCACAAGTAACGGTTGACCATGTTCTTCCAAGAGCACAAGGTGGAATTACATCTTTTACAAACTGTGTAGTTTGTTGCCAAATATGCAATAACACAAAAGCAGATAGAACTCCAGAACAAGCAAATATGGTTTTATTGAAAAAAGCAACACATCCATCTTTTTCTTCTGCACTTTATGTTGCTGATCCGCAAGAATATTGGCACGATGGTTGGGACGATTTTTTGGGAACAAATTGAGTTAAGTGTTTAATAATAAACAAATTTACCTATTTTAATAGAAATATATAAAATGGTCATATTTATTATTATCCTGAATATCATTCAATATTTACGAATAATAAATAGTCTCTCTGATATATAGGACTGACCATGAAACAAGTAAGCTGTAATTGCATAGTATGTGCCTCTGAGTTTAACGTTGATGAATTAGAAAGCATAGCTTTGTCTAATAACTTTAAAATTTGCAAAGCATGTCTTGATAAATCTGACCCAGCTGATGATTATCGTCAAGCACGTCAAATTGTAGAATCTTATTTTTTAAATCCAGAAAAATTGTTTAATGAAGCTAAAGAAATTCTTGATTCTATAAAAAAATAATTATAGTAAATCTATTATGATTATAGTTTCCTCTTCAATATTTTCTTTTTTAATCTCTTCTAAAGGAAAATAATCCTCTATATAAAGTGGGATTTGTTGAAATTCTTCTTTTTTATATTTTTCGTAAATAAATGGATAAAACGGAAACATGTAACCTCCATCTTTATTAATATTATAATATTAATAAGAGTTTAATATGTTTTGTCAAGGTTGTACTAAGTTATCGTATCAATATACCAACAAAGTTTGCATGAGATGCCAGTCATCCGTTACAAATACTATTTGTGTAATTTGTGATACTTGTTCAGCTACGGCAAAGCAATGTTCTGCATGTTTAAAGAAAATTCAAAATTCAGTAACAACAAAACATAAATTTGGTGGTTGCGGGTCGTGTAAGCGATAAAATTAACGCCTGATATATAGAATTTATATGATTATCATAAATAATGAAGAGGCTCTTCGTGTAAAATGTGAAGAGGTTTTACCAGGAGAAGTTGGTGAATTAGTTGCTCTTTTGGAGAGTGAACTTGCTAATGCCAATAGATTAGGTAAAGGTGGTATTGGTTTAGCTGCACCCCAAATCGGGGTTGCTAAAAAAATTGCTATTGTTAGATTAGGCAATGTTAGTGATTTAAATATTAATTTGGTTAATCCTATCATTGATGCTGGATTTGATCCGCTTATGTTTAGGCAAGAAGGATGTTTATCTTTTCCTGGAAGAGTAGAGGATACAACTAGATTTAATGAAGTTCATATTACTAATAATTTCATTAAATCTGAAAGACTTATAATTACCGGATTATTAGGTGTAGTTTGTCAACATGAGATAGATCACTTAAACTCAATATTATTTATAGATCATATTTTACAAAAACCAGAATCTATTATTAATAAATCAAAAATCGGACCTAATGATCCGTGTTATTGTGGATCTGGTAAAAAATACAAAAAATGTTGCCGAGGTTAAATGTCTGATAAAAAAGAAACAACAAGTGATGTTTTGGTTGCTGATGCAATTTTAAGATTGCAATCTATGCAAAATATTTTAGTTCGTAAGGGATACTTTACTAACGAAGAATTTTCTGTTGAAATTAAAGAAGTTTCCAATAATATATTGAAAGCTATTTTGCAAAAGGCTCAGGTACCTGGAGACTTAGATAAATTATTGGAAACTTTGGGAACCATTACTAAAAAAAATACGGATAATTAATGTTATTCTTATCTTCAGAAGAAGGATTGATTTTAAAACCAAAACTTCAAACATTATATTTTTATGCATCATGGATGCCATATCATAAAAAGATGGTTAATATGGTTTCTAAAATGGAACAAAAATATAAAGATATAGATTTTTTTGCTGTAGATGTTGATGGATTTAAACCATTTATTAAAAGATTTGGAATTAGTTCTATTCCAACTATCATTATTTTAAATAATGGCAAAGAAATTAAGCGTTTAGAAGGATTAATATTAACTTCAGTAATTAAAGCGGCGTTTGTTGATATATGTAAATCTTGATACTATCATTTTTTTTGGAGAGATTATGGAAAATAAAGAAAATAAAGTTAAAGGCGAAAGTAAAGCAAAGACAAATGCTGAGAAAATTTGGGAAGAAATTAAGGATAAACAAATTAATATGTTTACCTTACCAAATCAATTAGTTAATCAATATTGTGTTCCAACATCAATCGAGCCAAGTAAATTATATGTTACATATACAGTGTCTTCTATTTTACCTGCTCTTGAAAATGCTTTAGGATCTTCTTATAAAGTAGAAAATGCAGGAAGATTTCTTGCTATTTCTTATACTGAACAACCAATTGGTTAAGGATTAATATGCCATTTGACGAAGAATCACAAGAAGAAGTTTTACCTCCTAAAAAATCGGGTTTAAAAAAAGCAAGTTCTCAAAAATCTATTTTTGATGATATGCCTAAAAAACCTACTCAGAAAGATTTAGACAATAGAGTTAAAAAAACCCAAGATAAATTATCTGGATATAGAGCTGATGGTGCGGAGCTATCTAAAAAATATATTGGATTACTTCAAGATAAAACTTTAAAACAAAATAAAAGTTTATTTGTTCGTGAAATGGAACAAGAAATTATTACCTCTATGGTACAGTTAGCTATAGATATTAATAATGATCCTGCTGAACAAGAGGGAATGGGATCTTTAGGGTGGATAACTTTATTGTTAAAAGTTTCTTTATCTCAAAATAATAAAATTAATGATTTAGAATATAAAATCTCTTTATTGGAGAAAAAGTTAGAAAATAATAATTTAAAATCTATTGTAAAAGAATTGTTGCCTCTTGACGGTATTAAAACTAATGAATAAGTTGTTATGATAACCAAACAAGTATTGTTAAATCTTTTTGCCGAAGAAAAGGAAATTTTTAGTAAATATTCACAATCATGTGCGAATTATCAAACTCCAGAAGATCCGATAGTGAAGGCAAGACATCTTGGGAGGATGGAGATCTTGCAGGCGCTTTTACAGGACAAGACTATTATCAAAGATTAATAGCTCAAGCTAATAGCGTTTCAATTTATCGAGTTATTAAATATTATAATCCTAAATTAACTTCAGGCGTTACTAAAATAATTTGTCCATTTAAAAGTCATAAAGGTGGGCGGGAAAAAACTCCATCATTTCAGATTTTTCCAGAAACAAATAGTTTTTATTGCTATGGTTGTACTGCAGGTAGTAAGACAACAGATTTTGTTTGTAAATTAGAAGGAACATCTAAAGTAGATGCTGCCCATAAAATATTATCACTTTTCGAATCATCATTTGATGATTCTAATTTTTTAGATATTCAAGATGTTGGAGAAACACTTGAATTAATGATAAAATTTTCTAGTGCTGTGAGAATTTTTCGTCAATCTCATTTTGACGAAAAATCGGAAGTATTTATCGAACATATTTGCTCGTTATATGATCAGATGAACCATAAACACAAGTTAACTAATAATGAAAGATTAAAGTCAACTATTGGTAAATTTATTTACATAATAGATTCTTATTCACCATGCTACAAGTTATAATTTTAGGCGATGTACATCTTGGAAAATCGATTTCAATCGGAAAAACAAGTATTGGTGCAAATTTAAATAGTAGAATTGTTGATCAAATAAATTTACTTGATTGGACTTTAGATCAAGCTATTGATCGTGATATTGATGATATCATTATTACTGGCGATATATTTGAAGATCCTAAACCACATCCTACACTTATTGCAGTTTTTATTTCTTGGTTAAAGAAATGTGAAACTAATAGTGTTAATGTGCATATTATTTTAGGCAATCATGATATGTTACGTAGTGGATCAGTATTTACATCTTGTCTAGATATCATTGGAGAAGTAGATCTACCAAACGTAACTGTTCATAAAAATATTAATACTGTTTTTATTGGAACAACAGCTTTCACTTTAATGCCGTTTAGAGATAGAAAATCTTTTGGGACTACCTCAAATGCAGAAGCAATGGTTTTATTAAAGGATTCTTTAGTATATGAGTTGGCAGGTATACCAATAACTTATAAAAAAGTTATAGTTGGACACTTAGCTATAGAAGGATCAATTCCAGTCGGCGATGAAATTGATGATATTACTAATGAGCTATTTTGTCCAACAGATATGTTTGAAGGCTATGATTATGTTTGGATGGGGCATGTCCATAAACCACAAGTGATGAAAAAAAAGAAACCTTATATTGCTCATGTTGGAAGTATGGATATTTCTAATTTTGGTGAAACAGATCATACAAAGAGTATAGTTATTTTTGATTGTGATTCAGAGTCAGATGACTTTGTTTTAATTGATTTACCAACACGTACTTTAAAAAAATATTCTATAACAATTCCTAAAGATACTAAAAATCCAACTCAATATGTTATTGATGAGATTAAGGGTAAAAAAGAAGATCTTAATAAATCTATAATTAAGTTAGAACTTTCTTTGGCTGCTCCAGAGCTTGATTCCGTTAATAAATCTTTGATTGAAAAATATTTATTAGAGTTGGGCGTATTTAATATTTCATCCATCTCAGAATCTAAAAAGATTTCTTTAGTTAAAAGAAACATTAATAATAAAATTGATACTAAGATGGATGTAACTTCAGCTATTAAAGCATATGCTGAAAATTATATAGAAGATAGTAAGCGATCAGATTACATAGAATTGGCTATGGAAATTTATAAAGAATATAAAGAGGAAAACGAAAAGTGATACCTCTTAGATTATATTTGGAAAACTTCATGTGCCATGAAGTTAGTTATATTGATTTTACTAAATTCAGTACTGCTTTAATTGTTGGTAAAGTAGATAATAATGATCTTTATTCAAATGGCGTTGGTAAGACCACCATTTTTAAAGCTTTAGAATATGTTTTATTTAACCAAGCTGATGTTAATTTAGAGAAAATAATTAGAGATGGATGTGATTCTTGTATGGTTGTTCTTGATTTTACTATTGGTGATGATGAATATAGAATTTCTAGAAAGCGCACCAAAAAAAGCACAGATTTTTCTCTTTATATTAGAACAAAAGAATCAGGATCTGAAGAAGAAGCATATCATACTTTAGTTGATAATTCTGAAGAAATTTATAAACCAAATATTATCAACAAAGATAATAAATTCTGGAAAGATTTATCTGGATCTAGAGCATCTGATACTGAAAGAGATTTAGATAAGTTAATTAAAATTAACTACAAATCGTTTAGAAGTACGATTCACTTTATTCAAAATGATTTTGGGGGGCTCGCCACCTCAACACCAGAAAAAAGAAAAAGTATTCTTAAAGATGCTTTAAATATTATGATTTATTCTAAGTTAGAAAAAATGGCAAAGGATAAATTTAATTTTTTATCAAAAGATATTGATAAATTAAAAACAATATTAGATACTTTAGGTAATCCTAAAGAAGATATTAAAATGTTTGAGAGTCAAATAGTAACTTTAGATAAATTAATAATGGATAAAACTGATGATTTAAATAAAGTTAAATCATATATCTCTGATTTAAATATTAAAATTAATGAATTAACCGTTACACATTCTAATTTAGAGAGTAAATTTTCTGGTTTGCTTACAAAAAAACAAACTATTTTAAATGAAAAATTGAAATTAGAAATATCTGTAAAAGAATATACGTCTAAAAAAGCAAATGCCTCTAGAACAGCTAAAGAGATATTAGATCAAATTAATTTATTAAAAGAAAATCAAAAAAGATTAGTTGAAATAGATTATTCTCAAATTGATATTATTAATGAAGATATCTCTACAAAAAAAGAAAGATTAACTCATCTTAATGTTTTAATTAAAAATACATTAGATCAATATGAGGAATTAAAAATTCCTTTACCAGATGATAGTGTATGCAGACATTGTCGTCAAGTCTCTACAGAAGAACATCGAGAAGAATGTAAAAGACAAATTGATTTAGAGCTTGCCAATTGTCAAAAAATAATTGAATCGTCAAAAAAAGAAATTAAATATATTAATGATGATGTTCAAAAATCTCAACAAACCATTAACTCTTTAAGTTTATCCAAAAAACAATTAGAGACTATTAATACAAATATTTCTTCAAAGAATAAAGAAATTCAAGATAAAAAAACTTTACACTCAGAATACTCTAATTTATTAGATAAATTTAAAGCTGATTTACTTGCCAAGACTGGTGAATTAGAAGTAGCTGAAGAAGATTTAAAAAATTCTTCAATGATTGAAGCGGAAACAGTCAAGAAAAATATTGAAATTTTAAAACAAGAATCACATGTTTTTAACATTAAAGTTAATTCTTTAAATAAAGATCTTACTCAAGCAACTAGTAGTAAAGCGGTTATTCAACATAACATTGATCAAAAAATTAAAGACAAAATAAAGATCAAAGAAATAAAAGAAGAACTTATTAAGCTTGATGCTAAAGTAAACATGTATCCAGATGTTATTCATGGATTCTCTACTACTGGAATACCAAATCTAATAATTCAAAACGTATTAGATGATTTACAAGTAGAGGCTAACAATTTATTAACTCAATTAAAACCTGGACTTCAACTTTCTTTCTTTGTAGAAAAAACGGTTGAAAAAACGGGTGACTTAGCTGATACTTTAGAAATTAATTATCATATTAATGGCAAAGAAAGATATTATGAACAACTTTCTGGTGCTCAAAAAATTGCTATTACTTTTAGTCTAAAATTAGGATTATCATTTTTACTTCAAAAGAGTATTGGTACAGATATTAAGTTTTTGATGTTAGATGAGATAGATCAATCTTTAGATAAAGCAAGTGTTGATGCTTTTGCAGATATAGTTAAGTTTTTTCAAAAAGACTATACTATTCTAGTTATTACTCACAACGATAGATTGAAAGATAAATTCTCACATGCTATCTTAGTTGAGCAAGATATAAATATGATATCAAGAGCAAGAGTGGTTTCATCATGGTAAGGAATTTTTATGATTAAAATAGCTATATGCGGAAAAGCAAATTCTGGAAAAAATGCTTTAGCAAAATTGCTTATTAAACAAATTAGTTATGATAGCAGTTATCAGGTAGCTTTCGCAGACCCTATTAAAAAAATAGCAAAGATAATGTTTCCGCACATTCCTAAAAAACATTTATTTGGTTCATCTTCCTTTAGAAAAGAATTAATTGAGGGAGCCATTAAGAATAATCAGCCATTATCTGTTAGACAATTATTAATAGATATAGGATCTGCTGCCCGAGAATATGATAATGAAATTTGGATTAAAGCTTTTGATCAAAAATTAAAAGAAATAGATTCTTATAATGTAAGAAAATGTTTATTTATTGTTCCAGATTTAAGATTTAAAAATGAGTTAGATTATCTTAAAAATAAAGATTTTTTGCTTATTAGATTATATAGAAATGATTCTCCTGTTATTAATCATCTTAGTGAAACACAAGATCAAATTTTAGACAAAGATTTTGATTATATTATTCATAATAATGGGACATTGACTGATCTTAAGTCTGAAGCTAATAATATAGTAGCTAAAATAAAATTAGCATTATAATAAGTATATTTTTGCATATTATAAAATGTCAGATGTAGATATTTTAAAAGTACAATTTGTATCCAAATATAAAGAAATAGGACCATATAAGTTTTATAGACACCTATTAGTTTATGCTTTAAACAAGCTTGTTTTAATAGAAAAAGATAATTATAAAGGAATTTTACCCAATTTAGAGTTTATAGAATGTCATGATAAGTTCATAATTCTGTATAGAAGAGAGGGTGATGAGATTTATCTCGAACTAGCTAAATTGTTTAGAAAAGTTGCCCACAAAATATATAGAATCATGTTGAAAAAAGATATGACTTCTCCTAATAGAAAATTTCTAACTTTGGTTTAAAATGGCAGTAATTAGTGTTACCATCACAGCATCAGAAGAACAAGTAGTTTCAGGAGTACCTAGAACTGTTGCTATTTCTACAAATATTCCTAGCAGTATATTTTATACTTTAGATGGTACAGACCCAACACTTTCTTCTGATATTTATATTTCACCAATTGCTATTCCAAATTCTACAATTTCAATTACACTAAAAGTGTTAGCAACAAATGGTTCTGATTTCTCTCCTATTATAGAAGAAACATATCAAACTAATATGTTAGATAATACAAGACTACCTCATTCTGCAACTACTCAACCAGTTGGTGCGGCTGGAGAGGCTTTGTATCCATTTGGAACAAATGAATCGCAACCAACAGGCGAATTTTTAAGTCCTGGTGATGCAGGTATTACAGTTGATAATCCAAGTTTAAATACAAATTCAAATGCTTTTGATGCTGATGGTTATCCAGCAGCTTTTACTAATGAGCCATATAATACTGAAAATTATAGTATTGTATATAGTACTACTAATGCTCAAGGTGAAATGGGTCGTGGAATCGGAACATTGCCTGGAAATGTAAATGTAGAAGTTTCACCAGCTCCACCCGAAGAAGTTGAGCAATTTAGTAATATGTTTAATCCTAAAGCTTTAGTTATTTTTCAAGACTTTGCTAATGAAGATCCTAATGATCCGCCTAATATTAATAGGCAATTTTTTAGTTTAGAAAATCCTGAACGTGCTCGAGATGGAAGTGCTTTTTTTACTACTGCTATTGATGCACCAGCAGCAACCGGCGCCTTTTTAAGATCTCATTATAATCCAAGAGATAATACCATCACATATTATTATTTTGACTCTTCATCTAATAGATGGATTATATCTAAATCTCCATATCAACCAACCGGTACTTGGGATGGTAATATGGCAGGAATGTTTAGTTCCGGCAATAGTCAGCCAGGAGCAAAATATGTATTCGAGTGGATAAAATTTCAAAGAAGACATTTGTTTTAATTTTATAAAAATAACGTAGATGAATTTTTAGATAAAATTACGAAATTATTAGTTTTTATTTGACGCAGGATATATATTCTGTACACTCAAACAAAATTAGAATTAAATGACAGAAGAATTAAAAAAAGACTTGCGCTTATCTGTATCAAAAACTAAAACATATTTAGATTGTCAAGCAAAATATAAGTTTTCATATGTTTTAAAGATGCCGCAAAAAGATAATACTTATACTATTTTTGGTAAGTTTTGTCATAAAGTATTAGAAGATTTTCATTTAGCATATTTGGCAGGATCTCAAGAAAAATATAATGTAGTTATGTCTAAAGCATTTAAAGATACTTTAGTTGAGTACAAAGAAAAAATGACCTCTGAAATGAAAAAAGAATGTTTTGATATTATTAATCAATATTTGAAAATAGTATCTGATGATAAGAAAAATAATTTATCAGCAAATGTTTTGTCTTGTGAAAAAAGATTTGAATTTGAATGCGCTCCAAATCTTATTTTAAACGGAATGATTGACAGAGTACAGCTTGATGACGATGGTATCATTCACGTTGGAGATTATAAAACGATAAAAAACAAAAAATATTTGAAGAATAATGATCTTCAATTATTAACATATGCTTATTATATGTTATCTCAAGAATATCCGGATGCAGAAAAAGTTAGATGTTCATATATTTTATTAAGACATGACTTTGAGTATGTTACATATGAGTATACAAGAGAAGATGCTATGAAAGCAAAAGATCTTTATCTTGAATATAGTGAAAAGATTTTAAATGAAACTGAATATAAGCCAACAGTTTCTGCATTGTGCGCATATTGTTCATATGTAAATATATGTGAACCAGGACAAAAAAGAGCAAATATTTTTAATGGTGAAGTAAATTGGTAAGGAAATAAAATGCAAATTCAAGTCACAGAATTAGAACCGTGCAAGCTATCAGTTGTTTATGAGGCAGATGCCGAGCAAATTTTAAATAAACGAGGCGAAATTATAACTTCGTTTAAGAAGGCACCAGTCCCAGGCTTTCGTAAGGGAAAGGCAAGCGTTGATGCTATTAAAAGACATTACAATACTCAAATCGAAGAGTCTCTGAAGCGCGCGCTTGCTGAAGATGCTTACCATAACACTCTTTTTGAGAAAAAGATTAAACCACATGGGGCGCCCAAGTTTAATTCAGCTCTTTTGGCAGATGGAAAATTTACTTGTGAATTTGAAGTTTTAACTAAACCTACCTTTGAACTTGTCCCTTTCAAAGGGATAGATATTCCAAAGCCTTCTTCAAGAGGATCTGCCTTAGAGTTTTCAGAGAAAATGCTGCAAGATCTTAGAGTTCGTTTAGGTGAAACTAATCCATATACAGAGACAGATTTTGTTCAAGATGGAGATACCGTAATTTTAGATTATGAAGGTTCTGTTGACGGAGAGAAAGTAGAATCTTTGGTTGCTGAGGGAGAAATGCTTACAGTAGGATTTAGTCAACTCAAAGAATTTGATTCTAATTTATTAGGTATGGTAATTGGTGATGTTAGAGAGTTTGATATTATTGTGCCAGAAGATGGATTACCTTCGTTAAAAGGTAAAACTGTAAAATTTAAAGTGACTTTAAATATGGGATCAAAAAATATTCCTTGTCCTTTAGATGATCAGTTGGCAGTCAAGTTACAAAAAAATAATATAGAAGAGTTAAGAGAATATGTTAATGGTATTGCCGTAGCTAAGAGTGTTGAGGGCGAACGAGCAGCTCTTATGGAGGCAATTAGTTACAGATTAATTGATGATAATAAAATTGATGTGCCTAATTGGATTTCATTATCTGAAGCACAATATTTAGCACATCAATCTAGTTTAAATTGGGAAACTTGTCCGGATGAAGATAAAGAAAGATTCTTAGCATTAGCTGAAAAGAATTGTAAATTGTCTCTTGTTCTAGATAAAATTAGAGAAGAAGAACCAGAAGCTCAATTAAGCGATCAAGAAGTATTTGATATGATTAAAGCAAATATAGCAAAATCTAGGACTGATAAATCAGTAGATGAAATTATAAAAGAAGCAAATCGAACAGGATATTTACAAATTCTATTCTCTAGAATTAAAGATGAATATACATTAGATTTTGTTGCAAAAAATGTAAACATTGTACAATAAAGGAAAATAAAATATGAGCGATAATGATCCAGTAACATTTCCAGAGAAGTGGGCAAAAGTATTAAAAGATTTGCCAGAGTTTAAAGATATTGCTGATGCTGCTAGTGCCGATGATTTGAAAAAAATTATTGTTACTTGCGAAGGTAATATTTATACAGTTGAAAAAGAAAAAAATGATGATACCAAACTTAATGGAGCAAAAGAGTTAGTAAAAGAATACTCTGCACCATATAGAGATGCCATTAAGGCTCAAACTGCTAAAATTAAATATGCTCTTTTCTTACTTGAAGGCAAGGGAGAAGATTTAGATAATAAGGATTCAGACTAAATGAAGACCGAGCGATTTACTGTACAAGCTTGTTGTGGTAAAACCTCAGTAATTTTTAAAGTTGGAGAGCCGCTAACTGTTGAACATTTAAAGGCTTTTGTTGATTTAGGGTTCAATGAGGCGAAACATTTTACACAGGCAGGTATATTATATGCCGATAATTTGGACTTAATAGTAACGGGTCCGCTTGGATCTGATCGCCTCCAAGTTAAGTGTAAAAATGCTAATTGTGAGCAAAAAATAACTGATTTTGAGGTGTTAATGCAAACAATAGGATAAATCATGTCAAATGGTTCAGGATCCATCAATAATCTTCGTAAAAAGGTGACTAAAACCCACGAACTTATTGCTGTATCTTATCATGAGTCTGGTCATACTATTTATGGATTACTTCATTTCATGAAAATTGGTTCTGTAACCGTCTTTAACAACTCTAAAAGTTCTAGAGGTGAAGGAACCACGAATTACGAGGCTGTCTTCGAAGAATCTACAGAAGACATGACATTATTCAATTATTGGTTAAAATCTGAAATTGGATTATGTTATGCAGGAAATTGTGCTGAAAGATATTATTTTAAATCTATTAGTGGATCTGATAAGTTTCCTAAGTTCTTAAAAGATGGGTCAGAAGATGATATTTCAGAAGCCTCAGAATTCATTAGAAAATATAATCTTGCACCAGCAGGAAAAAAAAGATATGCTTTTAAACAAAAAATGATTAAAGATTGCTCCAATATTTTAGAACAATATTGGGACGACGTAACTCTTGTATCTCATTCTTTGTTTAATAAAAAAAGATTATACTATTCTGATCTAAAATCTTTACTTTGCAAAAATTCTAAAAATAAATCTTTTTGGAAAGAGCAATTTAAGTTAATTGATTATATTTCAGATAATTACGGCAACGTTGACAATAAAAAATTAAAATCTATTATGTCACTCTAAATTGTATTCTCTAACAAACACACGACACTTATCCTTAAGTGTTAGTGCTCTTTGAATGAGCCAGATGTGATTTATTATAATACTTGACAGCAAGGAAGTACTATGACTGATTTTGTATCATTGCACAATCAAACTGATTATTCTATTCTAGATTCTACTATTTCAACAAAAGATCTTTTTAAAAAGGCTAAAGATTTAGGTCAAACTGCAATTGCAATTACTGATCATGGTACCTTAGCTGCTGCTTGGGATGCACTTAAAGCTTCCAGAGAAACTGGTGTTAAGTTAATTATGGGCTGTGAATGTTATTTCGTGGATGATGCTTCAAACATTGAAGGCAAATTTAGGCACATCATTTTATTAGCAAAGAACGCAGAGGGATATCGAAATTTATTAACTATTAATAAAAAAGCTTTCGATCAAGGCTCATTTTTAGGCAAAAGAGTTTATCCTTTGGTTGATTGGAAATTATTAGAGCAATATAAAGAAGGTATGCTTTGTTTAACTGCGTGTGGAAACGGTATCGTTTCTCAGCTGTTAAATAATGGTAAAAGTGAAGAAGCCGAAAAAGCCTTATTAAGATTAAAAGATTTATTTGGAGATAATTTAGGAATTGAAGTTCAACCAAATAATATGAAACGTGGCGGAAATATTTTTACTGATGAAATCGATCAGTTCTTTTTAAATAGACAATTAATTAAGCTGGGTCTGCAACACAATATTAAGATTGTGCCAGCATGTAATGCACACTATCTTAATAAAGAAGATCATGAAGTTCATGATGTGCTTTTGGCGATCGGCTCGCATCAGCCAGTATATTCTAATTTTAGATTAAAATATCCTGTTTCTGAATTTTATTTAAAAACTGGAGATGAAGTTGAAGCATTTTTTGCCAGAAACTATGATACATTATATGGTGAAGGTTTCTCCAAAAATTTGTGCGAGAATACTATTCATTTTGCTAGCCTCTGTGAATTTCCGGATTGGATCGACCCGAAGTTTTCTAATCCTTCTGGAAAAGAGTTACCTATTTTCCCTTTCAAAGATGAACCCGACTATGCAGATTTTCTTAATTGGAGAAATAGTCAAATTGAGCAAATAAAACAATTAGCTGATGATAAACTTTATTTAAGATTTCAATGTGAAAAATCTTATTTTGCTAGAATAGGTGAACAAACTATAGAAGATAAAAAAATATATGATGATAGAGTCGCAGAAGAACTTGATGTATTAGAGTTCCACGATTTTTCCAGTTATATGTTAATTGTTGCTGATTATATTAATTGGGCGAGAAAAAATAATATTGCTGTTGGCGAAGGTCGAGGTTCTGTTGGAGGATCTCTTATTGCTTATTTATTAGGTATCCACCAAGCAGATCCAATTAAGTATAGTTTAATTTTTGCTAGATTTCATAATAAAGAAAAATCAAGCTTTCCAGATATTGATACAGATTTTGCTCCATCTGGTCGCGCGCTCGTACAAGAATATTTAAGAAAAAAATATGGCGAAGATCACGTAGCTCACGTTTCAAACGTCAATACTATTACGCCCAAAGTTTATGCCCGAGACATTTCAAGGTCATGTGAGTTGGGTGGATCACGTGAAGATGCTGTTAAGATAGGAACTGATGTTGCCGATTGTTTACCAGCAGACATTAAGTCTATTGATGAAGCTTTAATTAAAGTTCCATTATTTACAGAATATGTAAAAAAATATCCTCAGTTAGAAAAATATAAAAGTATTTGCGGTAAATTTAGAGCTTGGTCGACACATGCTGGTGGTATTATTATTTCAGCACGCCCATTAACTGGATTAATTCCACTACGTCGAGATAAAGATGGTTCATTAGCTCTTGAATATGATAAAGATAAAGCTGAAGAAAACGGCTTAGTAAAAATGGATACTTTAGGATTATCTACACTGGATATTATTGGACAGACAATTAAATTAATTAAAGCTTCGGGCAAGGATGCTTCACCTTTAGATGCGCTAAGCTATGATACTTATGATCAAGAATCATATGATTTAATTTCTAAAGGAGATACATTTTGTGTATTTCAATTAGGAACTTCAGGTGGAACTATTGATTTGTGTAGAAAAATTAAACCAAAATCAGTAAATGATATTAGCTACATTAACTCTTTGGCAAGACCATCAGCTCGTGATATGAGAGAAGATTTTATTGCTACCAAAGATGGTAGAAAGAAATTTAGTTTATTACATCCTAATTTGGCAAGAGCGTTTAATAATACTTTTGGATTCGGATTATATGAAGAGTCTCTTATGTATCTTGCGCAAGATATTGCGGGCTGGAGTTTGCATTCAGCAGATCGACTCAGAAAATTAACTAAAGAAAAGGGAAAGAATCCTAAGAAGGCTCAGCAATGGAGATTAGAATTTATTACAGATTCTGTAAAATGTGGAGTAAATGAAGAAATTGCTAAACGTATTTGGGATGAAGTAGTTGAAAAGTTTCAGGGTTATGGTTTTAACCAGTCGGTGTTGTTTTCTGAAACAGTTGATATATATGATTCAGAAGGTAATTTTAAATCTACCAAAACATTACAAGATGTTCAAATTGGTGATTGGATTCAATCTCGTGATGAACAAACAAAAGAAAATATTTTAGTAGAAATTATTAATAAATATGATCATGGCTTTCTACCTTTAGTAGAAATAGAACTTGAATCTGGAGAGAAAGTTAAATGTACAATGAGCCACAAATTTCGCGTAGAGGAGAGTGGGGAGATGCTTCCATTGTGGAAGATAATAAAGGAAGACTTGACTATTATTGTCAATATTGCAACTATAAATGTAGATCAAAAGACACAATAATAGTTCATTTAAAACAATGTATTGAAGATAGTAAAAACTTAATAGAAGGTATTGATTTTGTTGTGTGTAAAATTTGTAATTTTCATGCTCAAAATTTAGGAATTCATTTAAAAAAGATACACAATATTAATCCAAAAGATTATGAAGGAACTACTACTTCTGAAAAGTCTTCACAAAAATATGCTAAAAATGCTTCAGAAAATTCTTGGCTACATCAAGCTATTGAAAACGGTACAGATTTAACAGAATATTGGGAGAAAGTTAGTATAGGAGTAAAAGCTGCCATTATAAATAATCCAGAAGAGCGCCAACGGCGCGCTAAAGTGATGACAGAAGTTAATCAATCTGATGTAATGAAAACAAAAGCGTCTGAAGCTGCTAAAAAAACTTCTGCCCGCCCCGAAATTTTAGAACAAAGAACTAAACAATTACAAAAATGGAGAGATGAAAATCCAGAAGATTTTTACGAAAAATGTATTGTTCCAATGATTTCTTCTTTTCAAAGTAAACCAGAAAAAATATTATTTGATTTTGTGGTTTCTTTACCAGGATTTGATTTTAAAAGAAATCAATTTATTAATTCAAAGGCTTTTTCTTCTAAGTCATTAAGAAGACAAATAGATATTAAAGATAATACAAACAAAATATTTATAGAGTTTGATGGAGCTATTCATTTTAAAGATATTTTTGGTGAAGAAATTTTAATCAAAAATCAAACTAGAGATCAAGAAGTAGAAATTTTTATTAAAGAACATAATTATTTATTAATTAGAATATCTCATGATCAATTTAAATATTCAACTAAACAAATTAATAAAGAAAAAATAGATAATTCATATTTTAAACAAGAGTGTTTAGATAGATTATTAAAGATACTTAATGATAATCAACCAGGAATTTATAAGATAGGTGAAGTATATGGGTAATATTAAAAAAATAACACCAGTCGGTAATTTTCAAACTTATGATTTAGAAGTTAATCATCCAGATCATCAGTTTTATTTATCTAATGGGATGCTGACATCTAATTCACATTCTGTTTTATACTCTATGACAAGTTATAAAACTGCGTATTTGAAAGCACATTATCCTATTGAATTTTTATTATCTAATTTAATGATGGAAGTAAAATCAAATTCTCCAGATGCAAAAGCAAATATTGAAAAAATTAAGAAAGAAATTAGACAACATAAAGTAAAAATTATTGCCCCAGACATAAATAAGTCACTATTGTCCTATACAATGGAAGGTGAAGATAAATTAATTACGGGTTTGGATGCATTGAAGTATGTAGGTGAAGATGCTATTAATGATATTATTACTAAGAGACCATTTACTTCATTCTTAGATTTTATGTCAAGAGTAGATTCAAAGAAGGTAAGAGCTAATACAATTCAAGCTTTGGCAGCTTCAGGCTGCTTAGATAGTTTTAATATTTCTAGAAAACATATGTTTTTATATTGTTCAGATTATAGAAAGAAACTACAAGTTTGGATGAAAAAACATGATCCATCTAAGGAAGATTTTATTTATCCTTGGGTAAACGAACAAGATTGGAGTTTATCAGAAAAATATGCGTTAGAACAGTTTTACTTAAACGAGTCCTTTATTTGTAAGCCATATCAAGCTTACAAGGCTTTCTTTGCCGGGGATCATAGAACAATCAAAGATATTAAAAAGGCGGGAAATAAATCTACAATTGAGCCAGTAAACTGTATTATTAGAAGTTTTTTCGAATTTAAGGTAAAAAAAGAAACTAGCAAATACTACGGCATGCCAATGATTAAGGCTATTATCGAAGATAAGAATGGTGAGCAGTGTTCTTGCACTATTTTCCCAGATAGGTGGGCAGACGTACAAAAGCGTATTAAAGAAGTAAATAGTAAGGCGGAATTTGATACGGGCATTGCATTAAGCTTTTCTGGTACTACCAATATTTATGAAGATGATATTGGAATTATATTAAATCAATTGTTTGATTTATCTGTTCAACCAGCAGTTCCAGCAGATTTAAAGCCTAAAAAAGTTAATTTAAAGCTAGCTAAAGCCAAAGGTGCCGCCGCAATAAATGAAAATGTAATCGAAAATCCTAATGATCTCACTAACTTAATGGAAAGAATTGAAGATGCCTTGTATGATGAAGGGCTAATTGACTTGGATGAAGATGTAAATGATTGATGATATATATGATGTATGTTGAATAGATTTTATTTCAAGTCTATCAATAATGTGAAATATAGATATGCTTACGTTGCAATATTTATTGTAATGATGATATATTGCAACAATGTTAGGTATTAGACAATTTAAGACCATTATCTGTTAAACAAAATTTATTAGATGGTACTTCAAAGGTAAGACATGAAAACTATAAAATTATCTGAGTGGTGTGATAAAAGAGGTGTCAGCTATTTAACAGCATGGCGTTGGTTTAAAAAAGATAAAATGCCAGTAAATGCCTTTCAAACAGAAACAGGAACAATTTTAGTAGAGGATGATGAAGATATTTTTGCACCTCCTACTTCAGAAGAAACTCAACAAGATAATAGTTTAGCCATCTTTCTAAAAAAGACAATTGAATTTAGTAAAAATAATTCGACCGTAGAAGATTTTGCTGGTTATATATTATCTAATTTTCAATTAAAGTTAATCGGGCAAGATCAGCCTAAGTATTCCAGAAATAAACCAAAACCAGAGGAAGTACAGAAGCACTTTAAAAAGTTTCTTCCAACTAATGTTGAGAAACCTGTTCCATGTGCATTTATTCCTGAGCCAGAGGTATGGGAAACAATTACAGACAACACAGAAACTTTTGTAGGGACTAATGAGTCAGGAAAAAAAACTGACCAAGGGCTGGTAAATCAAATTCGCCTCGGCGATGAAGGTGTCCTCGTAACGTCTGAAGTTAGTATGGAAGAAGCTAATTTTTCAGAAGTGGAAGACCTACAACAAACGTTATCAAATGAATTATTTATAGTAAATTCTGACTTTCCCACTAAAGTCAATTTTTCTAGTCTTTCATTTAATGGAATTCCAGAATCTACTGGAGGCGTACAATTATGTTCGGATTTAAATCCACAAAATTATACCTACTCTACTAACTATGCCTCCAGTAGTTTTCTTGGATCTTCAGACGCTTCATTATCTCTTCATGATAGTCCAGTATTTGTTGGACTATATAATGCACTTAATAAAGCAGATTCAGCTTTGTCTGAAAAACCTAAAAGAGGAAGACCAAGAAAGAAATAAAATGAATAATTTAAAAGTCATAAAATCTAAATTATTAAATTTATATGCAGATATAAATAAAGTGAGCGAATAATGAAATGTAAATCTTGTGAAACCGAAATTAATCCAAAATGGAAACACGCAATTGATACTAACAAGTGTCCTTTTTGCGGCGCAGAAATTATGGATGAGCAACTTAAGACTTTATTCTTAACTTTAAGTGCTACAATAGAGAGCTTGTCTGCATACCCAGATCAACTTAATGATTGGATGTTATTAAATCACTCGTATGTAAAAACTGATTCTCCTACACTAATTAATTTCTTACCTAAATCTATAGTTGAAGATTTAAATACTAAGTTAGAAAAAACAACTGTTGTTAAAGTAAAATCCGCTAATGGTGAAGAGGAAGAAGTGGAGGTGAAGAAAATTCAATCCGATCAGAAGACGGATGAATTTTTTAAAAGAGCCGAAGCAGTTAGACCAAATATTGATGGATTCAAAAATACTGCCGACAAAACTCAACATCTTAAAAGCTTGGCAGCCCAAATCAAAAAAGCAGGATCAAGTTCTGGAGCTGCGCTCATATCTGAAAATGACGGAGAAGGGGCAGATCCTGAAGAGCTAGCTGAATTAGGATCTATGATGCAATATGATAACCCAATCGCTTCTTCTTTATTAGATACTAATGATGATGAAATTCCAGCGGCAGTGTTGGCTATGGCTAACTCTAAAGGTGGATTAACTTCAAATAAAGATTTATTAAAATTGCAACAAATGCACGATCGCGTAGCTAATTCTAGAGATAATTTTGAATCCGGCGCCAGTCGTGGAAAAAATAGTTTTTCAAGGTCAGGTTAAAGTATAATATGTTTACTAAACAAGAAATTTTAAAATTTATCGACTTCGCTGAGTCAGGATTAAATCATATTCATCCGCATTGTGTTTATTGTGAAAAGACTAAATTTATTGATGCTTGGATAAGTATTGAGAGATGGGATATAAAAGTAAATACAGTTATTGTTAATCCTATTTCAGAAAAAAAATTAAAGGCTGAATGCTCTTTTGATATAAATTCTGTAATTCAATTGAATGATGATTGTCCTGAAGATAAAGTAATTTTAGTAGGAGACGTTAATTATGATGATCCAGAAGAATTATCATGTGCCGTTTGTATATATTATGTGTAAGGATAATTATGTCAATTAGAGTTGTAGATAATAAAAGACTTGAAATGACTCAAGACGAATGGGGTATGTACGAAAAAATAGTTAAATCTTACACTACATTAACTAATAAAGGTGAAGATTTATTTATGGATTTGTTTGAAACAGATGCTAGTGGAATTATTATTTTTTTAAAACCACCCAGCAAACGGCAAACAAGTTTTGAAGTATTTTTATTTTTAATGTCACTGATGCAGCATCAACATTTAAGATTAATGCAAGACCAAGTAACCGATATATGTAGTCAAATGAAAGCAAAAATTGCTGAATATGACGAAAAATTAAAAAACAAATAATAATTTATTTGTCGAGAAAAAGTTCAGCAGTTTATATTAAGAGGTAAGACACCATGAGTGAACAAGTAAGACTTGGTGATTTGTTAGGAGATCAGTTAGAAGAAGACTTTATAAGTTTTGATTTAACTGAAATACAGCAAGTATTATCAAAACTTCAAATTGAAGATGCAATTGATTTGGCACATGCCGAAATGTTGCAACAACAATCTTTAAGAGGGGCTGATATATTAACAGAATACTTAGGTAAAATAGTCAAGACAGTTGGCTACCTAGAGACTAAAGTAAATAGTACAAAAAATAGAGTATCCTTGGAGTATACTGCTCCTGATGGATCAAAAACAACAGCTGATATGAAAAAGTGGGCAGGTGAATCTTCCACTGACGTAGAAGCAGTACAAATCAAATTAGCAAAAGCAAAGGGTAGTAAAGTAGTACTAGAAAAAAAATATGACATATTAATTCGAGCGCACCATCATTACAAAGATATTGCTGCCGGATTAAGAAGAACTATCTTAGGATATGGTCTAAAGCCAGAAAAAACGGCTGAGGGCTGGGAATAAATAGAAAATAAGCTTTAATTAAAAATCTTTTAAAGATAAAATAAGTAAAATAGCGGTCAGATATAATCTAGTAGGAAATCAAGTCCCGGAGCGTGGGAGATAAAATGTCAGACAAATTAGATGCGTTTTTTAAGAGTTATGCAGATTCAGCCGATCAATTAGATTATAAATTTGCACATGAAACTATTGGTCAAAAACTACCAGTAATTCAAACCGGTTCTTTATTATTAGATGATGCTTTGTCTTCAGGTGGATTGCCAAAAGGAAGACTTATTCAATATTATGGTCCAGCAGGATCAGGTAAAACACTCATGGCAATGATTGCTATGAAACAAGCTCAAGCAGAAGATCCAACATCTCAACAGCTATTTATTGATGCTGAAGGTACTTTTGATCCTACTTGGGCAGAGGCTCTAGGTGTTGATACTTCAAGAGTTATCTTAGTTGAAGGAGATACTGCCGTTAATGGTAGAAAATGTTTTGAAATGGTTCTTGGTGTTCCTAAAGAAGATGCTAAGACACATATTCTTAAAGGTAAATCTAAAGAAGGATTATTAGATAAAATTGTAGCAGGAGAATTCAATATTAATATTGTTGTACTTGATTCATTAGGATCAATTATTCCTCCTGGCGAAGACGTTTCAGCTGTTGGTAAAATGAATATGGCTTTACTTGCTAGATTTTTAACTACAACTTTTCGTAAATTGTCACTAGAGGTTAGCAAAGCTAATATCCCTTTTATTATTATCAATCATAAAAAAGCCAATATGGATCCATATGGCGTTGATCATTCTTTCTCTGGCGGAAATAGTTATGCTCACTTTTTGAGCGCTAACGTTTATTTTGAACCAGTTAATAGAGCTGATGCTAAGATTCTTGATGAAAAAGAAAATAAAATTGGTCAAACTATCCGTGCCACGATAGAAAAATCAAAATTTGGTCCTTGGCCAAGAAAATGTGAATTTAAAGTAGACTTCGGAATTGGTGTTATAGATCGTCACATCGAAGTCGCTCAGTTAGCGATTGATTATGACGTTGTCAAGAAGCCAAGCACAGTATCTCATGAATATGGGGATTATAAGTGGGTAGGATTTGGTAAATTCTGTGATGCTTTACAGAATGATTCTGCTTTATGTTTAGAGTTAGAAGAAAAAATTTCTAGTGCTCGTGATAATAGGCTTGAACTTAAAAGAGCTGAACAACAAGCAAAGTTAGCAAAATCCATTGACGTTGAAGACACTTCTGATGAAGCTCCAAAAAAGCGTGGAAGAAAGGCTGCCCATGTCGAGTGATATTGGATTAAGTGTAGTAGGAATACCAAATGTTGGTGGAGTATCTAAAAAGCCACCACATTTAGTGGAAATGACTGAAGGTAAAAATAAAATTTATTTCTTGTCTTTAGATAAACCAGAACTTCTTTTAGGATTTATTCAAGTGAAAGGTTGCTTTGTATCGTCAACTGAAATTGAAGTTGCGTTAAAAGATATAGTTACATTTATAACTCAAATTTCAAAAGAAAATATTTTTGAAATGTTACTTCCATCACATAGAGTTTTATCAATAAAAAATTTGCTTTTTAAAGCAAAATAAATAACAAAAATAGTAAGAAAGTGAGCATAATATGGCATCTAATAGTAAGAAAAATGTACGTAGAAGAACCGTTGAAAACAGCGTAGAAAGTGTTGTTTTTAATGGAGTAGTAAGTGTGGTAAAAGGTATGAGAAAAGGCACTGCTTGGACCGGTACAATGACCGATTTAACCAATGCACTAGTATCAACTTTAGGTAGAAAAAATTCTGCTATGTTACCAGGCTCCCCAAGTGCTCTTAGAGTAGTATTGAATAGAGTCGTTAGCAGATTACGTAACAATAAAGTTAGTGTAAAGTTTGGTCGTACAACCGATCATAATCGTACTCGTTATGTTAGATTTTCACGTTAAGTGTTAAAAAGATAATAAGTTCGTTTAATGTTAAATAGAAAAGTACTTATAGTACAATAGATAATAACAGGAGAATAAAATGACAACAACATTCGGTGAAGTTAATTGGAGTGATGACGTATATACTGGTGGAAACAAGAAAGAGTCAAATAAGGATATTTGGCTTAAATTAGATGAGGGTGAAAATGAGGTTAGACTTATTACTCAACCCTTTCAATTCTTAGTTCATAAATACAAAAAAGACGAAACTGACAAGTTTGGTCAAAAAGTATATTGTTCAGCTGTTCATGGCAGCTGTCCATTGTGTGATATGGGAGATAAAGCAAAGCCACGTTGGTTGCTTGGCGTAATTAGCCGTAAGACTAATACCTATAAGATTTTAGATATTTCTTATGCTATTTTTTCTACAGTTAGAAAATTAGCCAAGAATCCAAAATGGGGAGATCCAACCAAGTACGATCTTAATATCGTAGTTGACAAACAAGGTGGCGCAACTGGATACTATTCAGTACAACCAGTACCAAAAGAGCCATTATCTGCCGCGGATCAAGTTATCAAAGATAGTGCTGATTTAGATGAATTGAAGCGTAAAGTAACTCCACCAACTCCTGATTTGGTTCAAAAGAGAATTGACAAGATTAATGGTGGTTCAACTGGTGCCGTTACTGCAGCTGTAAAGCCAGCCGTAAAAGCCCCAACCGTTAGCATGACTGACGATGAAGAGTTGGATGGTTCTTTTCCAGCTTATGATGGACAATAAGCTTTAATAGCTTAAATGAAGTGTGAAGAAAGGGATACAGTGATGTATCCCTTTTTTATTTGTTATATAATACTCTATGAGTAAAATTGTTTTAGGTATAGATTGTTCTAGTTCATGTATAGGATATTGTGTATTAGAAGTAGATGATAACGAAATTAAATTTATTTCTGCTAATTATTTAAAGCCTTTAAAAAAAGGTTCTATTATAGAAAGAGTAGTTGATACTAGAAATAAGATAAAGTCTATTATAGAAGAAATAAAACCAGACTATATTGGTATTGAAGAAATTATTCAATTTATGCAAGGCAAAAGTACTGCTAAAACAATTATTATGTTAACTACATTTAATAGAATGGTTTGTTTATTAGCCTATGATTATTTAAAAGCCAGTCCAGATATGTTTAATGTGATGTCTATTAGGCACGGATTAAAAGAAAATAATATCTTCCCAAAAAAAGAACAAATGCCCGAGCTTGTCGCTAAACATTTAGGAATTACATTCCCTTACCAGTTTAACAAAAAAGGTAAAATAAAAATAGAAAATTATGATATGGCGGATGGCATTGCTGTTGCTCTTTATCATGCTTTATTGTTGACTGGCAAAGTGAAACCCAAAGGTAAGAAAAAATGAATCGTAGTGAAGCTTATTCAAAGTTAGAAATTGATCCGACAGCAAGTGATGATGAGGTCAAGAAGAAATTTAGAGAACTTAGTAAAAAGCTCCATCCAGATAAAAATCCTGGAAATAAAGATGCCGAAGCCAAATTCAAAGAAATAAATGAGGCTTATCAAAGAATTATTAATCCTGGACCAAGAGAAATAAATGAAGATCAATTTAGCGATGGTACTGGCGGAATAGGTTTTGATTTTAGTGGATTTGGTTTTTCTGGCGGAGGAAACGTACAAAGATTTAGGCACTCAGAACATATTCAATGTTCAACAAACATTTCTTTTATTGAGTCAATTTTAGGATGTAAAAAAGAAATAAAATATACTAGAGATATTAAGTGTAATACCTGTAATGGACAAGGTAAATTTAAATTAAATACTGGTTGTAAAAAATGTGGTGGCAGTGGTCATGTCATGATTCAACAACGTGGTATGATTATGGTTCAACCTTGCGATCTTTGTTTTGGAAAAGCACAATCTAAAAAATGTGATGTTTGTAGTGATGGAATTATTAAAAGTGAATCATCTGTTAATGTAACTATACCTGGTGGAGTTCATGATCAAAATGCATTAAGATTAAATCAAATGGGTAATTTTGTAGGTAATCTTGGACATATAGATCAATATACTGATGCTTTTCTTGTTCTAAATGTAGAAAAAGATAAAGATATGAGACTTGAGGATGAATTTGTAATTAGTGATTTAAATATTACTTTATTAGATGCTATTAAAGGATGCACTAAAGTTATAAGAACTGTTATTGGTGATAAAGATATAAAAATAGATCCGTTATCTAGAAATAAAGAAGAGGTCATTATTCCTAATGCAGGAATTAATAAAATAGGATCTCATAAAGTTATTTTAAATGTATCATATCCTGTTGATGTAGAACCTTTAATTAAAGCATTGGAGTAATAATGTTTTCTATGAGTTGTTCAATTAAAGGTTGTTATAAGCAAATGGAACCTTATATAGATCCTAAAACAGATAAAGTTTATTGTTCTATTTGTGATGGAGAATTATTAAATGTTACACATTTTACTAAGGTTCAATTAAAATCAAATAAACAATTTAGAAAAAAGAATTCTGTTGCATTTGGGGTTAAGTGTAATTTATGTGGAAAAGATGATCGTCCACTATTAATGGGTAAGGATATAGTATGTGCAGGTTGCAAAAAACCACTAGATCAATTGAGTGAACCTTTTAAGATTATGTTGAGAGAAAAATTGAAAAAACAATCAGATGAATAATTTTGAAAAAATTTCAGATTCTTGCAGATTCTTATTACAAAATTATCCTGATGCACAGGCATGTCAAGATTATTTAGATTCGAGAGTGAGTAAAGATTGTCAAGAGGTATTTAAGTTTGGATATTTCCCAGGCATGAATAATATTGATGTAATATCTTCTTTGGTTGGAATGGATTGTTTAAAAGAGTCTTCTTTAATTTTCACTAAAGAAATAGAAGATTCTCTTTATCCTAGAACCCTTAATTTTTGTTATTTTGAAGACTATCCTCTTATTATTCCATTTAGAGATTGTTATGGTTCAGTTGTAGCATTAGTAGGAAGAACTCTTTTATCTGAACATGAAAGGCAAGAAAAAAGTATTTCAAAATATAAAAACACTTTTGGTTTTACAAAGACAAATCATATATTTGGTTTATACGAAAATAAAAAATCAATTATAGAAAAAGATAGTGTCTTTTTAGTTGAAGGACAATTAGATGTTATTAAATCTTATGAGAAAGGATTTAATAATGTTCTAGGTATTGGTTCGGCAAGTTTATCACAATATCAGTTTTCTTTAATTACAAGATATACAGAAAATGTATTTTTGTTATTAGATAATGATGAAGCAGGTTTAAAGGGAAGAAAACGTATTATAGATAAATTCGGAAAATATGCAAATATACAAAACTTTTATCTTCCACAAAAATATAAAGACATAGATGAGTATTTAAAAGATGTATCGTATGAAAATATGGAATTAAGCATTGAGAATTGATATATACTTGCTGTGTATAAAGTATATGTAATTGTAAATAAAATTAATAATAAGATGTACGTAGGATACACTGAAGTACCACTTGAAGTTAGACTTCAAAGACATATTAGTAAAGCAAAACAAAGTAGCTCTACTTCACTTTTTAAAGCTATAAGAAAATATGGTGAAAATAATTTTAATATTAGAATGATTGAAACTTATTCTAATAAAGAAAAAATGATTCAAGGTGAAATAGATTGGATTGCCTATTTTGATACTTATAAATCTCCTTGTGGGTATAATGATACACCAGGAGGCGAGGGTGGACCTACTAATTTAGGTAAGAAATTTGATGATGAGCATAAATTGAATATGTCTCAAGCAGCGGCAGGTGTGCCCAAATTAAATAAACGTAAGTTTTCTGAAGAAGTTGAATTGGAAATTTGTAGATTATATGTGGAAGAAGAGATGTCTACATATGCTTTGGCTAAAAATTTTGATTGTTATAGGAGTGTTATTCAGAATATTTTAATTAGAGAAAATATATCTATTAGACAATCAAATTATATAGGACATTTTAATGGTAGAAATATATTTACTTTAGATCAAGAAAAAGAGATATGTGAATTATATGCAAATGAAAGTATAACAAGAACTGCTTTGGCTAAACAATTTAATTGTGGTAAAACTACTATTAGAGATATCTTGTTAAGACATAATGTAAAATTATAAAAGGACTATTATGGAAAAGAGAAAGAATCGCTCAGATAAGTACCAATATATATTATTAGAAACTGTATGTTCAAATGACATGATGGAAGCCTTCTGTAATGAAGATTCTATTTCTGCTAGACTTAATCCATTTGAATATAATGAAACACTTATTGAGCTTGAAGAACAACTCAAAATAGAGTTCTGGAGAGTGGTTGATACACTATTAACTCCAAGACAAAAAGAAGTAATTAGACTTTACGCTGATGGCTATACCCAAATGGAGATAGCTAAAATGCTTAATGTGAATCAAAGCAGTATAACAAAGTCACTTAACGGAAATGTAGATTATAAAAATGGGAAAAAGGTATACGGAGGCGCGCGCAAGAAGATTAGGAAAATTATAGAGAACGATGACAAGATTAAAGACATCCTTAATAAAATGCAAGCTGCCCGTGATGAAAAATGGTAAAAAGAATTTCTACAATTAGGGTAATAAAACTTACAAAGTGTTAAAAAATATAGATGGAGAAGAGATTTGGTATTTGGAAGGTAAACTTCACAGAGAAACTGGTCCAGCTTATATTCATAAGTATTTTAAGAAAGCAAAATATTATTTGTATGGAGAGCAAGTTTCAGAGGCAGATTTTCCTAAAAAATTAAAACTTTTAGTCTTTTGGTAATATTTTGGAAAATATAAGTGGCTTTAATTATTAATAAAGTCAGAATATTATCAATATTTTCTTATCTACGATAGGGATATGTTCGATTTTACGGGAGTCGTAATGACAAAGTTTTCAGTAGATTATACGGGTGTTGAGCAGAAAATCTATAAAAAAGCTTATAGATTATCAGATGTTAAGGATCAACTTGAGACCGTAGCATTTGATATCGTAAGATTTAAAGATGGTGATAAATCGGCTGATCTTTGGCAAGTCCAGAGCGCAGAGGATGGCGATTACATTGTCTCTATTTATAATGAAGAAACAGAAGAATTAAAAGCTGATGCTGGTTGGGAAGTATTTCTTTCCAAGACTGCCGGAGATCTTCAAATTTCTTACAAAGGCGAGCCAATTGTAAAATTAGCTGCCAGTAAACTTGGTGTACCAGCCAACGAACTCCATAAGGTTCCAACTTACTTACCTGCTAAATTAGCAGAAAATAAGAAATTAGTGAAAGCTTTATTAAGTCAATTGACTCCATCAGCTAAAAATGCGGTATTAATTAAGTACCCTGAGTTAGTCTAACCATAATATAGGACGCTAAATGAGCCACGAAAAAATAAATCAACTAATTGGTTTTATATCTAAGAACTTAGATGATAATGAAAAATTAGCAACTCCAGTTCTTTCTGCCAAATTAGCAAAGTGTGTGGATGCATATCCTCATGATCAAACTTTAGGGGCTATGGCAACTGTCATTAACAAAATGGCATCAAATAATACCCTTTTTATTCGTAAAGCTGATTTAAAGTCCCTTTATTCTAAACTTTGGTCTCGCAATACAAAATTCGCTGAACTATTTCAAGATGAATTAGGTTTACAAGAGGAGTCATCTTCAGTTACAACTTATAAAAGAGATGACTCTACTGCTGAAGTTAAGGCATATGAAGTAGCTGATCCAATATTAGCTAATGCACTTACCAGCGTATTTAGTGATGGTCCTCTTAAGATGTATTCACAAAATCTTGCTGATAAAGCAATTAAATCTGTAGCATCTACTTTAGATGCTTGGAATTTAAAACCATCTCAACTTGAAGTTGATAGTGGTAGTGATAAATTTTTAGTAATTAAAGCCAACTATGAAACCCCAAAAGGCGTAACTAGCTTTTATGTTCCTGTTGAAGTTAATGGAAATAAAATTGTAGAAGCTTCAGTATTTATGGGAAATGCTGGTCCTCAAGATTTAAATCATGTAACTATTAAGTCTTATTTAACTAGTTTTGCTGGAAATAAGCTTAAAATTAGTGGATCTAATATTTTAGATGTATTAACAAAAGCTGCGTCTGAGAACAGAGAAGTTTCTGATACTGAATTAGCATTAACTAGATTAAATGCTAAAAGAGAAGGAAACACTGAGTTTTCTGCAAATCAAATTGTTGGACTTACAATTGCAGAATCTGTTTCTGATGTAAGTGTTCCACAACACAAAGATTTTTCTACTTTCGAAGAACAATTAGCTTCACCACATGGTCAAGCTTATTTTGAATTCGGAACGGCTGTAACTGCAGGCATTTCTTATTTAAATAGAGAATTGTTTAGCTTTGGATTTAAGAATCCACAAGTTGTTGTTGCAAAGAACGATAAAAATACTGTATTTTACAGTGTAGCTGTTGATGGTGGTAAAATTGCTTTCACTGTACCAGTAAAAATTACTAATAGTAAAGTAATGATTCCATCAGTTATGTTGTGTAATGGAAGTGTAGCACCATTTACCGCTGACTCTATTAATGAATTACGTGCAAAAAATGCATCAGATTATAAAGCCGCTGCCGTTGCATCTCCTCAATTTTCTCTTAAACCAAGTGATTTAGTAAATAATATTAGAGTTGCTTTGGGCGAAAGCAATCATGCTAAGGCTGAAGATGCTTTAAATGTATTAGCTAATTGTGGTGATGAAAAGGCTTATGCAACAGGATTCCAAATTTACATGGATGGTCTTTCTGGAAAAAAAGAATCTTCTGCACAGTCTACATGCTGCATGATTTTAAAGAGTGCCAGCAGTCAACACCCAGTATGCGGTCATACAAACTTACCAATTCATAAGGTCTATCAAGACAAGGATGGTAATTGCCGTCCTCTTTACAGAAGAGGCATGGATGAGACCTACGATGGTGCTACATTCATGAACTCCAAAATCTTTGGATAATCATGAGAATATATAGACTAGCAACTTTACTTACTGCTAAATATAAATTTGCGGAAGATGCAGGAAATATAGAAAATTCCTTGCGCAAGCAAATTTCTGTACTTTGGAATTATCCTAATAAATTATTTCCTGTTCTTAAAGCTTGTGCTGATTCTGGAGCCGGGAAAGCCAAAACTCCTCATGAAAAAAAAGCTATTGCAGGATATAAGTTTTGTAAAAACTTATTAGATTTAATTGAGTATTTAAAAAACAATGCCCATACTTTTAGTTTGGGTGAGATTAGAAAAGTATTACTTCATATTGTTAATTTAATTGATGGTAATAAAGATTTAACCTTTGGTGTTGATGGAAAACTTTCTAAAAAGTCTCCTTCTGATTTAGTTGCCACACAGTTTCCACATGTTTCTGCTTTAATATTTGAGTTGATGCCAGTTGTTAGAAGACATGATATTAAAGTTAGAAATGATATGCAAGGAAAAGCGAGAACAGGTTTATCTAGAATATTAAGTTTATCTAGTACAATGTTAGATGAGCTTAAACAATTGGAAGTTATGTCTCCAGAGAAATTTACCCATGATTCTCCTGATGTTGATATTAATCAAGAAAATCCTGAAAGATTTGCGCCCCAACGTGCGCCTTTAGCTCATAATGATATTATAGACTTTTTAAGACAACATGGTGATGATTATGGTCTGTCTTCAAAAGAAGACTGGAATACAGTATTTGAGCATGATCCTGTTCTTAGAGAAGAAATAACTAGCGTTATTAATGCCTTAAATAGAGGGCATAGTCCAGTAGATGGTTTGGCTGTCAGAGAAGAAATAAAGCAAATTTTACAAAGACACAAAGATTTACAACCAACTAATGCACATCTTTTTGAAGAGACTGTTTAAGGAGCACTTATGAGAATTGCAGAACTATTAAATTCAATAGCATCTTGGTTGGAAAGCCCAGATAATGAAGCTTTATTACTAGCTGAGTATGATGAACAATGCTTAAAAGTTGTTGCAGAATCATGTGTTTCCGCTGCTGCTGCTTTAAAGAAAGCTGCCACTAAAGTTGAATCTATTGAGCCTCCAGAAGAATCTTTAATTACTGAAGAATCAATTGAAGGAATTGCTAACTTAGCATCAGCCCTAGATTCATCAGGAGATCCTGAACTTATGAAACAGGCTTCTGTATTAGATGAATTATTACTTACAATTGCTGCACCTCCAAATGCTTTAAAAGATAAAAAAGCTGCTGAAGATCTTAGATTAGAAGAGCTTAAAAAAAAATATCATAGTGCTAAAGAAGAAATAGATGATAATAATAAAGTTGCTGAATCAATTAAAGCTATTGATAAAAGTAATATGACTAAAGAATATAGAATTTTAGAAGCTCCATTAAGTACAAGATACTGTCCAGATCATGCTGGAGTTCAAATTTCTCGTATTGGTGAGCATTTTTGGCAATGTGAATTAGATAAGAAAACTTATAACTTTGAGACAGGTTTTGAGTTAAATAACGGCACAAAAGTTCCTGGTGGTGATGTTGCAAATCAAACCCAAGGATTAAGTAACCCAACTGAATCTATTTTTGATACACGCGAGGGAAGGCTCGAATCAAACCAACCATAATTTGATATATTATGAGTAATGTCTCCAGAAAAATTTATAACTAAAGCTATTAATATTCATAATGATAAATATTGTTATGATAAGGTTAATTATATTAATTGCAAATTAAAAGTTCTAATAATTTGCAATCAATGTGATAGTGAATTTTATCAAACACCAGACAATCACCTTCAAGGTAAAGGTTGTCCAAGTTGTGCTATAAAAATAAACTCTGCTAAAAAGCGTAAAAATATTAATGTTTTTATTGATGAAGCTAATATTATTCATAATTTTAAATATAATTATTCATTAGTTTCAAAAGAAAATTTTATAAATAAAGACATTAAAATACCAATTATTTGTATTTTATGTAACGAAATTTTTAATCAAACTCCAGGTAATCATTTACATGGTAATGGTTGTCCCACATGTTATTATAATTCTAAGTTTTCAAATAAGGAAGAGTTTATTAAACAAGCTATTATAGTTCATAAAAATAATTTTAATTATGATAATATAATTTATATTTCCAGTAAAATTAAAATTAATATATTGTGTAATAAATGTAATAATTATTTTAATCAAAATCCTTGTAATCATTTACAAGGACAAGGATGCCCATTTTGTATAAATTATATCTCAAAATCAGAAATACTATGGCTTGATAGTTTAAGTATTTCAAAAGAAAATAGGCAATACAATATTTATATTGATAAAAAACTTTATAAGGTTGATGGATTTAATCCAGACACAAATACTGTTTATGAGTTTTATGGAGATTATTGGCACGGCAATCCTATAAAATTTAATAGTAAAGACATAAATTTAAGTACAAATACAACTTTTGAATTTTTATATGAAAAAACAATAAAAAGAGAAATAACATTGAAAAATAATGGATTTAATGTTATTTCTATATGGGAAAGTGATTGGAAAAATGTCTAAACCTTCAATGAAACGTATTTTAGAACATCCTGACAAAGACGAATTTATTTCTAAATTAGTTATGGGGTTTTCCCCGAAGGATGTGCATGATTGGTTATCATCTAAATATACAAATGTAAGTGAATCTAAATTTGTTATTGCCGAGAAAAGTATTAAATCTTTTCAAGATAACTATTTAGATATTTATTCAATTATTCAAGAAGATATAGCTAAAACCAAATTAGCAGTTAATAAATCAACTGAAGATCAATTAGAATTTGCTGTAAATAATTCTCAAGCCTATAAAGATATTATGCTTAAAACGGCTGGTCAAGAATTAGATATTAGAAAAACAATTAAAAGCTTATGTGTTGCTATTGAAACTAGATTAGCACAAGTTTTCGATGAAATTCAAGAAGATCCTAGAAATATAAATACTAGAATAGATAGACTTCTTATAGAATATACTGAAGTTCTTGGTAATATTTTAGAAAAATATTATAAATTTACTGAATCTCCAGCGGATCAAGTCGTACAACATAATGTTACATTACAAGTAGTAGATCAGCATATTACGGTATTTCATGATGTAATTAAGGAAGTTTTATCTCAAATGGATCTTGAAACTTCTCTATATTTCATGGAAGTTTTTAATGATAAAATGGCTAAATTAAAGCCACCTAGCGAGAGAGCTATTATTCCAACTGAAGTCAGGTTGGCTGAAGCTAAATTACTTAATGAAAACATTAGTAAAAAACTAAACGAGTAAATTATGACTAAAACATCGCCTACTGAAAATATTAATGTTTGGGAATCTCCAGTTGAGGATTTTGATAATGTATTATCAGAGCCTAGCTCAGCAGATGTTCCAGCTCATTTAGAAGCTAAAATTGAAAAATTATTAAACTTTTTTAATGAAACCGGAATGGATTATGAAAAATATAATCCAGATGAAATACCTAAATTAAATTTTAATAAAAAAGATGCTTATCCAAATAATGATTATTATATGTATGTGCCTGGTCAGCATAATACTCAAAAGTGGTTACAAGCCGTTAAAGACGTATATAGTAAAGAAAGAGATGGCATTAATCGTCGCCACGCTATTCGCCATATAACATCTGGTTGGAACTTAATGGAGACTTATGACTTTCTTAACTGGCTTAAATTCTATGAAGAGGGCACTCACTTGAAATATAAAACAGCTCAATTATGGTATGAAAATGGCGAGCCCGGTTATTTTTTACATATTAAAAAAGATCAACCAAAAGAACCAGAACCTACTGTTAGTGGTAAAGATATTGATTTTGCACGTGATGATGCTTCCGAACAAATGCCCACTTCCGAAAAGAAAAAAATAATTGAAAAACAAAGACACAAAATTATTGGAAGATTAGATTCTGCTGAAAAACTATTAAGATCGCAAGATGGTCAAATGTTTGCAGGCAAAGAATTAGAATCTTTAATGGAAGCTATTTATAATTTAAAGAAAAAAGTTCAACTTGTTAATAAGTTAAGTACATCAACTAAACTTTATGAAGATATGATTATTCGTGAAGCTAATATGCTTAATAAAAAGGGCTTTGTAAAAGCTTCTGAGTTATTATATTCTGTTGCCGAGGAAGAAGGAGCCCCATCAGCCAAACCAACGGACAAATCACCTCCTGTGACTCCTCCTGCTCCTCCAGGTAATGCTTCTGGTGCACCCGGCGGATTACCATCAGTTGGACCAGGTATGCCACAAAATCCCCCAGATAGTGCTCCCAATAATCCTCCAAAATCAAAGGCTATTGATAAATTTTTAGAAAATTTGGACACAGGAAAAATTACTACTAAAGAAGATAAAAATGACATTGCTGATGTAAGTGATGTTGATGATTTAGAAGTAAATGATGAAATTTTAATTACTGAAGCTCAAGAAATACCTCCTCCACGTGCTGAACCAAAAGATGTTGTTAAAAGAGAGGCACCATTAGAAGTAAATGAAGATGATGTAGTAAGTAAAACAGATACACCAGCCGCAACAGCAAAAGATTTCGATCATATGATTGATGCAGCCTTTGCTAATTTATCTATTAATGATGTTGTTGCTAAATTAGAAGATTTAGCTAAAATTTTTAAAACTAGAGAAGTTCCAAGACAATTATCTATTGTTGATATGATGTTGGATAGTTTAGGGTTAGCTTCATTTTTCCCTTCACTTTCTGAGGCAACTAATAAGGCATTGGAATCTAATAATTATATTTCTACTCGTGTAGAAGATATTATCTCTAAATTACGTGGTGCGATGGAAACTAAAGATATTGATTTAAGAGGTAATGAACAAGAAAATAATCCAGCTGTTCAAGGCATTAAAAATACACTTAAACAAAATGAAGATAAGGAAAAAGCACGCAAAGAGCAAAGAAAACAACAACAAAATTCTGAGCTTGATAATGCACAAAAAGAAACACCTGAAGTAGAGATAAGTGAAGATTTAGCTGTACCTGAAGCTCCTATCAAGCCACCAGCTCCAAAAATTCCTCCAGCACCACCAGTCTAAGCGATGATGAATGAAATTAAAAGAACTACTTTCACAACTACAAAGCGTGCAAGAAAAAACTGGAGCATCTCCTTGCTACATTTGTGGCGGTACGCCTCGTGATCGTTATTTAAAACATTTAGAAAATATTGCTGATATTGATCTAACTACTGGTGATAAAACTGTAGAATATCTTTCGCAAGAATTTAGTGCTGAATTAAAGAAAAAATATAATGTAGAAAGAAAAACTATGTCAGATGGACATAGCACTATTTTTATTGGTAATTTAAAAATAGATTTTTCATCAAATTATAATGTACCTAATATTAATACTTATTTAAATAAAATAGGTATAAATAAGCCTACTGAAATGCAAAAAGAAATGTTCAGTAGAGATTTTACCTGTAATTCTTTATTATTATCTTTAGATTTAAAAAATGTTATTGATCCAACACATAAAGGATTTAAGGATATTGACGCTAAATTAATTAAAACTTGTTTAGATCCAGAAATTACTTTAACTACAAATAGGAATAGGGTTATTAGAGCCATTTATTTAGCTTGTAAATTAGATTTTAATATTGATGAAAGTATAGTTAAATATGTCAAACAACATCCTGAATCTGTTAAAATTTCTACAAATAAAGTAATGTCAGAAAAATTAAATGAAGCTTTTGCTAAAAATCCTGATAAAGCCTCGTTTTATTTAACTAAAATGAATTTATGGAATTATATTCCTATTACAGAAATTGTATATCCATATTATATAAAAAATGTAAAAGGAGGTATTCTTGCCAAAAAATAAAAATCATGAATTAGATAAAGCACGTTTTGATGAGCCTCTATTTAAAAATTACGATCTATATGAAAATAATACTGGTCCAGGTGCCGGTCTTTATCAAAATATGAGTAAATACAAAAGTGTAGCTGATTTTCTTAAAAAGAAAAGAAAAAGAAATAAGGGGAAAAAGAAAGCTGCTTTAAGGATAAAAATATTAAAAGCAATTTTAAAGCAAGCTATTGATTTTCCTTTAGATGAATCAATAAAAAATCCTATTACTCCTGATGAATCAGGTATAATACAGGTTTCTTTACCATTTGGTGGAATTGCTGATGAATATCTTCCATTTAATGATCAAGAAGATAAAAGTCCAGATAAATTGGATTTTGGAAGGGATTATCAAAATGATGAATCTGATCCAAAAAATATAGAAGAAAAATTAGAGAAGGTCATTAGACCCACTCAGACACCTTTGTTAGGACTTCCAGATGGCATGGACCCTGCAGAATTAGATGCTGATAAAACTATTAGCGATAGGTCTGCTGACTATGGAATAACCGATTCTGGTAACACTTTGTTCGATAATATATCATTTTAACAAAATATTATTTGTACATATAAATGCATATGAAAGAATAAGATTTTGTTTGAGGTACCATAAATGTCATTTGAAACCACCGCCCAAGAATTAATAGTACTTGAACCAGCACCAGACATGAATAATCATGAGATGTCTATGATTCCATTAGAAATTATAGATGGTCCTGCTGAAGTAGGATCTCATTTTGACATGAGCCCATTAGAAGTTAATGAACCTGGTGAAATTTCTATTGTTATTGATGATCTGCCTGGTGCTCCAAGAGGCACTTCTGATCCAGAACCTTTATTAGAGGTTATTGAGGAAGATGATAAAAAAGATAAAGAAGATGAAAATGAAGCAAAATCTAAGAAGCCAGAAAAATGGGATTGGTCTTCAAAAGGATCTGAGGGTTTTATTTCTTGGGTTAAAGAAAGAATTGATAGCATTCCAAAACATTCAGGTTATGATACAGCAGGATTAGAGAGAGCTGTTTCTTATTTAGATAAATTGGATTCGGAAATTTCTAAAGCTATGAGATTAGATGTTGATGGCGAATTAGATGCCAATAAAATTGAGGAAGTTCGCGCCCAAATTGAAAATGGTATTGCAAAACTTCATGATAGATTAGATAAGGTTAAGCAAAGTAAGAAAAAGTCCAAGAGAAAGAAAAGCGCAGAATCCGATTCTGAGTCTTCTTTAGTTAAAGAGGGACAAAAAATTACTGGTGTTCAAGGCGTTTTTGTAACTGTTCCATTATTGATTTCTAGAATTGCCAGAATTTGTATTAATGGAACAGTTTCTGCTGGTCATGATATTGAAGATTTATATTCAAGACAAGTTAAAAAATATAAGCTAAATGATCGTGAACAAGCCGAAGTTCAACAATTACTTGAAGATATGGGCTTTCCAATGAGACAGGATCGTGGTTATTTAAGTGAAGATTATGATCTTTCATCTTCTGATAATTTTGATTTTATGGCAAATTACAAAGGTTAATTATGTCCAAAAAATATAATAGACATCAATCAGTTATTTCCAAACATTCTGACTCTCAACAAGATGAAGATAATTGGGTAAATAAATTAGAGCAATCTTTAACTAAAGATGCAGTTCAACCAAGAAGTGTTGATAATTCATTATTTCATCAAATTAATGATATCATGAATGGTGGAACTAAATCAAAATATACTTCTGTAGATGCTGCAGTTGAAGATATGAAAGCTCGTAGTGGATTAACTGCTTATTTAAGTAAGATGAATAAGATTTCTGAAGAAGAAAAAGTCAACACTAAGGTTGCACAAGAGCAAGCACCAGAAAAATCTTTAAAAGTGCCAATGGTAATTAAAAAGTGTCCACAAATAAAAAACACTTTAGAAAATATTATTCGAGATACTAAAGGTAATAATTCAATTCCAGCTATTATTGAAAGAGTGAAAAGAATTCATCATAATGATGTTTCTGAAGATAAAGATTGGGATGAAGATAGTTTTGTTAGATTAGTTAGTCAACTTAATTTAAGAGCTAAACAACAAAATCCAACGAATTATGAACAACATAATAATTTAGGCACAATGGATCAAGTAAGTGATAGTGACTTAAATCCTTCTAATACAGATGCTTTTAATATTTTGATGCCATCTTCTAACAATTAATTTTATTTAGAATGACATAATTAACCTTACATATTTAAACATTATTGTGTAAGGAAGTTTAGATGTCATCGGAAGTTTTTCATAAATTAAGAAAGTCTTTATTAAATTTAGATCCAGTTGCATTCGTAGAAAATTATTTAACATTAGATGGAAAGCCATTTAGACTGCACAATAATGGGTATAAGCCCTTCGCCGACATATATCGTTACATTGGAATTAAAGCTTTAGAACCAAATGCTAAACCTGTTATTTTAGTTAAAGGTCGTCAGGTTGGTGGAACTACTATGGCAAGTGCTCTTGAAATGTATTTCATGGGTTCTGGAATTTTTGGAGTTGGGGAAAAGTCTCCAATCAGAATTATTCATGCATTTCCACAATTAGAGTTAGCTGCCGCTTATTCTAAGACAAAACTTAATCCAATGATTATGTCATCTATTCAAATGGATGACCCAGAAAAAAAACCTGGTATCAAAATAAAATCTTACATGCACTCTCTTATGGATCAAACTAGTGCAACTAATGATTCATTACATTTTAAACAATTCGTTGGTGGTAATCATATTTGGGTAGAGTCTACTGGTTTAACTGGTGATAGACTTAGAGGTCGTACTGCCGATATTATATTCTTCGACGAATGTCAGGACACGACTAGTGAAGCTATGGGTAATTCCCTTAAGATTTTAACTACAGCTAAATATGGTAAAGCTGGTAAAGGTGTGCAGGTATTTTTTGGAACTCCTCGTCGTAAGGGATCAGATTTTCATAAAATGTGGCAAGTGTCTTCACAACAATATTATCATTTAGGATGTGAAAGTTGTGAAAAACATTTTCCGCTTTATACTCCAGAATCTGATGATTGGGAAAAAATTTGGATTACTGGATTTATTGTTAAATGTACCCATTGTGGTCATGAACAGGATAAACGTCAAGCAGCTGAACGTGGTAAATGGGTAGCTACTAAAGATACTGATGACGATGATTGTCAGATGATTGGTTTTCATATTAATCAATTATACATGCCTACTTTTACTAAAGAAGATATTCTTGGTGAAAAGCCTGGCGTTCATCCGATTAATACTGATCGTGTTTATAAAAATGAAGTTCTTGGAGAATTTTTTCAAGGCGATACCTCTCCAATTACAATTGAAGAAATTAGAGAAAAATGTGGCGATGTTGGTAGAAAATTTAGAGCATCTATTGCTCCGGGCGAAGAACCAATAGTTGTTTGTGGAATCGACTATGGTGCTAGAAATGATTTAGAACAATTAGCTAATCCAAATAAAGCTAAAGCAGCTGGACAATCTTACAGTACGGCAGTAGTATTAACTGCTAAAGGACCTAATTTATTATCAATAGAATTTGCTACTAAATTTAAAAGAAATGATATGGAAAGCAAAAAAGGAATTATTGATCAGCTTATGAGGCAATATAGTTTACAATTAACTATTGGAGATATTGGTTTTTCTAATGATTTTTCTGAAATGATGCACACATCTTATGGTGATAAATATTTGGTGTCTAGAGCACATAATAAAATTAATAATCATATTAAATATAATCAAGATGCGTATCCAAAAGAAATTATTTTTGAAAGAGATCATTATATTGGAGAACTTTATGGTTTAATGAAAAATGGAAATATTAAATTTCCATTTGGTGATTATGAAAAAATTGCTTGGTTAGTGGCTCATTGTGCTAGTATGGAAATTAAGCCATCTATTTCTAAATTTGGAGATCCAAGCATTCATTATATTAAAGGTGGGACACCAAACGATGGATTTATGGCTTTATTAAATGCTTATATTGCATATAAATTTATATTAACTGGTGGATTTACTAATAATAATCCTATTTTACAACAAGTAGGATTTAATCAAAAACCTCTTGTGATTGCAGGATATATTCCTCGAAAATTCTAACTATGTCTTTTCATTGATATATTATTTAAAAAGCATAGTAGGTAGGTAGAATAGAGAACGAGGAAATATGCCTATTGATAAAACTGGGAAAAAATGGTTTGGACCATCCAATTCTGATAATTATTTAAATAATAGATCACAAGCTCCACAAGTTAGTGCTATTATGGCACATAATATCTCTCAACCCAGAAAAGAAGCTCTAGGAAGAGAAGTTGAACAAGGATTATATAGAGATGGTACTGATAATTCTAAAGCTTCTGAAAATGAATTAACACAAAATTCTTATGTTACATCTTCTGTTGGAGTAAATAAATTTGCTCAAGTTGTAAGTGGTGGCGGCGGAGGATTTCGTGGTGGTATGGGCGACACAGTTAAACAAGGTCCGGAAGTTTATTCTCCATTATGGTTAAATAGCAATCTAAATTTACCTCGTGATAGAGCAACTATTAATGCTTGGTGTAGAAGTTTTTATGCTTTAAACCCATTTGTACATAATGCTATTAATTTACATAGTACATATCCAATTAGTAAATTAAATATTAAATGTCCAAATAAAGATATTGAAAAATTCTTTAATGATATGATTGAAGAAATTGATTTAATGAATATTTGTGTTCAAATAGCTCAAGAATATTGGTTATTAGGTGAAACATTTGTTTATGCTGAATTAGATGAAAGTAAAGGAAAGTGGAGTCGTTTAGTAATTCAAAATCCAGATCATATGTTAGTAAAGGCAACTGTATCTGCACATGAATCTGTTATTATGTTACGTCCCGATTCTAATTTAAAAAGAATAGTTAATTCTAATAAACCTTCTGATATTGAACAGCGCAAGCAATTAAATCAACATATAATTGATTGTATTAAGCGTGGCGGTGATATTCCATTGGATAGTTTTAATATTTCTCATTTAGCTAGAAGAATTAGTCCATATGAAATTAGAGGAACTGGTTTGCCAGTTTGTATTTTTAGACAATTAATGTTATTTGATAAATTAAGAGAATCTAAATATGCTCAAGCAGATAATATGATTAATCCTTTGACATTGGTTAAAATTGGTTCGGCTGATTTTAAACCAACTGTAGCTGACTTAGAAGCTTGGAGACAAACTTTTGAACAAGCTCAAAATGATAAAGATTTTAAAGTATTTACTCATGAAGGCGTTGATGTAACTAGAGTTGGTTATGGTTCAGGTATTTATGATATTTCTGGTGATATTACTCAAATTATTAAAGAAATTTATGTTGGATTACAAGTACCACCAGTTTTGATGGATGGTGGGGCTGATACTACTTATGCTAATGGTGGTGTTGCATTAGATGTTTTAAGACAACGTTATATGCAATTTCGTAATATGTTATCTTCTTGGTTAAAGAGAAAGATTTTTGCTCCTATTTCTAAAATTCAAGGATTTTATGATTATAGTGGTGGAGAAAAACAACTTATTATTCCTGAAGTTGATTGGAATCATATGTCTATTTTTGATGCAGGAGACTATATTAATAATTTAGTCACTTTGTCTCAAGGGCAAGATGATCAAAAGAGAGTGTCTGTACATACGCTTTATCGTTCTATGGGTCTTGAATATGCGGATGAACAAAGAAAAATTAGAAAAGAAGCAATTCAAAATGCTATCTCTAAAAAAGAAAAAGTTTCTTTGGATACTATGGACTTGAATACTTTACGTGCCTTGGATGATGAGGATGAAATTCCAGAACCATCAGCCGATGCTAAAAATAATGCTTCTGTTCCAGGAGAATCTCCCAGCGCCCCACCTAATGGCGGACCTGAAGCTCCACCTTCTGGATTGCCAGGGCTAGATTTATCAAATCCTCCTCCTCCCGGTCCACCTGGCAGTGGAAGTTCACCACCTCCAAGTGGTGGAACACCATTAGCCTAATTAAAATCAAATAAGTAATAATGTTACGTATGTATAATTTAGTATTTATTTGTTAATTGTCCGTACTAAGAGGAATATCATGCAGAAAACTGCCCAAAAGAGAAGCATTCTTAATAAACTCAGAGAAATGAGCAATGTTAGCGGTATTGCTGCCGAAAAATTCTTTAATCCAGAATTTGAAAGGGTTATGAATAGCTTACGAACAGCAGATGCTAAAATAAGATCAATAGCTTCTGGTACAGAAATTGAAGGAGAAGACCCTGGAAGTGATTCTACTTCTCTTAAGGATTTAATTAAAGGAGCCAAATCAAATTTAAACAGAAGAGAATATATGACTTCTGTTGCTTTTTTAGGAAGATTTCATAAAAAACTTTATGATATAGTTAAAATTATTGATAATCTTAATGGTGATGTTGATCAAGTACATCATGATTTCTTATTTAAAGATTTAGATGAAGATCAAAGAAAACATCTTTCTGAAATGAAAAGTAGATTTGCTGTTGCTAGAAGTTCTTCTTTAATTTCTCAGGCTGGAATTATGGATTTTTTACATAATATTTCTTCTGAGCGTGGCAAAGCTTTAGCTGCTTGGGAAAAAAGATATCCAAAACAAGTTGGTAAATTAAAGAAAGATACATCTAATTTGATTACAAAATCAGAAAGTATTTTATCTTCATTACTTTCTACATTAAAAGAAATGGCTGCCGCTCGAGCAACCAGAAAAGTTGATGATTATATTAAAGCTGCAGGAAAAATAACTTCTGTTTATAATAATTATGATAAATTGTTTAGAGATCATTATACATCAAATGTTAAAGGATTTTTAGAGAAACAAGAATTATTAGCTCCTACTAAAAAAGTAGAGGATGCAGCCAGTTTAGGTAAACAAGAAGTAATACCATCTTCTTCAACACCTCCTACATCAGAAGTTTCAGATTTAGAAGTACATGAAGAAAATGATGCAATTCCTATGATTTCAAAAACTCAACCATCTCCACCACCCGTAGAAGATGTTTATGAAGATGCAATTCAACCAGGGTCTGGAACCTTTGCTCCAGGTAAACTTCCAAGTGATTTGGTCGCTAAAACACCTATTGCTCCAGTTCCTGAAACTCATGATGAAGTTCATGAAGAAGAGTTAGAAGAAATACCTCCTCCTCCTAAAAGCGCCCACAAAAAGTTTATGGACTCGCTTGAAGCGATGGCTAACGAAAGCCCTGCGTTAATGGCTATGCGTATCCGTGCATATGCAAAATCTATTCAAGCCACTGATACTTCGACTGCAGTTCAATTATTCAAATTAGCTAAATCAATCGAGGAGTAATAGATGTCTAAATTGGACTCCAATTTTTACCAGAAATTGCTTCAGCTTTCTACCAAAGTAGGTATGAAGCCTGAGGACATTCTCAATGTTATGGCTGTAGAGTCTGGATTAGATCCGTCTGCTCATAATAAAGATGGCAATGCGTCTGGATTGGTCCAAATTATGCCAAAATTTTTACCATCACTTGGTTTTAAAGGAACTCATGAAGAGTTTAGACAAACAAGTGCATCAGATCAATTAGATTATGTTGAAAAATTAATTCAAAATATGATTAGAGTTAATGGCGGACCATTAACTTCTGCTGAACAATATTATATTGGTAATTTCTTGCCTGTTGCATTAAAACTTCCAGGAGTGCGTCAAGGTGATCCTAAAACTGTAATTGTAGCTAAAAATCCAACTTCTCCACATTTACCTGGTGTAAGTGTTGAAAGAGAAAAGAAATTTTATGAATCTAATGTTGGTTTAGATGCTGACCATAGTGGAGAAATTACTTATGGTGACATTCAGGCTGTTTTAAAAAGAGCCCGTGGCAAATCAGCCTATCGTGAAGCAATTGCACAAATAGACTCATCAAAAGGAAATTCACAAGAATCTATTTTTGACAAATATTTAAATAACAAACAAACAAAACAAGTTTCTCCAAGTGTTGATACTGTTTTGTCTCGTTATTTAGCTTTAGTTGCTGATAATTCTAGTTTAAATAAAATGCATAAAAAATATTTGCCATATAACTCTTCTTTGATTAAAATTAATGCCAGTAATATTAATGAAGCTTTAGAATTTGCTAGAATATTATCTTTAGCATTAGATGAAGAGCTTTCAGCTAAAGTAAGTACACATTTAGGTAATGGTTATGTAGAAGTAGAATGTGATGCCGTTGGTCCTCAAGAAGATGTTTTTAATGCTATAGATCAATTAGCTAATTCTTTAGCTGAAGTATTTTTTGACGTTACCAAGAAAATTGGTGGTATTAGCATAAAAACACAATTAATTACCAATAAAAAGTCATCATATCAAACTGTTAACTTAAAATTGGCAGAATCAGAACACAGAAAATTTTTACTAAAATTTGTTTAAGGACTTCTAATGCGTCAACCCAAAGAAATAAGCGATTTAATTAGTAACTTTAATGAGCATCATAGAAGCAAAACATTTGCTGAGTTTATTGGAGAATTACTTAAAGATAAATTTATAGAACTTTATTTAGGAGATTCTTTTGAAGAAATTAAATTAGAACAAACAAGTATGTCATATCCTGCAGTATTTTGTGGAAAAGTAGTTGGCGCATTTAAAGAGTGTATAATTCTTAATTCATTTTATTCTGCTGACTCTAAAGGTACTAAACAATTAGGTAATTTAATTTTTGTAAATGAAAGAGCTATTAGAGCTTTAAAAGAAGTTGATGGTAATGGTACTATTAACGATCTATTTATTAAGAGTGGTTCTGAATCACTAGGAATATATAAGGATTTTGCTAAGAAAAATGACTAATACTAACGATATTCTAAAGTTAGCTAATGCATATCATAATGAATGCATTGAATTACTAAAAGAAGCCCGCATCATGAAGATGAAGGGCAAATATCGCGTTGTATCTGAAAAAGGCAAAAACTTGGGCGAATCAGACTCTAAGGCTGGAGCTGAAAAAAGATTAAGACAAGTTGAATATTTTAAACATAGAGATCAACACTCTGCAGAAGATAAAGAACTAGATTTAACTGATGTTGAAGAATTTTCTTATTCCGCTATTATGCGTAAGCTTAGAGAAAAAGCGGATAAAGAGCAAGTGAGATTATTTTTAACTTTATATAAAAAACATTTTGATAATGCTGTAAAAGATAAATTGCAAAAACCAGAAAAAGTTGCATTACAAAATGCAGTAGTTAAATTTAGTAAAAAATTCAAAATAAAATTTCCTAAGAAAATGGTTAAGAATGCTGCTATTAGTGAATTAGGTGATGCAGCAGCAGTTGGTGCTTACTTAGCTAATATTGTTAAATTTACTTTACAAAGAATTTCTCCTGAGAAAAGACCAGGTTCGCTTGAAAATTTAAAGAATAAGTTATACTCCCTTAATGAAACAGAGATAGCAAGTAAGAAAATGCCTGCATCATCTGCTATAGGACAATCTATAACATTCGTTAAGCACGTCCTATTTAACCATAACTCAACCTATATTAGAGAAGTATTAAATAATTTAGTAAGGAATTTGTAATGATTTCCAAGTTCATTCAAGTGGACAATGGATTATACAGAGGATCGGCGCCAAGTCCTAAAGACGTTCAATATCTAAAAGAAAAATATGGTATTAATAAAATTGTTAGTTTAGATCAGGCAGCTGCAGATCAAATTGCAAATACCTGTAAATTACTAAATATTAAACAAGTAGTAATTCCTTTAGATGGCACAATGCAATCATTAATTAATTTAATGTCTTATGATTTAAAAGACTTATTAATCAATGGTGGACCAACATTTATTCATTGTTGGCATGGAAAAGATAGAACGGGTCTTGTAGTAGCTTTATATGAATGTAAATATAAAGGTAAAGATCCCGAAGAAGCTATTAAAGAAGCCAAAATGCTGGGGTTTGGTGTTGGAGTAGATCCTAAATATATTAATATTTTTGAAAAATTAATTAGGGCATCGAAACCTAATACAGATAATAATAATGCAGATATAGTTTCTAATGAAAGAGAATATACTGGAGACAGTAGAGATTCATTTTTAGATGAAGCTAATAGATCATCTTTTGAAGCTTATATGGGCAAAAATTTAATGGATCGGGACGATCCAGTTTATAGTACTATAAATAATCAAAGTCCAACTCGTGAAAATTATATGGATAAACCAATAAAAGAACATTCTTTAGTGACTTCTCATATACCTCAAGTAGGACAATATGATAATAGTGCTGGTATTGCTGGTGCTGGTCCAAGTGAAAGTGTAGGCGGATTTATCCATGATTAAGAAAAAAGCATATATAGTCAATATGACATATGAAGTTTCGGATGTGGAGAAAATCCAAGCATCCCGTGCGCTTGTATTTTTTAATCATTCTTTGAAATTACTTCATTTATCAGCCGATCATTTAGATATCATGAAAACTCCTTTCAAGGATAATCCTGGAATGAGTGAAGATGATGTAATGAAAGCACGTGCTGCTCTTAGAAGATTTAGAGATAAATCTATTGAAAATTTTAATGAATTTAAAAAAGCAGCATTTAAATGCGTTAATGCTATGCAGAGTTTCTCCTTTGATACTCAAACCGTAAAATTAATTAAATCTTTCATTGCATCAATAGATGATTTAGAATATAATGTAAATAAATTTAGTGATTTATTTAATGATTTAGAATCAAAAGATTTTGCTCCAAATATAGTTAAAAATATTGAAGATATTCAATCTGAATGTCATGATATTGAAGAAATTGTTGAAGAAAGAATTAAAAGACATATTCAAAACAATATTTTAGCCACTAGTTGGGTTGATACTGTTGGAGATGAAATTCAAATGAAGATAGAAAAAAAGACTCCATTGATTTTAGACTTGTTTAATAAAAGACAAAATCAATTAAACGATATAATAAAGGAGAAGTCACAGCTTGGTGAGTGAATTTTGACATCATTAAATGGTAATAATTAAATATATAGTTACTGTTTAATCCATTCAGTGGATAAATTGTGGTAATAATTCATTATAATAAATAACAAGTTGTGGTCTCCTATTAGGAACAAAAATATGGCTTTTATAAAGCATGGTGATGGAAAAATAGTAGCTGTTGTAGAAACAGAAGAGCTTACTGATGAGCAGAAAAAAGCCGCTAAAAATATATCTGCAAGCAAAATGAAGCAATCAAAAACAGACGAAACTGATAAACAGGACGCTGGGAGTAATTAATGTTTGTTAAACTTGGTGAATTAATAGAGATTAGCAGAGTAGAGAATACAGACTCCTGTCTTCCAGCTGTTAGTCCGGAAATATTAGATAATTTTAGAAAATTTGCTACTAATCTTAAGAAAATAGCACCAAAAGCAGAAGACTTTTTATATTTCTCTGCTGTTATGATGCATGCTGCTGAAGCAGCTGCTCTTAATGATGATGGAACTCCACGTCTCACTGTAAAAGGTGAACCAGTTCAAGTAGGTTGGAATAAATCTGGTGGAACTTGGCGCTGGACAACAACTGATAGTTCTGTTAAACCTTATAGAAATTCTAATGGAGATATTTTTCCGGAAGAAGAATTAGTAAAAGCTTATAAAAAATGGGTAGGAAAGCCTCTTTGTGTGGATCATAAATCAAGTTCAGTAGACCACGTAAGAGGTTTTATTGTTGATACATATTATGATCGTAATTTAAAGAGAGTTATTGCTTTATGTGCTTTAGATAAAGCAGGATATCCTCAATTAGCAAGACAAGTATCTACTGGTGTTTCTAACTGTGTATCAATGGGTACAGCTGTTGGCAAAGCAATTTGTAGTGATTGTGCTGTTGTTGCTAAAACAGAACAAGATTTCTGTGACCATATGAGAAGAAAATCTGGTTATGGTGAAATTAACGTAGATTTAAATCCAATAGAATTATCTATTGTTGTAAATGGGGCAGATCCAAAAGCTAATATTAAGCACATTATTGCAGCAGCAAATACTCTTAATTCATATGTAGAAAGTAAATCTAATGAATTAAAAAAGATTTCAGAACAGCATTTTTGTGGCAAAATTACAGTTAGTGATGGAGCTGGCAAAGATAATAAGGTTTCAGAAATTACTATTGATGCTTCAGATTTAAATAAATTTAAGATTGATATGGAAGATGCTTTTCAGAAGTTACAAGAGATTCAAGCCTCTGCAAATATTTCTGAAAAAGATACTAATGATCTTGCATTTAATCAATCGTCGGGTTCTATTGCGATGGAAAATTCCGCAGACCCAAACACAGATTCAGGATTGGCTCCACCACACGAAAGATACGCTTCTGCTAACTTAGAAACAGAATCTATTCAAGAACTTCGTGATGTAACTAAGGTGATTGAAGAAAAGTTGAGTCAAATGAAGGTAAGTTTAGATAAGTTAGCAAATAATTCAAACACACAAGAGGAAAATATGTCAGGAACAGAACTTAATAAAAAGGGTTATTTCCAAGGTACCGAAGAGCCAAAACCCGGCCAAAAACAATATCCAGCAGATCCAATGAACGAAAAAGTTCGTGATCATGAGGATAAACATATGCAGGCTCAAGATATGGGTCCTGTTGATGGAATGCACCCAGGCGTTGATTCCGTTCCTATGTCTGAGTTAGAGCGCAAAAAAATGTTAGCTCGTGCAACTTCCGAAGAGAGAGCTATGCGTCGCACAGCTATTCTTGGTTTAGCTAAAGATGCTCTTAAGAGCAAAGAAGCTTATTTTCAAGGTGGTGGCGGTGTTAATGAGCCAACTCCAGGTAAAGTAAAATATCCGGCTGAGAAATTGAATGATCAACTTCGCGATCACGAAGATAAACACATGGTTGGTCAAAAACCATTCCCAGGTGTTGGATCTGTTGATGGATTGCATCCAAGTCCAGATTCAGCTGATATTGCTGATGAAAAGAAACGTAAAGAATTACTACAAAGAGCATCTTTAAGAGCTAGATTTGTTAAAGCCGCTAATGCTGATGGTACACAAAATATTGGTAAAAGTGCGTGGGAAGTATTCTTGGGTGACAAACTTTTGTTAACAGCTTCTGTTAATGATCTTTCTGGTCAACGTGCAGAAATGTTGTATGACAGTATTGCAACCAAAGAATTCGGATCTAAGTTAATTGAAAAAATTAAAGTACAAGGTGCTGATAAAGTACGTAGCTTAGTTAAGAGTGCTCAAGAGATGCCACCTCCTGCCGCTGAACCAGCAGCAGAACCAGCTCCAGCGTCACCAGATATGGGGGCAGCTCCAGCTGAAGATACAGGTGCAGAAGGCGATCCAAAAGCTAACGTAACTGAACTTTCTGAAAAAGTAAGAGATTTAAGTTCTGATTTAGTTGAGGCAGTTAGAGCCTTAACTGGCGAACAAGCTGAGATGGGTGATGTAGATAATGGAATGGCTACAGCAGCTTCAGGATCATTAACTACAATTAGAAAAGAACTTAATTCTGCATTAACAACTGCAATGAAAGAAGTAATTGCTGAATTAGATCAACATCAAGAAGAGCTTAATCTTATTACAGGATTATATGATAAAGATGCAGTTTCTGCTTCTAATGCTGATTTAGTTGCAGCAGTATCTGATGATGTTATTAAGGAAGCCAAGACTGCTGTTGGAGAAGGATTTAATTTACTAAGTGCATTTGTCAAATATGCTCGTGGAACTAAAGCTATTGTCAAGCGTGCACAATTTGAGGCTGAACTTGAGGCATTAGCCGAGGGAGATTCTATGAACGATGAACATGATAGTCACTCAAGTGACGATTTAATGAGTCTTATCCAAGACACTAATGCTGACTTAGATGCAGCAAAAGATATGCTTGATGAGGACTGCGATGTTGATGGAGCACTTGAAGATGAGTCTGCTCTTGATGAATTAGAAGAATTATCAGATGATAATGATTTAGATGCAAAACCAGAAGAACTTAAGAACCTTGAAGTTAAGCCAGGGACTGAAGTTCACGTAGTAGCTTCCGCTGATTTTGACAGTAAAGAGGGACGCGCTGTTCTTCGTGCCAAATTAGCTGCTGATACTCTTAAAGTGAGCCCACTTCTACATGATGCTCATCCAAAGGGCGGTTTCACCACACAACTTGATGTCAAGCCAACTGGTGATTTAGCTAAAGTTGAAGATCTTGAAGAGATTCATGATGCTATGATGGACTTAGCTAATGCTCCTCCAAAGGTTCGTAAAGAAGCTGAAGCTATTCACAAATTAGTTTCTGAAGGCAAATTGGATGTAACAGACTTAGATGCACTTGTTGCTGAAGGTTTGGATAAAGATGCAGTTTCTTATTACAAGAAATTCTACAGTCAAGTTGATGGTGGTTCTGAGTTTGCAAGTGAACTTGTTAAAGAGCACACTAAAGCTGCCTTAGAACAAGAGCTTAATACCTATAAAGTCAAATTAGGTAGAGCTTATGGATTAGCTTATGACATGGTTGCTCGTGGTTTATGTTTAGATGACAGAGCTTCTGTTGATGCTCAAGTCGAAGAAATAATGAACTTTAATGATAACTCTTTTGATTCACTTAAGAGAGTAGTAGCTAAACACAATGTCAAAACTGCCGGTCGTATGCCTCAAGTTGGTATGATTGGTTCTGGTGAAGTAAATACTGCAGCTGATGAAGGTGACTTGTTTAGTCAATTATCTTCTGCACTTTCCACCTCTAACAAAAGAAACTTTTAATTAACGAGGACATATGAAAAATAACAGCGTATCAGATTTTGTTGCCGCAACAATGGATGCAGTATTAAAGAGTGAAGCTCATAATACACTATTCGGAACTCATTACAAGACTGCTTCAGATGAGTTGCTTGCTTCCGATCATAAAGAAGAGGATTGTTCATTAGCAGATGATAACGATGCACGCAAGAAGAAAGAAAAAGAAGAGGAAGAATCTTCTTCCAGCGATTCTTCAAGTGCTGATGATAATGATGCTAAAAAGAAGAAATATAATTTTGAAAAAGATGATTCTTCAAGTGACAGTGATTCTTCAAGTGCTGATGACTTAGATGCTTCTGCAGGCTTTGATGTTGCTATTGACAGCTTGTTAACTGCATCTGCCGCCTTAGATAATCTTGGTATGGAAAAAACTGCCGCTTTAAGCCTTAAGATTGCTTCTTTAGTTGTTGAAGCTAAGAAGAAAGATAAGGATAAAGATAAAGAGAAGGCTGCCAAGGAAAAAGAAAAAGCCGCTAAAGAAAAAGCAAAAGAGAAAGCTGCTAAGGATTCTCAATCTGCTAAAGATAAGGCAGCTAAAGATAAAGAGAAAGAAAAAGCTGCTAAAGAAAAAGAGAAGCTTGCTAAGGAAAAAGAGAAGGAAAAAGAGAAAGAAAAAGCCGCTAAAGAAAAGGCTGCTAAAGATAAAGCAGCTAAAGACAAAGCTAAAAAATAATTCTCTTAAATAAGTAGGTAATATGTTTAAAATCAGCAGTTTTGAAAATGATATTGTTAGTGATATGGAAAAAGAATTAAAAACTAATTCAATTGAAAAAATTCACGGCTTTAATAAACTCGCCAAAGCTGCTGATTACTTAAATTCTGCTGCTTCAATCTTTGAAAATGCAGGTATGCCTGAAATTTCTGACCAAATAACTCAAGTTTTAAAAGACTTAGCAGATCAATTAAGTTCCAAATAATGATTAATAAAAAGATGTTTGAAGAGGAAATTTTAATCAACATGAACCAATCTTTGAGTTCACCACTGGTTAAATCTGCTTCTAGCAAACTAGAAACGGCTGTTGAATATTTAAATTCTGCAGCCGAAATTTTTGAAGATATGGGTTTAATAAAGAACGCTGATGAAGTACTTAATGTATTAACTAGTATAGCTAAACATAAAAAACCAAAGAATCCTACAAAAGTTTTTGATAGACATACTAAAGGATTAACTCCAGACAAAATGGTAAAGAATCTTTTAGATCATGGAACAGAATTTAATATGGCAGATGATGGTCAAGTTGATGACTTATTAAATTTAGATATTAATGATGCTGACTTAGAAGTATTAGAAGATGAAATTCTTTCTGATATGGACTTTGAAGACGAAGTATAAATTATATATTAATAAAGCCTTGGAATTTTGCTTACTTAGTAGATATATTACTAAGAGAGTATATTTTTTGTGGTTTAATTCGTATAATCGTGAGGTTTAATGCTACGTTTAATTCAGCCCGGTAATAGTTTACCAATTTCTTTTATTTGTGATCCTAGCGCCGAATTTCAGCCAGGTCAAATTTGCGAATTAACTGTTATTGGAAATCAAGTAATGGGTACTGTCAGTAATGGCACTGCTCCTATTGGTGTTATTGATGAAATTAGAACAAAAGCTTTTACCAATATTTCTTGGAATGAAGTAATTATTGTACCAGCTGTGGGTGTGGCTGGACCTAATAATACATTAGTAACTCCAATTGATGTTAAAGCGGAATTAAAAAAACCGAATATTCTTAGCAATACTTTTGTTTCAACAGTTAGTGTTGAACTTAATCCAGTTAATGGAGTTATTACATTTGTTGCTGGTACTCAATTAAATTTTGATTTAACTGGAACTGGTACTCCAAATGCAATTAGAACAATTGTAAATTATACTTATTATGTAGCTAATATTCCTGGAGATGATAGTGTTTCTGGTTCTGGAAGAATGACCGTATGGTTTCAGAGAATGTTTTTTCAAACAGATCAATATGAAACTAATCAAATTTATCCAGTTAGAGCTAATTTATTTGTTAGTGAAACTGGATTCTTAACTACTAGAAAACCAAGCGCATCTCATCCAGCTGTAGGAATGGTTACTGCTCCTCCAACTCCGATGAATGTAAATTTAGAAGTTATGTGGTATTAAGGGAAGTCATTGAAATCATTGATGTTTTAAGTTTTCTTAATAAAAATATTTAAGTTGTGATATAATTGTAAGTATGTATTACTTATACAGAATTACAAATATATTAAATAACAAAATTTATATTGGTCAAACAGTAAATTATAAATCTCGTTGGGGAGCACATAAATCAAAAGCCAAAGCAGAAAATCCCCTCAATATATTAGTCGAGCTATAAATAAATATGGTGTAGATAATTTTACTTATGAAGTGATTGCTACTTGTATTACACAAGAAGATGTTGATTATACGGAAGAAATTTTAATTATCCAATATAATAGTAGAAATAAAGAATTTGGATATAATATTCAGCCTGGCGGCAATGTTTCTTCTCCTTCCGAAGAAACTAGAGAGAAAATGAGTAAAGCTACGTTTAAACAAATTGCCGAACAAGGTCATCCTTCTCTTGGTAAAAAGCGTTCTGATGAACAGCGCGCTCAAATGCGAGAAACCCGTCTAAAGAATCCTATAAATTACACTGATGAGATTAGAAATAATATGTCTGAAGCTCATATAGGGAATATAATATCAGAGGAACAAAGACAAAAAATGTCAACGGGGATTAAAAAAGCTTGGGAAATTCGTAATTCTGAAAGAATGTTAAAAGAAGATATTAGATGTTTTGCTCCTGGTTGTGATGTTGTAGGAACAGGTAATTCATATCATATCATAGAAGGAATTAGATATTGTAATAAACATAGTTTACGATTAATTAGAACTAATAGTTTAGAATTATTGCCAAGAACATCGCATAATAAAGGAAAATCAACATCAGAAGAAGTTTTAGTTAAATTAAGGGGGAGAACACCAGCTAATAAAATACAATTTTCTGAAGACCAAATCAAAATTATTCTTGATACATCTCGTTCAATTAAAAGTTTATCAAGAGAATTTGGATATACTGAAAAGGTTATTAAGCGTATTAGAAATGAGAATATTAATAAATAATGCTTTACGGCATATTTTTTTATTTATAGTAAGCTTTCTATAATATCGCATTATTATGGGTAATATAATTTTGAGGCAAAATGACTTATAAACATGTTAAACTTGAAGATTCTTCTATAGGACGTTCACTTATAAAGGTAGCGTATGAAAAGGGTCTAATTAAAGAAGAGCCTTCAATGGTTAAAACAGCTTCAACAATTAATAAAAACCAAAATTACACTATTTCTGGTAATTTAATGGAAAATGTTCTTACTCTTTGTGCCGGTCTAAGAACATTGGGTCTTGAAAAGGCAGCCAATGAATTAGAAGGTAAATTTGTTGATTATAAACGAGCAGCACATCTTTATGATGCTCATGGTGAAACTGGAGAAGATGTCATTGATATGGCTCATCCAGATGGTTCACATAAGATTTCTGATATTGAAGGCGATGCTGTTGTTGAAACAATTTTAGATCAACATTTAAAAATGGTTAATGTTGTAAATAAAAAACCAACAGGTAAACTTGCAACAAGTTTAGATATTTTAAAAGCAGTTAAAAATGTAGTTGCACAACAAGTAGATTTAAAAACTTCTTTACAAGAAATGTTAAAAGCTGCAACTAATATTAGTGCTAAGTTTAATGATATTAGTTGGATCGAAAGACCGAGATCTCAGGCTACGCAAAAATTATTACCTGCAGTAACTGAAGCTCAAAATGATCCAAGCGAAGATAATTTAAAATACGTTTTAACTCTTGCAGATAAATCAATGAGTGATTTAAAATCAGGTATGTTAGGAACATTACTTGGTGGTGTTGATGAAGTAACTTGGGAAGGTATGCTTCCTCATTTTAATAATTTAAAGAGATTTACTTCTAGTGCATTAAAAGCTTTAAAGGCTCCTGCTCCAGCCGCTTCTACTAGTTTAATAGATCAATTTAACATTGAATATAAAAGACTAAATGACATCTTGTCAGCATGGCGCGCCAGAGTTCCAATTTTAGCAAAATCGCAAGCAGATAAAGCTGAAGGCTTAAAGTGGATTGATAAAAAAGCAAATGAAATTAAATTTGTTAAAGATAATTTTGATAGAATGGAAAATGATGAACAAAAGCTAAGCAATGCTGAAGTTTTCATTACAAGATTAAAGGGAGTTGAGACCGCAAAAGATCCTGATGGTAGTGATGACTCATTTGCTGGTTTTAAAGCTTGGTTAGGTTAATATGACAAATAACTTAAAGAATTTGAAAGAAGAAATTGAGAAATTGGCGGCAGTACCTGGATCTAAAGCTCCAACTGCACCAGCTGCTGGAATAGTTCCACCACAAAACTCATTCTTTCATAAAAATACACCAACTGATGCAAAGCCATCTGTTAGGGGTCCAGTAAAAGGACCATCTAATCCTGCTGTTAGAGAGATGCAACTTGCTATGCAAGATCTTGCTGAATCTGTTATGCATGATGCCAATTCTGCCACTATGTCATTAAAAAACAAAGATGTAGTACATCAAGAGGCAGCTCAGCCAGTACAACAATCTAAAAAATCTTTCAATGATTTTATTGCTGAACAATATATGGGTGGTTTAGATGAAAGTAATAAAGGTGTTGAGTGGAATAAAGATTCTAAAGTCGTAACTCATCCTGATAAACATAAAACACAAACTGATATTTATGAGCTTGATGTTGTTATGAATACTCTTAGCAGAATTGGTTCAGAAAAAAGCGAATTTAAAGCTGATGGTAATTGGGACTGGAGAACTAATAATGCATTAAAAAATATGCTAGGCTTTGCTTATGCTCTTCTTCAAATTGAAGGAGACTTTGGTTTAGATAATCATATTTATAATTCTTCAAACTGGACTGATTTTAAAAACACTTTATCAGGATATCGTGTTGAAGGAAATGTAGTAGATTTATCTGCAGAAGAAAAAACTACAAAAGCTGCTAAAATTACTAAGCACCTTAAAGCAATAACTAGAATGTATAATGAATTTAGACAACAAGTTATTGCTCGTCCCGAATTTAGACCATTTATTGAAGGTAAAAGATCATTTGATAAATATGATCAACATGGATCAAATAAAGAAACTTTAAATCCAACTGAACAACAAATGGCTAATTCAGATATTACTAAAGTTGATAATATTGTTTACCCTGCTCCTCGTTTACCTGATAAACAATTACATTATGTTCCTCTTAAAGCTTTAAGCAGTAAAGAAGAATTTTTAAAGTGGATGTTAAATTATGCTGGTATTCCTAATGAAGCAGGCGCTTGGCATATTTTCAATACTGTTATTAAACCAAAAATTGAGGCACTTTAATGACTTTCTTATATGAACAAGATATTTTAAAAACATTAGCAAGTGCTTTAAATAAAAAAGCTCAACAAGCACCAGCGCCCATTGGTAATCCAACAGAAGTAGCTAAAAAATTAGTTGCTAGATTATCAAGAGAAGTTAGTGGAGGTGAGGAAGCCCCAAATGTTACAGCGGATTCTCCAACACCAGTTGGTTTAGGTATGGCTAATTTACAAAATATTGGTAATTTACTTCAATTTTTAGACACCAATCAAATCAAAATAAATGGTGAAAGAGTTGTTTATGATCAAGCTGAAAGTGAAAACCTTCAAGAAGCTGAACAAAATAAATTATCTCCAGTTACTATAAATGTATCTAGAGATGCTGAGTCTAGAAAATGGAATACAGCTGATTATTATACTAATTTACCTGCCCTAATTAAATATGTCGGATATTTGCAAAATAAAGCAAAAGATGAAGACAATAAAGTATTAGGTGTTATGGTTGGAAAATTAATTGATCAAGTCAATTCAGTTAAACCAGATTCTGGATTATCTAGAAAACCAAAATCTATTCCAGGTCAAGTTGTTAATGAATTACCAGACAATACAGTAATTGATGGATTTGGAAATAAAGTATTTGACTCTAAATCAATGTCTACTGATAGTGGTGGTGCTCAATTATTTGCTAAAGATTTAAAGAGCAGAGAATCATTAAATGCTTGGATGTTAGCAGCTCCAGAAGCACAAGTTATTATTTATGATAAAGACGGTAAGAAGTCTTCAGTAAAATATTCTGATGAACATGCTGATAGATGTGTTATTGTTAATACATTATTTAAACGTGCTCAAAATTTATTACAATCGCGTGCTACTTCTCCAGAAGATACTAAGAAATATAATTTTTATATTAATAAGATAAAAGAAATTGGACAAACATTCACTGGTCCAAATGGACAATCTTGTATGGTGGCTGCATCTTATACTTCTCCATCTGCTAGTGATATTATTCCTGTTGGATTTAATACCGGCAAAAGTGGTGACAAACCAGATTCTGGTTCAGCTGATGCCGCTGTAGTTCAACAAGTTTATAAAATTGTTAATTCCTTACCTTTAGCTATTCAAGAAATTAATACCGATAAAATTTCTGATTTTATTGAACAAGTACAAGTCTTAGCTAGCGGTGAAAGAGGAATGAGAATGGAAAATTATATTCAAGATTTATCAAAAAGAATTTTGGATTTAAAGAATCTTACACGTAATGGTGATGCTATCTTTTCTACAAATGTAGGTCCTCATGAATTTGCTGATAGTCTTAAAGATTATAGAAATTATTTGGCAGCTACCGATAAATTGTCACAAATTGTCGGATTAACTCGTCGTTTAATTTTAGAGTTCTATAGTGCTTATGGAAATAGATTGAGCGACACAGCTAAAACTACACTTCTTTCACAAGTTGGAAGAAATGAAAGTGATAATTCTGTGGCTCAAAGAAATATGGAATATATTAGATCTTTAAGTAATAAAGTAAATCAAGTATTGAAAGTTAAATAATGGCTAGTAATTCAGAAATAAGATTCTATGTAGATACAATGATAGTTGAAACAATACTATCAGATCAAAACCTAATTAAAAAGGCTGATGGTGATGTTGTATCTGGAATAACTAACAGTGTTAAAAATTATGTAGGCGCTCATATTGATCCAAATGATCGTGAGGGTAGTTTACTTAATATCTTAGCTCCTGGAGCTTTATCTGTAACATTTGCAGCCATGGGATTAGGTTGGGTAGGTGTTCTTATAAGCTTCGCTATGAGAATTTTTAACATTGATGTTAAGGGAATTTTATCTTCCGTTTATAATGGAATTAAAGAATTAATTGCTGGTGATAAAAAAGTTACATCAGCTCAAATTGATGGACTTGTTAATTCAGCAGTTCAAGCTCACAATCCTGGTGATGAACCTGATTTATCTAAAATTCAAACTGCTTCTGTTAATAGAGAATTAATGGATGCTAAAATAGTAAAATTAGCTTTAATTACTTATGATGAAGAACTTAGAGGAATTAAAAAACAATCTGATTTGTCCTCTATGTTTAAATCTCGTCGAAGCAAGACATCAAGTGTACTTGCCAGAGTTTTTAGTTGGATTTTTAAAGTAGCATTAGCTTCTGCTGGATTTATGGTTGCTGGAGATGCAGTTAATAAATTATTAGATAGACCTAATGCATTTGATGGTACCATTAGAGATGGGAAACCAGTTGAAACTGTAAAAGATATAGCTCCAACCACACCAAAGAGTACACAAACTAAATTTCCAGTTAAGCCGAGTTATGTTGATACTAGATATAATACTAGTAATGATACTAATTGGATTGAAAGAGTTAGCAATAATAAATCTAGCATAGAAAATATGTTAGTTTCATTTGTAAAAGAAATATATGATGGATTAAATGGTCAAGATGCATTAATTAGATCTGTACCTGGATTTCAGATAACAGCAGATAATATTGCTTGGTACAATCATTCATCAGCTGGAGACCCTCTTGTGTTTATTCCAAAACATTTTACCTCTAAGAAACAATTAGTAGACAATTTTATTGATCAAATTGCTGCTAGCGCAGGTTCTGCTCCGACGACTACTCCAAATAATACAAAACCAGCGTTGCCTGCTGGCTCTTATTTGGTATAATTGCGCATATAAAGATATGTAATTGTACTTTACCCTAATGGTGAGAATCTAATGAGAAAAAGCGATATATTTGAAAGTTTTGTCAAAATAGCACAAGAAAAGGGACTTATTTCTAAGGATGCTCCAGAGAAAGCCAAAGCTGCTTTGGAAAAAAATCCAAGAATGAGTGCTTTAACTGCTAAAGATATTGAAAAGCTTTATGATGTTAAACCTGAAACCGCTAAAGGTATGGAATATAAGCATAATATAATGGAAATTGCACATGAAGGTAATGCCATTGTCTCCCCCTCTTATGATAAATTAAATGGATTAGTTGAAAATAATATTGAAAGACAAAATATTATGTTGCATATTGTTAATAAACCAACTAATGGACAATCAACAAATCATAAATATGCTGAACAAGAATTAGTTTTAAGTTTAGTTAGTTTAGGGAACCATTTAGATAATGTAAATCAAGATGAGTTAAGAGTATTGGCTGATACTTGTTTAGCTCAAGTAGCTAATAAAAACATTAAAAAAATAGCATTAGCTCCACTAGCTTGGGCAGCAGTTGTGGGAGTTCCGGCTTTAATTGGTGCTATTTATGCACAACAACATTTGCCAGATGTAGATCGTGGATATGAACAAAATCATACTAGATTAGTATCTGAATTAAATGATTTTGTAACATCTAATTCTAATTTTGGTGTAGGAACTACTTATACAAAGCCATTTGTTGACAGTGTATCTAATTTTGTTAATAAATTAGAAGAATTTTATACTACTTATTTAAAAAATAAATCTATTATTACTGATTTTGAAAAACCAAAGACTGCTAAAGAGTTAATGAATTTAGCTTCTAAACCCGCTGGAACAGAAGCAGTACAAGCATATAATACTTTATTAAAATTATTTGCCAATATGATTCCTCTTATTAATGAAATGCAAAAGAATTTCACCTCTGAGAGCTTTAAAGCAAGACAAGTACAAGATAAAGGATTTTTTACTTCATTAATTGATAAAACTGAAGTTTTGCATGGTGGAAAGGGCTTAATTGCTGATGATTTTGAGGATGTTGCTAATGCAATTCCTCCATATAAACAATCAGTTCAAGAAATTTTGAAAGTTTTTGCTGCTGCTCAAAATATGCAAGCTAAAGCCAAAGAAGAACTTGAGCAAGCTGCCAACGAATCACAAGAACATTTTGCGCCAGAAAAGTCAGTCAAAGATGTTGATAATGAGGCTAGTGACTTAAGTAAAGATCTAGAAGATTTAGGAAAAGATTTTCCTAATTTAATGTAATTCTGGGCATAACAATATATTTATGTAATTGCGCATTAATTTGCGCTAAATTTTGTAAGTTTTTAGGTGTAAGTATATAAGCTAAATATTATTTAGCACAAATTAAATAGGATAAAATCATGGCTCTTAAACCACTTCAAGCAACTATGCCATTAGGGCAATTCGATGGACTCGACGCAATACTTACTACCTTAAAAGGTGGAGAGTGTGTTACTTTTAGTCAAGTAACAAGAACAGGAACTGATAAAGCTGCTGCAGATTCATTTGATGGATATGAAGCTGCTACATTTCGTCCAGTAATTAATCGTTATGGTTATGCTACAGGCGTTTCTGCTGCTCCAATTTTAACAACCCGCCCTTTGATGTTAGCTGACGAAGGTATTGCTGGTTACGGTACATTGTTCGGAACTGTAGTTGGTGGAACCGTAGGTCAAGTATCTACTGGTGGCGCTGTCTTAGGACCACACACAACTTCTGGTTCTGGTAAGGTAACTTGCTGGTCACAACCAGGATTATATGCCGTCTCTATTGATGCTGTAGACGCAACACTTCAACCAACAGCTGCAACTCCAGTTGCTGCAGGTACAGCTCTTTATGCAACTTTAGCTAACGATCTTACTACTTCTGGTCTTTTAACAACTACTGCAGGTTCTAATGGAACTTCAGTTGGTAACTTCGTTGAATTCGCTACAAACGGTTCTTTGGTAACCACTCCAAATAACTTAGTTGGTACCTTCAACCCACCAGATGGTGCTTTGACCACAACTTCTCGTAGTTATACTTGGGTAGTTTTGTATTTTAATGCATAATAAGTAAAAGTTAAATAGATAGTTAAAAGAGCGGACCTTGGTCCGCTCTTTTGTTTTTGTGCTATTTAAAATTTATTTTCACATTTATTTTAAAAACAGGTAATAATACTTCATTTAATTAACGCACATAGGTGCAGCTGGTATTTTGCTGGCAACAATTTCAAATAATTTAGTGGAGACACAAATGAATATGTTTTCGAAATCCGGAGAAGTTAATGCTTCTTCATTAAAAGATGCACTTGCACAATTAGTTAAATATGCAAGTATTTTAGAAGAGAATATGCCAGCCAATGCTGGTCTTGCAGGACAACCTTCTGTAAGTGACGACAAGCGTGATGAACTTATTTCTCGCGCAATTATGACACAAGATGGTAAAGTAGCATTAGCTCAAGCCATGGCAAACCCAATTCGTAAGAACTTGGATTACCACGGTATTGCACGTAGAGCCCTTGTAGTTGATCCATTGCCACAAGGTGCAAACCCAACTTACGAGCGCGATATTGACGTTGCTGCCGTCGTAATTTCTTCAAACGGAACAGGTCCAGAGTCTCGCGTATTCGGTGATCGTATCGTAGTACCAGAGTTCGAGATTTTCGCAAACCCAACCGTTCGTATCGCTGAAGTTAAAAGACGCAGATTCAACGTTATTGACCGTGCCGTTCAAAAGGCTCGTCAAGAAATCATGGCTCAAGAAGATGCTAACATTTTTGCTGCCCTTGATGCTGCTGCCTCTGTTGAAAACACCATCACCGACGTTGCCGATGCTGGTCTTTTGAAGAGAGACTTAGTTGAGATCAAACAACAAATTGATCGTTGGGACTTAGTTACAACCAAGTACTTCATGAATATTTCTGAGTTCACAGACATCCTTAAGTGGGGTTCTGGTGGTGGTCAAGGAACAAGCGGTGGAGATTTCGATCCAGTAACAATGCGTGAAGTATTGCAAACTGGTCTTTATGCCCACATCTGGGGAACTGACATTATGGTATCTAAGATCGTTCCTCCTGGTACGATCTACGGCGCGGCCGACCCTGAGTTCGTAGGCGTCATGCCAATTCGTCAAGACATCGAAGTCTTACCAGCTGATGAGCCAAAGCAATTGAAGCTCGGTTGGGTAGTTTCTGAGATTATCGGTCTTGCAATTGTCAATCCACGTGGCGTAGCTGCTGGACGCAAGAGCACAACTGTTGCCTAATTAAGCAATTAGTTGAATGAATGAAGAATAAGGCGTTGGTTTTCCAACGCCTTATTCGTTTTTATTGTTTAGTATTAAATGCAACAAATTTAAGTAAAGAATCCAAATTATTATTATCAGGATTTTTTAATATTTCAGAATAACATTTGTCTAATATAGATTTAATTTCAGGACCTGATCTAATTCCTAAATCTATTAGATGATTACCGTTTATTTGCAATTCTTTTCTAGAAAAAACTATAGTTGATTTATGATGATCGACTAATGATTTAAAATCGATATTAAGAGCATCAGTTAAAGTTATAAATTGATTTAAAGTATATTCCCAAGGATCAGGGCTATTGTTTTTCAAGTATGATATAAAGTAAATGTAATAATCTTTATCAAAGTCATTATGAATCATATGTAAAAGTTTTAATTGAAAAATAATTTTCTTTATTTCTTTGTTAGAAAACTTTAAATCAATAAGATCTTGTTCAGCTTCGTTCCAATCATAAACTTTATGATATAATAAAGCTATTTTTGTTTCTACATTTCCTAAACATTTAGTTATGTCAGGAGGAAAATCATCATCAAAATTTCCCATAAGAGTTCGACAGAAAATATGAATAAGACCAGTTTCTTTTAATATATTTAAACCATAAAAAGCATGTTTGGTTTGTAAAAGTTTACAAAATTCATCTTTAATTCTCTCTTTAGAAATTAATCTAAGCATCTTATTATTATTTTTTATAGCTTGAAATGTTTTTTCTTCAATTTCATAGCCAAAACGAGCTGCAAATCTAGCTACTCTTAGTAATCTTAAACCATCTTCTTTAAATCGATCATCTGCAATACCTACAGACTTAATTATTTTATTTTCTAGATCATTAATTCCATTAAAAGGATCAACAAGCTGCGCAGAAATAGGATCAAAAGCTATCGCATTAATAGTTAAATCTCTTCGAGCCAAATCTTCTTTTATATTTTTAACAAAAGAAACACTTTCAGGTCTACGACCATCTAAATATTTGCCTTCAGTTCTAAAAGTAGTAACTTCAAAATGATTTTCCACACCTTCACCCATAGCAACGGTAATAGTGCCATGTTCCAAGCCAGTTGGATAATGCTTTGGAAATAATTCCATTATTTTTTCTGGATTAGCATCAGTGCAAATGTCCCAATCTTTTGGAGAAACTCCTAAAAGTAAATCACGTACACATCCGCCTACAATGTAACCTTGAAATCCAGATTGATTTAAAGTTTGACAGATTTGTATAGCTTTGTTATTTATATTTTTAAATTTTTCCATAGCGACAGTATAAATATTTTAAAAATATTGTCAATAGCAACTTAAAAAATAAGTTAAGCTAATAATTGCACATATTCTTGAGTTATTTAACTAGGTTAATTATGGCTAATAGCAATAAACACGGCAAACAAACTTTATCTCAAGGTATTCATGGTACCATTGCATATGAATATGATGATGCTCCGGCTAGATTAGCTGCATCTGGATTTCAGCCTGAAGATTTATATAAACAAGCAATTCAATTAGACGATAACTCTATTTGGATGTTAATAAATACTTCTCCTGCCACATGGATAGATGTTGGATCTAATCCTAGTTTAGTTCAAGGAATTAGTGCAGGAACCACACAAGCTAATGGTCCAACTGTAGTTTTTTCTAATGCTAATGGTGTATCTTTTGGAGCTAATGGATCTACTATTACTGCTAGTGTTCAACCTAGTGGATTAGCTGGATTGATTGCGGGTACAGGAACAGCAACTAGTGGAACTTTAAGTTTTCAAAATGGTAATGGTGTAACTTTCGGTATTAATGGTTTAATAATGACTGCCAGCATCTTGCCATCTGTTGGCATTGGAGCTGTTCAGGGCGGAACGCAAACTCAAACTTCTGGGACTTTAGTTTTTGTAAATTCCAATGGTATGACATTTGGAATGTCAAACTCTAGTCAAATTACTGCATCATACACTGTTCCTAATACAGTCGGATTAATTTCTAATATAAATGTGTCTGCTGGTACTACTAGTAATAATTTAAGCGCTATTACATTTAGCAACTCTAATAATGTTAGTTTTGGAATGAATGGATCTATTATTACAGGATCTGTTCCAGATCAAACTTCTTTAAGTTTTTCTAATTTAAATGGTTTATCATTTGGAATAGCAGGATCAACATTAACTGGATCATATACTGTTCCAACTCAAACACAATATTTATTTAGCAATGGAAATGGTGTAACATTTGGAACAGCCGGATCTACTGTTACTGCATCAGTTAATTCACAAACAGCCAATATATTTTCTAATTCAAATGGTATTTCTTTTGGAACCAATGGAAGTACTATTACGGCTTCATATACGGTTCCAATTCAAACTTCTTTAAGCTTTTCTAATTTAAATGGTGTGTCATTTGGGTTGAATGGATCAACATTAACTGCTTCGGTTCAATCTCAAACTAATCAAACTGGCGGACAATATGCTATTGGAAATACTACAGGACAATCTTCTAGTAGTACTTTTGATATGCGTACTATTTCTATTTCTGGAGCAGGAAATATTTCTGTCGGATATTCTGGAAATGCTTTAATAGTTTCTGGTGCAGGTGGAAATGGAAATATTAATATTTCGGCTGGTACTACTAGTAATAATTTAAATGCTATTACTTTTAGCAATTCCAATGGTGTAAGTTTTGGTCTTAATGGATCTATTATAACTGCTAGTGTTTCAGCAGCTCCTGTTTCTCTTAATGTTTCTGCAGGAACTACTAGTAACTTCGTTTCCGCTTTAACTTTTAGCAATGCTAATGGAGTTTCTTTTGGATTGGATGGCTCTACTTTAACAGCTTCTATTCCAGTTCAAACTACTCAAACACAAAATATAGTTGTACCTTCAGCGGGAACTCAAACAGCAACAAGCGGTACTATTATATATTCTAACAGTAATAATATTTCTTTTGGTATGTCTGGTAGTTCACGTATTACTGCTAGTTATAACTTTAATATTTCTGCTGGTACTACTAGCAATAATTTAAATGCAGTTACATTTAGCAACTCTAATAATGTTAGTTTTGGAGCTAATGGATCTACTATTACAGCTTCTGCCTCATATTCTCAATCAACAGCACCAGGAGCAATTGCAGCTGGAACTCAAACTGGAACTTCTGGTACTATATTATTTAGTAATAGTAATGGTATTAGCTTTGGTTTGTCTGGTAGTACAAGAATTACAGCTTCTTATACAGTACCATCAACTGCAGGATTAATTTCTGCAATTAATGTGTCTGCTGGTACTACTAGTAACAATTTATCAGCAATTACTTTTAGTAACTCTAATGGATTAGCATTTGGTCTCAATGGATCAACTTTAACAGGAAGTTATACCGTTCCTACACAAACAAATCAAACTGTAGGATTATATGGATTAGGTAATACTACTCAAAATTCTAGCACCACACTTGATGCTCGTTCACTATCATTTAATGGTTTAGGAATTGTTACTGTTGGTTATTCTAATGGTAGTATTCAAATTTCTGCAACACAATCTGCTCAGTCAGCACAAACTGCAGGATTATATGCTTTAGGCAATACTACTCAAAACTCTAGTACAACATTAGATGTTAGAAGTTTATCATTTAATGGATTAGGGGCGGCTACTATTGGATATTCTAACGGATCTATTCAAATATCAGCGCCGGTCCAAACTGCACAAACTCAATCATTAATTCAAGCCATCTATGATGGTGTTAATAGTATTACAACCGGCACTATTAGATTTTCTAATAGCAATGGAATTACTTTTGGAATCAATGGTCAAACTATTACTGCATCGCACAATGGCATTACTTCTCAGACTAATCAAACTCAAGGATTATATGCCGTAGGAAATACTACGGGACAAAGTTCAAGTAGTACAGTTGATGCTCGTTCAATTACATTCTCCGGAGCTGGCGCAGCTTCAGTTGGTTATTCTAGTGGTAGTGTTATTATTTCTGTACCTAACGCATTAACAAATATTAATGTTTCTGCTGGAACCACAAGCAATAATTTAAGTGCTATTACTTTTAATAATGCTAACGGAGTTTCTTTTGGATTAGATGGCTCTACTATTACTGGCTCAGTTGCAGCGCAAACCAATCAAACTGTAGGTTTGTATGCTCTTGGTAATACAACTCAAAACTCTAGCACAATTTTAGATGCCAGAACTTTATCATTCAACGGTTTAGGAAATATAACTGTTGGTTATTCTAATGGTAGTATACAAATTTCAGGATCTCAAACATCTCAAACACAAAACGTAGTTGTTCCTTCAGCTGGAACTCAAACAGCTACTTCTGGAACAGTAGTTTATTCTAACAGTAATAATATTTCTTTTGGTATGTCTGGTAGTTCACGTATTACTGCTAGCTATAACTTTAATATTTCTGCTGGTACTACTAGCAATAATTTAAATGCAGTTACATTTAGTAATATTAATGGAATAAGCTTTGGGTTAGACGGATCTACTTTAACAGCTAGTTATACTGTACCAACTCAAACTAATCAAACCGTAGGTTTGTATGCTCTTGGCAATACTACTCAGAATTCTAGCACTACATTAGATGCTAGAAGTTTAAGTTTTAATGGGTTAGGAATTGTTACTGCAGGATATTCTAATGGATCAATTCAAATTTCTGCTGTACAATCAAATCAAACTGCAGGACTATATGCTTTAGGCAATACTACTCAAAACTCTAGTACTACTTTAGATGTTAGAACATTATCTTACAATGGTTTAGGGGCTATGACTGTAGGATACTCTAACGGATCCATTCAATTATCAGCGCCAGCAACTTCAAGTTTGTCAGCAACTGGTGGTGCATCTATTTCTGTAAATGGAAATACTATTAGTATTGGTGCAGCCTTTAATATTTCTGCTGGTACTACTAGTAACAATTTATCAGCAATTACTTTTAGTAATTCTAATGGAATTTCATTTGGACTTAATGGATCTACTTTAACAGCTTCTTATTCTCAAGTTACATTATATAGTTATGAGCCATATCCATTAAATAACTCTGATACTACAGTATTAAGTGCAAATACAGCAACATCTGGTAGTGCATCTTTTGTACCATTTACTTTAAATCAATATGTTGCGGCAGGTTGGATTAATATGATTCAAACTATGAGCTTTATTACTAATGGAACAAGTTCTGGACAACAATCATTAACATTATCTTATGGTATTTATACACGCGGAACAGGAACTAATAGTACTACATTAGGATCTATTACTTCTGGATCTTATAGTATTGGTGTAACTGGTAATAATAGTACTTATACTATTAATCAGCCAACAACATCTAATAATACTGGCTATGGAACTGGATCTACAACATCTGCAGGATTTAATATTTCAAGCGGTTATACTGGTGCTAAATTAATTCAATTTCCAATAAATAGCACAATGTCACCCGGTCAATATTGGTTAGGATTATACCAAAGAGTGTCAACAAATAGTATAAATGTTGGTATTAGTCAGAGTTTTATTGGATTTGCTTTATCTACAGATATTATTGGTGGATTAGCACCTATTGGTTCTTTTTCTAGTGCTTATACTGGTACAGGAATTCCATCTGGTATTGGTGGACCATGGTATTTAGGAATTGGAAATTATTCTTCCGCAGCTCAAACTAATTTACCAGCAAGCGTTGCGTTGTCGGCTATTACAGGTAGTTCTTTTTCAATAATACCATATATTAGATTAGTTAGTGTACAAACTTAAATTTTAATAAATTTAATGTAAGAAAAAGAAAGATATATATAAAATTATGACAAATTTAAAACCACAACTTGTTGTACAAAATATGGGCGGTTATAATAATGATGATTTAGATGGCACAAAAGCTAGATTAATGAAAGGTGCCAGTTGGAAAAAGCAAAGGATTATTGTAATATTACCTGCTGCTGATGTAATTCCAGCTAAAGTTGCATTATCTCATTGGAATTTAGCATTTCCCCCAAATAATGGTGTAGTTAGAATATTAGCTCAAGGTATGGAAGTAGGAGAAGCTTATTCTAGTGCTATAGATGGCATTTTAGCTGATCCTAATTTGAGTCAATGGGAATTTATATTAACATTAGAACATGATAATGCGCCGCCCGCTGATGGTGTAATTAAATTAATTGAACAAATGGAATTACATCCAGAACTTTCTTGTATTGGTGGATTGTATTTTACAAAAGGTCCTGGTGGTGTGGCTCAAATTTGGGGAGATCCTACTGATCCAATTATTAATTTTAGACCACAATTGCCAGATCCTAATGGTGGTTTAGTAGAATGTTGTGGTACAGGTATGGGATTTAATTTATTTAGATTATCTATGTTTAAAGATGCTAAATTACGTAAGCCTTGGTTCAAAACTCAGGTTAAAGATGGAGTATCTACACAAGATTTGTATTTTTGGAGTGATGCAAGAAAATATGGATATAGATGCGCAATAGATTGTTCTATTAAGGTGGGACACTATGATCTAAAGGGCGATTTCGGAATTCCAGATATGATGTGGTGAGTATTATATGAAAGAAGTTATACTATAAAAGAAAGTAAAGATGATGAGCGAAAATAAATTAGTTAAACTTGATTTAGGTTGTGGAAAAAATAAAATTGGTCCAGAGTGGACAGGTGTAGATTCAATGTCATTTGATGGCGTTGATGTTGTTTGCGATTTAACCACTAAAGTTAAAAATAAATTTAAAAAATGGCCATGGGAAGATAATTCAGTAGATGAAATTCATGCCTCTCATTTTATAGAACATTTAGATGCTAACGAAAGAGTTAATTTTGTAAATGAAATATATAGAATTTTAAAGCCAGGTTCAAAAGCTACAATTATTGTTCCACATTGGGCTAGTTGTCGTGCATATGGAGATTTAACTCATAAATGGCCACCAGTATCAGAATTTTGGTTTTATTATCTTTCTTCTGAATGGCGGGCAGTAAATGCTCCTCATAATGTAGATTATAATTGTAATTTTGTGGCAACTTGGGGCTATAGTATGCAACAAAGTTTAATGGTAAAAAATAGCGAATATCAAAATTATGCTTTATCTAATTATAAAGAAGCAGCTCAAGATATAATTGCCACTTTAGTAAAAGCTTAAATTAATATATTTAAAATAAATAAAATTGTACTTATTTTACTACATTTAATAGGGCGTAAGAATGATTTTTTATGTATATTTAATTACAAATTTAATAAATGGTAAAATTTATGTAGGTAAAACTAATAATCCTTCCAAACGCTGGGCGCAGCATAAGAAAGTAGCTGCAGGTAGTTTAGAAAAATATCCAAATGAATATTCTTTAATACATAAGGCAATTAAAAAATATGGTAAAGAAAATTTTCAATTTGAAATTATTAAAGAATTTATTACAGAAGATAGTGCTTATTTTTTTGAAGAATGGTACATTGAATTTTTAGACTCTAAAAACGGAAATTTAGGATATAATTTAACTTCTGGCGGAAAAGGTGGGTTAAAACCATCTCCTGAAACTATTATTAAAAAATCATTAGCTATGTTAGGTAAAAAAATTTCAAAAGAGACCAAAGAAAAATTATCAATATTAAATACTGGTATTAATAATCCTAATTTTGGACTTAAAAGATCAAGTGAAACTTTATTAAAAATGTCAAAAAAACAACGAGGAGAAAATAATCCACAAGCTAAAATTACTGAAAATCAAGTTTTGCAAATAAGAAAAGAATATGAAACAGGAAAATATACTTATGATGACATTGCAATTAAATTTGGTTTAAAAAAAGATAATATTTATCGTATTATTACTAGAAAAACATGGAAGCATATATGAAAGCTCTTGTTTTATCGGGTGGTGGAAATAAAGGTGCATGGCAAGCTGGTTGTATTAAATATTTATTAGGAGATCTTGGTATTAAATATGATATATTTTGTGGAGTATCTGCTGGTGCAATTAATGCTGCTTTTCTATCTCAATATTGTCAAGGACATGAACATGCCGCAGGCAACAAACTTTATGAATTATGGTTACAATTAAATACACGAAAAATATATAAAAGACATTTTCCTTGGGGTAGATGGCACGCCTTATTTAAACCAAGTTTTTATGATAGTTCTCCTTTAAATGAATTAATTAGAAATAATATTAAATTAGATGCTATTAAAAATAGCAATAAAAAGGTGGCTGTGGGGGCGGTGTCATTAAGTACAGGTAAATATACAATTTTTGATCAAAATTCTAATTATTTTATTAATGCGGTTGTTGCAAGTGCATCATTTCCTGGAATGTTAACTCCAATAGAATTTGATGGACAATTATGGTCAGATGGTGGATTAAAAGAGCTTTCTCCTTTAAAGACTGCTATCGATTTAGGCGCAACAGAAATAGATGTTATTATTACATCACCACAAAATCGTATAAAAAAGTTTATTAAAAAGCCTACAATAGTTGACATTTTAAGAAGAGTAATTGATCTTAGTACAGATAAAATAATGTCAAATGATCTAGAAAAAGTTGAAATGTATAATAAATTAGTACAAGCCGGTTTAATAGACAAAAAATATGTTAAAATTAACATTTTAAGACCGAATTTTAATCTTACAGAAAATTTATTAGACTTTGATCCTATAAAATTAAAAGAAATGGCAGAAAAGGGCTATTCTGATGCTGTTTCTAACTATGGTATTTAAATTAATATAATAATGCAATATTTATGTATATTCTGCAGGAGTTAAAGTATGACGAACGTATTTCCTGGTGTAGGCTATGTAAATTTTGGTAGAGACCATAATTTTTTTCAAAGAAAAATAATTTCTACGTCTTCGTTTGGTGGAGCATCAACTGATGGCTATCAACCAGATATGTTTATTACTTTTAGTACTCAATATGTAATTTTTATTAATGAAACTACATCTTCTACCATAGAATATTCTTTTAATGGAACAACTGTTCATGGAGAGATAACTGGTACTGCCGCTAGCCCTTATCAAAAATTAGAAATGCCTTATCGTGTAGTTTCAAAAATTTGGTTTAGAGTCAAATCTGGAAGCTCTACTGGTACTGTTACAGTTCAAGCCTGGTAAGTTATATTAAAACGTAAGATGAAGACAAGTAAGTTAATTAAAAATAAATGTGAAATTGAATCATGTGATGTTTGCATCGCAGATGCTTTACATTTTCATCATATTATTGAGCGCACCAAAGTAAATACTACAAACAATCCAATGAATTTAGCCATTCTTTGTGCAGTTCATCATGAGTTAACGCATAGTGGATACTTAAAAATTATTGGAGTTTATCCATCAACTAAGTTACCAAATAAAAGAACTTTGGTTTATGAATTAAACGGCAAAAAGAACATCGATATTGATGTTCCTTATATGGAATTTAAAAACAAATCTTTTAAAGTTTATGGAGATGAGTAATGTCTGATTTATTAATTGATGCAACTGACCCAAATAATCTTAGTGGTAAAGTAATGCCTGAGCAAGAAACTCGTAAAAAGATTTTATATCATGCTAAAATGGTTGGCTGTGAAGGTGATATGTTAAAGCTCTTTGCTAAAATTGATAAATTAATGAGAAATTGTACCAATTCTAAAGAAAGAGAAGATATTGGTAAAATGGGAGCCTATGAAGTTTGGAGGCTTCTTGGTGGTGGTGGACAACTTTATGTTGATGGTCAGTTAGTAGCTGATGATGAAAATAAGAATAAGGTAATAATATGAGTGGACAAGAAAAATTTTACGGCGAAGTTATCTTTTTTGATCCTAAAAGAGGATATGGTTTTATTTTATGGACAAAGGAAGATGTACAACAAAAAGATTTGTTTGTTCACTTCTCTGATATTGTTTGTGAAGGATATAAAACTTTATACAAAGGACAAAAAGTATCATTTGGTTTAGGCACTAATAAAAATGGTATTCCAAAAGCTGTTGATGTTGTAATTCTTAAAAATTAACCCTTTTTAAATGTAGGTTGACGATCTTGTTCGGCAATGTCAGCATTTTCTTCAGCAAAAGCTTCATCACTTAAACTTAATTCTTCATAAATCTCTTGTTTTATTTTAAACAAGGAACGTTCCTTATTTGGAATAAATGTCTCCCTATCAAAAGGAATATTCATTTTAAATACTTCGGGTTCCACTGTACGAACGAATATTTTATCTCTTTTATGATAAATAGATCCTTCTTTTGCTGATTTTTCTAATTCTTCAACTGTATAATAGTAATGACCTTCTTCTAAAAGATTAATAGAAGAAAGTGCATTAATTGTAAGATTCAAATCGGCTAAACTAACGTTTCTTTTAGAAATATTAGTTATCCAAAATGCTTTATTTTTAGTGTTCATGATTAAATGTTATCATATTGCTAAGCTCCAATTAATATTAAAGTATAAGATGGAGGCGTTATGACAACAGTTTTATATCACAATCCAGGACAATCTGTTACTTTAGTTTTAGAAACCCATGATTCTGATGGTTACAGATCCGATGGATATCTTTTTCCTGTAGTTGATAGAATTATTCTTCCTGCCTTAACATTAGCTGCCGATTATCCTCAATCAATGATTCAATTAGATACTGGATTATATTATTATAAATTTACTTTACCAACTGGGGCGGCTTCATTTGGTACTTATATTGCTGACGTTACTTTTGACGATCCAGCAACAGGTAATACAACAACCATAGCTTATCAGATAGTTGTGACGGCAGTAACTGGAAATTTTGGATTTAATTCAACGGTATGACTATGGAATCAATTATTTATGCAGCTCCAAAACAAATATTAACTTTATTTTTTGAAGTTCTTGATTCTAATCAAGAAAGAACAGACTCGCCTAGCGATCCCCTTATCTTAAGTATTTATAATCCTAATTTTGACTTATTAGATGGTTATCCTGCAGCTATGACAAATATTGATGTAGGATTATATTCATTTACTATTACTTTGCCAACTGGTCCAACAGCTGTTGGCACTTATATTGTAAATATTATCTGGGAAGACCCTGATACGTTGAATCAAAAACAAACTCATTATCAAATAATTTGTAAATCTCCGCCAAATGCAGCAGGAGATTATGTTGCGACAATTCCACATTTATAATCAATATTTTAATATTAATGTGAGGAACTATGGCAATAAAAGCACGCGGCGAATATATTGACGTCACAGATCAAGTTAATTTAACCGTACAATTTAAAGATGGTACGGGTGCGCCTGTGGATATGGATTCATTTCCTCAAATTTCTATTATTCAGCCAAGTGGCTTGGTTGCTTTAGCACCAACTTCAGCTGGGGTCGCACGTGTGAGCACAGGTAAATATTCTTTTATTTTTACTGTTCCTATAAACGGTCCCTATGGCGTTTTCACTGATGTATGGACTGGATACATTAATGGCTACAGAGTCGAATCTACATTTAACTTTGTAGTAGCACACACCCAATTACCAGCCATCAACACAGATGGTTATGTTCATTTGGGAGATGATCCTGGATTTAACTATTCTCAACTTGCAATTAAAAATATTAATAAGCTAATTAAGTCTTTAAGAGCAAGATTAAATAGTGCTGGTAAAGCTAGATCACAGGATTCTTATGGAAACGTTCAATATGTTGATTGTGATATTTTTTCTGTAGACATGTTGACTACATTTTTAGCAACTGCTCTTTGGGACTTTAATCAAGTACCTTATTTTACGTTCTTTCAATTTGATGAAACTGATTTCGTAGAGCAATTTGGAGAAATTTTAGTTGAAGGAGCTACTTTACAAGCTCTTGCTTCTAAAGCCTTAATTGAGCGTGGTCGTGAATTTCAAATTACTGATAATGGATTAAACTTTAATCCTCCTTCAGTATCTGAATTAATGAGCACTCAATATAGTACATTATTAACGCATTACTGGGAAAAACTCAAGTATGTGAAAAACTCATTAAGACCTGCGCCTAAAGGTCTTGGTACCTTCAGTATGAACTCTGGTGTGAACCCGGCTTATGCACGCCTTAGGCATTTGCGAGCCAGACGATTAGTTTAATAATATCATACATTTTCATCACTGTTTAAACTTAAATGGCGTTTAAATAAATACTGCTATCTTCTCTATTTTTTCTAAAGTTTTATAGTTATCTTTAATATATGTTTCTAAATTTGCGATATCATCAAATGATATTGGAGGTAATTTTGGAGGATTAAAATCTGTAATTCTACCTCTTAAAATAAAATCATTGCGTGAAAAATTTACATATGTAAATGAAGCAATATCTGGGTTATGACTTGTGGCACTCCAATTACAATAAACCCGTTTATTTTTATCTAACTCCTTTTTCAATGTTAAAAGAATTAATAAGGTATTGTTTTCTATTTTCATAAAAAAGCCGTTAAGTTATTTAATACTTGAATTATTTTAGAGTTTATTTTTATCCATGAAATCAATTTGTTATAAGGCATATAAGGCATATAATACAAACTGTTATCATGAAGATAAGATTGAATTATTTTTGGAATATGATTGGTATTAAAATCTCTTTGTTTAATATGATAAGATTTTTTAGAATCTGCACATTTCCATCTGTAGTATCCTTGATTAGAAGAGTAACATGAAATATGGCTTCCGCTATCTACATCTGTTTTTAAATCTAATATAAGATCAAATAAATTTTTATATTTAAATTTAGTATATTGAGGTTCTTTATGTTTGAATCTTTTCATCTTTTAAAATTTTCTTAATATCATTAGGTAATATATTATGGGCTCTAGCATCATCCCATTTATCTAAACTAAGTTCATGTTCAATACATTCATCTAATGTAAGATTTACTTCTACTTTAACATGTGATAGAAATAAATTACATAACTTAAATTGTTTACATTTTTCTAATAAATTATCGTACGCTTGTCGCTCTTCCAGAAATTGTCTGGGTAATTCTTTAAATACTGCAAGATACCTCTCTTGAGAAATTTTCCATGGATGCTTCTTGCGAACGGTATCTGCAATAGATTGCAAGAGCATTTGTTTATTCATTTTGTTGTTATCATTTTATTTTCCTTATGTAAATACACGATTGAAATATATCAGCGCTCAATTTTTCTTCGATTACGACTTGGTGTTAAATATCCATCTGGATCAATAAACGCAAGTTTATAGAACATATTAATTTTATCAAATAAAGATATTTTAGTTTGATGAGGCGGAGTTGTTATCCAGTCATTTATTAGAGCAGGGACATGAGTATATCCTAACTCTTTAGATGCAGCAATACGATGAATGCCATCTATAATAACAAATTTACCTACACTATCAGGACGAGCAATTCTTATAGGATCTAATGCTACTCCATCTTTCATTTTTTGAAGTACTGCATCATATTTTTCTTGACTCCAAATGGGTTTATCTTCAATATCATTGATTGGAATAATATCAAAATAATAATTGCCCCAACCACCATATTGATTGAATTCTTCTTGTTTAGCTTCTTCATCACCATTAAACATTTCTAAAAATCTATCAGCTGCATGAGTATCATATTTATAATTTTTTATTTGAGCTGTTTTATAATAAGCTTCTATTTTAGCCAATAATTCTGCACGTTTTTCAGGTTTTTTTAATTGAAAATTAACAAACAAACGACTGTCACCATAGTCACCACCCCACAATACAATTTCTTGTACAGTAAAGTTAACGGGCTCAATCTTAATATCATCAAACTTTTCTAATTCATGATCATAAGCTAATGTAATATGAGGATTAAAATCTTTAAAGTGTTTTTTATAATCAATGCCCTCTTCATCAAATTTAGCTCTAAGTTTATCTGAAAGTTTATGTAAATCTTCGCTTGTAAGACGAGCAATAATAGGCAAAGGTTTATCCTTCACCTTAGGGAAACTGGTGACTTTATTTATTTCAATATTGAAAGGTTTTTCTTTGTTAACAACATCATACGTCGCTTCAAGAGCTTTAGCCACTTCTGTAATTGGCCAGTTGTCATCAAACAAAAGAATAGTAATGTGGTATTCCGAAGGAGATTCTTTAACCCCCGGTACCTCAATTACATTTAGCATTCTTCCTATCTCTAAAGGTATACGGACACCCAAAAAAGCCATAATTTATCCTCGTTTGTAAATTAATTCTTTTCAGTAATATGTCAAGATATGCTGCTAATTTATTATGAATAATAAAATTTTAAAAATTATGCGTATAAAAGTTCCATAATTTGCTGCGTTTCATTAATCAGTATTTCGCAATTATTTTTAATTGTTTCTACTTTGAATTTAAGAATAGACATATTATTATATATGCCTTGTGTAGACATTACATCATTAATGCTAGCGTTAGTATTTGTTTGAATTAAACAATCACATTTTTTTATATTAGAATTTCGAAGTTGATATGTAGTTAATGTTATCGATTTTCCACATTCACATTTACATAACCAGTTTCGACGATTATTTTTCTTTGATTCACTTAATGACAATACTGTGACATTGCCAAATTTTTGATTAATCAAATCTGGACAATGATTACATCCACAAGATGTGCTATTACCAGTTCTAAGTGAGTTAGTCGTGATTGCTCTTTTTGTTCCACAATCGCATTGACATAACCACTGTGTTTTACCTTGTCCATTTTTTCCAGCAGGACCTAATACTATCCAAAATCCGAACCTTACGTTTGTTAAATCCAATCTCTTTTTCATAGCAAACTTTATCCTCACATATGTTATTTTCCTTAACAATGACACTTATAACTAATTTAATGGAACTTTTATTCATTTTTTTTGTTGTATTTTGTCCTGTAGCATCGTGCCATTGTTGATATCATGATGATGACAAATACTTTATTGTTTATATGATGTTTAGAACAGAACAATAGGATGTCAAACACATCCTATTGTTCCATTTATGTAACTAGTGTGTTAATTATACAGTTGGTACAACTGGTGGCACATTTCTTGCGAAATAGGCAGCCAGTCCATCTTCTGCACGACGAGCACGTTCACGTAAACGATCAACTTCTTGACTGTTGATAAGATCTCTAGTCTTTTGTCCATCGTCACGAATCAGACTCTTTAACTCACAGCAACATTCAGCTAATTCACGAGCAGCTTGCGCAGCAAGTTTTTCACTTAATAATGCTTGTTCTTTGAATTGCAATAGAGTCTGAGTTTGATTTGCACAAGCTGTTTTATCAGCCTCAGCAGCTAGTTTATAAGCTAATCCTTGACTGTTTTTAAACTCAAGAAGATTATCTTTGACACCATCTAATTGATGATACATTAACTCACGACGAGCTTCGTGAATCTCTTCTTTAATATTATCAACACCTTTCCAGTCTTGTCTAAATAATTCTCTGAAGTTTTCTGCAAGCATGCCTCGGGTTTTACCTTCGGCTTTTTCGTTTTCAAACTCAGAATCTTTGATTAGTTCAACTAACTTACCTTTTGATCTCTCAGCTGCAATTTCTACTTCCTTGATATCTTGTACTGTTTGAATGAATCTATCACCAGATGATCTGTCTAATCTTGCTTCAGCATCTTTGATATCTTCAACAGTTTGCATAAAACGATCTCCTGCAGAGCGATCGAGTTGAGCCTCTGAATCCTTAACAGTTTTGACTGTGTCAGCATATCTATCTCCAGCAGCTCTATCAAGTTGGGCTTCTGAATCCTTGATAGTGCGAAGGATATCTCCATCGTCTCTATAAACTACTGGACCGCGATAACCATGATGTTGATAATCATCGCGTCTTTCTGTTACAACGGCATTTGTGCCGGTTGGTATGAACGTATCTAAAGGCATATTTTATTCTCCTATGTTATGTATTTATTGTTGACTATCTTGCTCAACAGTTATATAAACTATTAATAGTAGAAAAATCTTAATGATTACGCATACATACATCGCCAGTTAAAGACATATGGTGTTTGTTCAAGCAATAATTTTACATATAAATAGCATGATTTCTAAAGAAGCAAAAAAAGACAAAACTTTAAGTATGGCACAAGTCAAGAAATTGCCTTATAAATCACTTAATCGCATGATTAAGAAGATGAGAGAATATTTAAAAACAGATGAAACTGTTCTTAATATGTTTAAGGAATATGAAGTTGATATTGAAGAAATTGATTTAATTCCAATGAAGTTTGGTAAACTTGATGTTTCTGCTAAAACAGATCATGGTGTAATTATATTTAATTATAGTTTATTGACTGATGGAGATTTTTTTAAAGATTTTTCTTATGGTGTTCATGAAATGACTCATTGGCTGCAACAAACTGCGGGAAAAAAAGCAACAACAAGTTCTGATGATGGAGACTATTTACATAATAAATTTGAACAAGAAGGCTTTCAAAATCAAGTTGAATATATTGCAAATCAATTTGGTGAAAATGAAGCAGAAAATTATGTTGATGATTTATTAGATCATCATGATAAAACTGGCAAAGAAAAGAAAAAATTAGAAAAAGTGTTTTTAGATAAAATTTGACGAATTATTTTAACAAATATCGATTATTTTTATTAATTAATTTATAGAACTAATAAATTAGAATAATAATATGGCTTTTTATCTTAATCCTGTCCGTGCCGGCTTAGATGCTGTTTCCAGTTTAGGAGACGGTTCGGTTATAAATCTTAAATGGTATAAAGCTTATCCTTCAATTAAAACTAATGGTATAGCTTATCACATATATTATTCTAATGTAAAAGAAGATGTGTATTCTGATGGCGTTAAATATGTTTCTATCGATGGTTCTTTAGAGGCAAATATTATTGGACTAACACCTGGACAGTTATATTTTTTTTCAATAAGACCAGTTGAATATACTCCATCTTATCTAGAAAATGATTTCAATATAATTTTAATTAATAATTTTAATGTAGTTTTAATAATTGATGATTTAGAGACACAATTACCATTAGTATATGATTCTTTAAGGGCATATCCAACAAGTATTTTAAGATCAAATATTAGTGAAAGTGATTTAATTATACCACTATTAAATACAGATGAATTTCCTGATGTAGGAATAATAAAGATAGGAATTGAATTAATTCAATATTCAAGTGTAGATAAAGTTAATAATAATTTAATTTTAACTTCTTTAGATCAAAGAGGCTATAATAATACACCAAATTATTTACATACAATTAATGGTTATGATGGATATAATTCATGGAACCCTTCAATAAGTTTATTTATAGCTGGTGAAAATACTTCTTTTGATAGAATTTTTATGTGTCAATCAAGATTTGAATATCCAAATTTTCCATTTACATTGGTAGATGGATATCGCCAAGTTTTAAAAGATATTTTAAATACAGATCTATCTTCAAGTGATGCAGAAAATATTAATTTTCCAGTGTATGATTATGCTGGATATCATAGAACTGATCCCGTTCAGTTATTAAATGGAACTTGTGTAGGAAGTTACATTGGTGGTGAAATGGGATGTATTGATGGTTATGGTAATATTAATTTTATAAGAGGATTATCATTACAAGATCAAAATAATCAAAGACAAGAAATCTTACTTAATGTTACTGGTCGTCCTGCAGTACTAATTAAAAGAGTTCATACTGGTATTCAATGTTCTTGTTATTTAGCATCTAGTGAATATCAAGATGATAGATGCCCATTGTGTTATGGAACTAAATTTGTATTTGGTTATGAACAATTTTTTAATCCTAGAAGATCTGATGGAAGAATTTTAGTTAGAACTAGTCCTGCTGATGATGGAGTTAAGATGCAAGAAGCAGGATTAGAATCTGAATTAAATTTAGATTTGTGGACATTAACTGTTCCAACAATTCATCAAAGAGATGTTATTATTTTATTTGATGTTGATGATAATGAAGAATTTAGATATGAAGTTGGAACTGTAACCAGAAATAATACTATTGTTGGCATGGAGGGTGGTCAAAAATTTAAAGGAATGAGAATCAGAAAGACCGACCCGGCTTATCAAATTAGAGTATTTAGAAATACTGCTATGTTTCCATCTAAACTTAATACTACTATTGGATTTACTATAGGAATACCGCCTCACAGTCATGAAATTGTTGTAAATGAAGGAATTTTAACAACAAATCAGATAAATCAAACTACTTCTGTAGTACAGGGACATAACCATCCTGTCATAGATGGCACTATTATGGAAGTACTTGGCCACCGCCACAATATTATTTTACCTTAAATTCGTGCATAAAAGTAGATAAAGCTAATAAAAGCACATAGTGTTGAAACTAGCAAAATGAGAGTAAAAAATGGCTGATCCAGTAGTTCCAAATTATATTAGCGGCATTGGAAGACTTGCTACTGATAGATTTACATATGAAAAACATATAGTTGGCGAAGATGATCGTCATAAAGCAAATCAAATTGATTTATTTCCAACAGTAGTTATTGGTTCTGAGCAATCTACTGTGCAAGATGCTATTGAAGCTATATCTTTAGTAATTGGGACTCCTCCAGCCGATGCAAGTACAACAGTTAAAGGTATTGTTAAATTAGCTGGTGATATTGCCGGAACAGCTACTAGCGTTACTGTTACCAAAATACAAGGCAAACCAATAAGTACATTAACTCCATCAATTGGTGATGTATTAACTTGGGATGGATCTGTTTGGAAGCCACAATCTATTTCTGGAACTTTTACTAATTTAACTGTAACTGGAAATACTACATTAGGAACAAATAGTAGTAATACATTAGTTGTTAATGCTCAAGCTACATTATCTAATAATTTAACTGTTAATGGAAATACTGTGTTAGGAAATTCTGGGGCTGATTCAACTACAATTACTGGAACAGTAGGTATTACTGGAAATGCTACAATAACTGGAAATGAAACGGTATCTGGTATTTTAAATGTAGGATCTGCAATATTTATGGCAACGGGCGCAACAGCTTGTAGTTATAGTGGTTCAGTGTCTGCTACTTTAACTTCTGGAGATAGTGTTCGTGTTATTGCTCCAAATACATTGTTATTGCAATCAAGTACTATGACTGTAACTGCAACAAATACTCTTTTATCTGGTTTTGTTAAGCAAAATACAGGAACATTTGGGGTTGGATCAGGATCTTCTTTTGTAATTTTTAATGGAGCTAGCACTTCTATTCAGGCACCATTTCTTTTATCTGGCAGAGGTAAAATAAATAAAAAATATACTACTGCTGGAAATGCAGATACTACGGTTTATCCTGCATTATATGATGTATATATTACTTCTGGTTCATTTACAGCAGATAGATCATATATTATTGATGAAACGTCATATGACGCAACCATTTTAGGATATGAATTTGAAGTTATTAATAGAAGCGGATTTATAATTTATATATTTTCTCCTTCTCCAGCTTTAATTTCACTTGTTGCAAACAATAAAGCAGGTACTTTTTATAGATCAGCATCAGGTTGGGCACTTAAATATATAGTGTCAATATGATAGTATATTAATTAAAACACATACTTCTAAGGAGTTTTGAATGGATACCGTACTACAGGCGTTTTTAAGTTGGCAATTTGTATTTTTTTGCTTAGCCGTTGCTGCTGTAACTTTTGTAGCTAGAAAAATAGTTGAATTTATTTTAGATAATCCAAATGTTCCAGCTTCAAAGACCTCCAAATTTTGGAGAGATTTATTTTTACCAATATTTCCAATTTTTTTTGGACCATTGGGTGCTTGGCTTGCAAGCGGATTTCCATATCCAGATGGTTTAAGTATAACTTCAGCTAGAATTGTTTTTGGTTTAGTGGCAGGATTTTTATCAGGATTTGTTTATAGAATCGTTAGATCTTTTCTTGCTTCTAAGGTTACTGCTCCGACCGAAGCAGAAGCTCAAACAATCAGAGAATCCATTAATAAGGATTAATAAAATATGAGTAACTTTCCTACAGATTATGATGATGACACTACCCTACCAATTGTTAATGATAATATAACAGAAATTGGCGCTGAAGCAATTAATGCTTTGCGCGAAGCTGTATTTAATATTGAACAATATCTTGGTTTGGGAGCTGATGGTTACAGTTACAGTACAGTAGCAGCTAGATTAGGTGTATCTATTTTACCAGATGGAACAATTAATCCGTCAGCTATTACTGGATTAGGTTTAGTTACTCTTCCGATTACCAATACTCAAATTTCAAATAGTGCTCAAATTCCAGAATCAAAATTAGTGCTAGATCATTCTACACAAGATTTATTTAATTTTATTACAAATCTTAGTTTAGATGTGAATGCATCTAATGGATGGATTTCTAGTACAGGAGTTAAATTAGAACCACATCTTGTTGGTGTTATTTATCGTCATACTTTAAGTCATATTGATGTTAGTACCAATACAAATCAATATTTAAAAAATAAATTTGAAACTTTAAGAGACAATACTAATTCTTATACTTTAATTAATGATATTAATTCCGATTTAATTGATCATCAGCTTACTGATGGATCACCTTATGGATTTATTCAAAATGTAACTACTCATAATGGTTCAGTTTATCCATCTAATTATGGACATACTGCTAGTGGTATTTTTTTAAATACTGATAGATTTTCAACTATTCCTCAAACAGCTCAAGATTTACAAACTTTTGCACAATTTATTGATAGTTCTAGTATTTTCTTATATGGAACTAGAATTCAAAATTTGTATACCAATGGTATATCAAGGGTTTCTAGATCTTCTAGTTTAAGCACTGATGGTTATGGTGCGCCAATTATACCAGTCACACCAGCTATTGCTTATTTATTAAATACTGGATCCAATAGTGCTCCTTTTGATGATATCAATACAGGAGACGATATTATTGAATTAAAACCAAGTGCAGGAGATATTGCTAATAATTCTTTTGATGAAAAATTTGCTTTAGTTAGAATTGGCGATATTATTAGAATTAATTATGGAACAATTGAAGTTGGTTTCGTAATTAAAGAAAAAAAATATATTCAAAATGGTGGAAATAAAAAATTTATAGTAAGAATTGCTGGAAAGAATTTATCTTATTCACCAAATGCTATTGTTAGAATTGATAGACCATTATTTAATAATAATAAATTTGGTGTATTAGCAATTGCGCCCGCAAACAATGAATTTTCTCAAACACCAAGCTTGATTATTGGGTCTCCAAGTGGTGCTATGGCGCTTGGTAATGGATTTAAGCCAGATCAATTAAATTCAACTCACTATTTATTATATTTAGTATTATATCCAACAGGACATGCGTCTGATGGTTACGTAGTATTACCAGGAATTGATATTACTGGCAATGCTGGTATTACTCCAGGACAATATACATTAAGTTCTATTGTTGAATCAACTAATAATGTTTTTAGAAAAGCCGGATATAATTATAGATTTATTGCTTATGAATATCAAGGTAATTTTGGTATTATGTTGGCAGATTCATATAATAATGCAGGATTTTCTATTGCAAATGCAATTGTGGATGACGATGGCAATTATGATTTAACAGAAACTGAAATTAATTTTCCAAATAATGTAGTGGATGTATTTACTACATTTGATCCTTTAGGAATTGGTATTACTGGTTCCAATATTTCAAGTCCATTATATCAGCCAACATATAATTCAGCAGAAGCTGCCGTTAATGCAACTAAATTATTTGTTCCTCTTAGAAGAAACAATTTTTATGTAAATGGTGCTGAAAGAGATAAATTAAATTTAGAGACTGGACAAACTCTTGATGGTTATGGTGATGGTTATTGGGTAGCATCAGTATTAAGCCAAAATATTTATCCAGGACCAATTCCAATAGGTAGAGTGCAAACAACATATAGAATTATGTTAGATTTATCTGCCAGTAATCTTAAAGTTGGAAAAACTTTAGTTGTACAAGATCTTGGTGAAATAAGCACTTTAGATTTTGGCAGATTTATTATTCAAGACATTAATTTTGGATGTTATCCTAATGTTTATACAGACATCACAGTATTTGATGCCGTTCATGCTACAGGATTTTCTCCAACCACTACATTAAGTATTGGTAGTGAAGTAGCATTATATTTTAATTCAGATTCAGTTTCTTTTAATGCTGAGAGTGCAACTGACGCTACAAATGTAACTCCATTTAAAAGACATTTTGAAGTATATGTTGATTTAGATGGTGCTACTTTCACACATGAACGAGCCAGAAGTAATGCTAGCTCATCTAATTTAGTTATTAATGGTGTTGTTCCATTTTATGGATCATCAGAATTAAGTAAATTAGATATTATTAAAGTATCTCCAAAATTAAGAGGATATCAATTTGGATCTGTAACTAAAATTACATTAAAAATTGCTAATTATAACTCTACTACAGGAATTTATACAGGATATCTTTCTTATTATGACGGAATTACATTTAGTAAAATTGGTCCTGATGTAACTGGTAAACGTGGAGAAGTAACCAGATTTTATGATGAAACAAATGTAGACTATATTGATCTTATTTTTAATATAAATACAACTGTATTTAATTTTACAGATCAATTATTAGATATTCAATTGTTCCCTTCTTTATCTATGGATGAAGAAATCATGTTACTTGCAACCTGCCAATTAAATGATGTTACTAATACAGTATCTTTAATTAAAGATCAAAGACAATTTGGCAATACATCAGAAAAAGATTTAAGTACTTCGGCATTAGATTTTATTGCCGCTCCAGAAAGACTTCTTCATGCTAATGGAGTTATTAGAGGATTAGATATAGTTACTATTACAGATGGCGAAACTGAATTTAATGGTGGAGAAGTATTAGTTAATGGTAAGATTTTAGCTATTAATCCACAAACAATTAGTGTACCAATTATAAAAGAGATTAGTGGTATTTTATATGATATTAATTGGGCAATTTGCGTTAATGATAAAGGTGAACTTGTAACAATTCCATTGTTAGATTATGACTCTACTCTTCCAACCCCATCTAATTCTATTAGATTGTTTAATGCTTATGATGTTAATAGCGGCTCTATTTATGTTTTGCCAGGTGAAACATTTTCAGACATTATTGTTAAAAGAAAAGACTTGGTAATACTTTATATTGCTACTTCTGTAGTAACAACTCCAACAATCACAATTACAGTTACAGCAATTGATGCTAAAAAATATATTTATAATGAAACAGAATTTATTCCATTAACTTGGGTTCCAGCAGACGTAGATGTTGCAGGTCATTTTAAAACTATTGATGCAGTTATTACTTGGGCTAATAAATTTGGTTCTTTAAATAATATTGTTAAAGTACGTGGTGAATTTAATTTTGAAAATATGATTGATTTAACAATATTAGAAAAACCATTAACTTTATTAGGGGATAACGCTATATTTAATGTTAATACAAATATTGGATTTTTTGTTAAAAGTAATATAATTTTTGATAACATTACCTTTAACTATACCCCATCTGGTTTCCCAATAACTGGAAATATTAATGGGGATAGAGGCTGTATTCTTGGTCGCACTTATGAATCAGGAAATATTACTAATATTGGCATTAAAAATTGCACATTTACTTCTTCAATAGCATTTCATCCACCATATATTTCATTTAGAATAGGATCTAACGAATATATTGATTCAATAGATATTATTAATAATAAATTTAATGATTCTGGTGCAGATAATGATGCTGCTATTGCTTTTGTTGGAACCGAAACTTCTTTTACTGTTGCTGAACCATCATTAATTTCTAATATTAATATTTCTAGAAATTATTGTTATCAAAATCAGGTATTTTATTTTGTTAACTCATATTCTGATACTGGAAATAGTTATTCTATTCCAGGATTAAGTTCTGTTAATGTAAAAATATTCGATAATAAAATAGGATATATTGGATATACTATTTCGGGCAATAATAAATTTAATACAGATATTGTAGGACAGCAATTATTTTCCATTGAAAGAAATGAATTAATTGCAGTTGTTGGTCCCTTAGATGAAACTGGCAAGAATCCATTTATTCAGGCTGATAGTCTTGGACATAGCGGAGCTACTGGTCCAGGATTACCTTCTGGAAATGTTATTATTTCAGACAATGATTTAAATTTTATTACTTGTGATGCAAGAGGAGGTTCTGCAGATATTGATGGATATATTGGGCATTTAATTATTGATAAAAATAGATTATTTGGACAGGACTATACAAATAAAGTTTTTAATAAATTTGGAACTATTCCTTGGTCAACATTATTTACTGATAATAATGTTGCTATTGCAGTTAATTCAAGATATTATTATAGTTTTGATGAATCGGCAGAATGTGTAGAAATTACTAATAATATTATTCAAGGAAATAAAATTGATGGTATTTTTTATGGTTATGCTGGTGGAATTAAAGTAACTCAATCTTCTTTAATTACTGGAAATATTATTAAAGGATTAGTTAATGTTCAAGATTTAGGAATAGATTATAGTTTTGCAATTTTATTGCAAAAACAAATTAGTTCAGATGATCCTTTTAGTAAAATTCATCATAATTCTATGTATAGAAATGATGTAGGACTTTATTCTTATGTAAGATGTTTTTCACACACAGCTACTATTACAGATAATTATTTTGATAGTTCATATATTGATGTTGCAAATACAGACGAAAATGTTGTTATTGCTGAATATATTTCTACTGCAAGTAATCATATGGTTGTTGATAGAAATAAAAACCAAATTATTACTACTGCTATTCATGGAACAGATTGGCATGTTCTTATTAATGGTTATGATATGGGATCTTGTAATGCAACTGATTTATATAGTACTGTTTTAGGCTGGGGAATTAATAGAGTATTAGGTAGAGATCCTAATGATTCATCATTATCTCAATTTAATTGTTCTATAGCCTTTACTAATAGTGGTTTGAGTAATTTTAGTGCCAGAGGAGTAATGTCTTTAAAGGATAAACTTCCAAAGGGAGTAAAAATATTAAGTGGTTCTGTTAGAGTAGTTTCTGATACTTCCAGTGGATCTAATACTATGGGAGTAGTTTTTGTTAGACAAAAGCTGCCTTTAGGCTCACTTGATACTTATTTAGATTCTACATCTTTTAGTGGAGGCTATATAGCTAATACTATTGTTCCATTAAATGTTGATTTATCTGCTAACAATTGGGTAATAGATCCTAATGAAATTTTTAATTTAGTTTATCTCGATTTTGGAGGAGTTGCTGTGTCTGCAAGTACAGTATCTATTGACTGCCTCATCTTAAAATATAAGTGGTAAAATGAGTAGTAATAATTTCTTTAAAAGTGATTTATAT